GTAGATTTCAATAAAATATACTCAGTTGGTTATCTGCGTTATAGCGTTTGAGCCTTGATTCTATACCGTAATGGAACAGAAGTAAACATTACTCACCCCAAATGTCGAATTCGAAGTGTTTTTTGTTGATTTTCTGATACAACCCATTGGAATGGATGGTTTCAATCGCTCGGTTCATGTCTTCAAGCTGTTTTGTATCAGCCTTGCGAACAGCCATACCCACGCCGGGGCCGTAGTATTCGGGGGCAACAATCGGTTGACCGACCGGGGCGAACCCTTTGCCTTCTGGGCGTTTGATAAAGCCGTAGTCAACTTCAATCTGTGGGCCTAGGACACCATCAAGCCGGGTGTTTGCCGCGTCCAGAAACGCTTCTTGCTGGCTTGTATAGGCAATAACCTTGACACCCTGCGGTTGCAGGACATCCCTTGCGTAGTTTTCATCGGTAGAACCGCGCAGAACCCCGATGGTATGACCGACCGGGCTAGTCAATCCCTCACGCATGAACAGTTGGGAATTTGTCTTGTAATAGCTTCTGGTGAAGTTGATTACTTTCAGGCGTGGTTCGGTGATCGACATCGACGAAATGATTGTATCAATCTTCTTTGTCTGCAATGCAGGAATCAGGCCATCCCAACCCATTGGAACGAATTCACAAACGGTTTTCAGTTCCTCGCACATCGCTAGAGCAATGTCAATATCAAACCCTTCCGGGTGGTTGGATTTGTTCATTGATACAAATGGCGGTAAGGTTGGATCAATACCAATACGCAATGTATCCCCGGCAGATGCCATCAATGGGAAACACAGGGCAATAGCCGCAAGTAAGCCAGCAAAAATCTTCATTTCAATTATCTCAAAGCATTGGGTTAGATGGTGGTGGCGGTGGTGTCATTGTCGGTGCAATGTTTACCACACAGTCTTTGTTCAGCAATTCGGTTAGAGCCGGTGGCTTTGGAATGGCTGGTGGATACAATGTGGTCAATTCCTGAGCAACTATCGAACCGATAGAAATCTCAAGCATATGTGCCGGTGCATGCTCCCATGGGGTGATTGACTCCATGTTGTACACGCGACTAAGGATATAGGGTTCTACATCCATTAGCGACGGATCGATTGATTGGGGGTCAACGCTAATATCAACATTGACAATACCCAAATCATAATCGATTGAAGTTACTTTAAACGAGTTCATTTCAAAACAATTTCCCAGTTTTCGTTAATCAGTTGAATGTTACCAATATAGTTACGGGCTTCGGTTTGTTCTTTCAGTGCGGTGAATCGGGTTTTACCCGGCCATACTGGTTCAAACCCTACAATATTGGTGATCAATTCTTTGTACTGATATTTATATCCGTCGATCCCTACACCGGCCTTTAACTTGGCGTCCCGTTGCGACCAGCCTTCAAAATCCGGGGTGTTGAAGAATGATATAAACCCAACACCCGGTTGTTTCAAACCAAGCTTGATTGGGAATTCCATTTCATCGCGATCCCATAGACAGCTAAAGTCTAACCACCATGCAAGGTTCGGTGCGTTCATTTCCACCGGCATCAAATCGGTTAGGGGCTTCAACATCTTCAACCGAATTTCAGCCCATTGCAGAGACTGGCCTGTAAACTTCGCAATCAGTTCAACCGGGGTCATAGTCCAAACATCGGTGTAGATGTTTGGGTCTTCGGCGTCGTCCAGCATTTCACCGATTAGAATTGAATCCGCATGCATCCCGGTAACAACCATCCCACCACGTTCAACCACGGCTTTCATTTCATCAATCGAAATATCAGACAGTTCGCAATGGTTCTCAAACCAATCAATCAAATCCGGGTCGCAGTCTTGTTCAGCCTGTTCCGAAATGCTCAAGATGATTTTGTGGTTTGGGGATTTCAGGTTACACAGGTACGCCGCAACCAGAGTCGAATCAACACCACCGGAGAACATCACGTAGATTTCATCATACTTGGCTAGAAGTTCAACCGCATGATTGATACAAGCCTGATGGAAAGTAATATCAGACGGTGGGGCTATCGGTGTGCAGATACCGTTATACAACTTCCCGGCTCTAGGGATAGCGAACTCATTACGGGTTACTTCGACCAATGCCTTTCTGAAATGGTCACCGGTTCGCCATCTGTGGTGATATCTATATGTCATTTGTCTACTCTTATGAATCGCCAATCATCAGTGATCGCGATAACTTTGTTCATGTTGTCGTTCATCGGATTGATAACATCCGTTATATCGACGGTTTTGGTTGGTAGGTCGAAAACTATGCCGACCAATTCCCATATCAATTCTTGATACTTGATTTTGTATGTATCATATGTTGAACCAACTTTGTCACGGGCATCTTTGATTGACCAGCTTTGGAAGTCTCGCGAACCAAAGAAATGCGTGTGGCTGATACCCTGTTTACCGAAATCCGATCTAGCCGACATATAGAACGAATCCCAATACCAGAAACAGCAGAAGTCAATCCACCAAATCAGGTTAGGGCCATTCAGTTCGACCGGCATTGCATCAATCATCGGTTTGGCTACTTTCATCGCAGACAACCCGACCGATTCCGAACCATTCAGTTTGATGAAAACTTCTTCGGGTGTCAATGACCAGATTGTATCATAGTCAAATCGGTTGACCAGTTCACCCAACAATATGGAATCGCCGTGTGTCCCGGTAACAATATGGGTATCGGTGTAGTTTTTGATGGTTTCCGGCGTGATGTGTTGAAACGTACAACCACGATTTTTAAGCCATTCGATTAAAACCGGTGATGCATGGTTGAAAGTATGGTTGCCGAACAAGACCCTTACCGGGCCTTTCCAGCGTACACAAGCAACTAGGGCTAGCGTTGAATCGGTTCCACCGGAAAACAGCACAGACAGCCTGTCAGGAAGGCTGGTAGCCATGTTCTTCACACATTGGTATAGATTGATACCAGATGCAGCCGGTGGAAGTTCGGTTAGGTCTTTGAACCGTTCCAATCTTGGAACAGTAAATCCCCAACCTTCTGGCACATACTTAGATGCATTCAAAAAGCGTGGTTCTCTTGACCACGACTTATGATAAATCATCCCACCGCACCGGAATAGTTACCAGTGTTACCGACGTAGGAACTTACGTTACCCCAGCCAGCGTATGCATAACCAGCCGCACCACCGCCGCCACCGCCGCCATAGCCGTTGAAACATCCAGAACCTTGCGCTCCAGCAGCACCGGGGTTACCAGCACCACCCCAACCACCACCCCAACCACCGGCACCGGAGCCACCGTTTGGAGCGTTACCAGCGGCACCCGCACCCTGACCAACCGCCCAACCTTGACCGGGGCCACCGGCACCGCCAGTTGCGAATGTACATGTGATGGTTTCGGCACCACCGGAGCGAATTGTTCCACCACCGCCACCGCCACCGCCACCGCCACCACCGTATACCCAACCACCGTTGATATAGAACGTAATAGAACCGCTTGGGATACCAGCGTCAAAATACAGTGCATAACCACCAGCACCACCGGCAGCACCGTAGCCAGTACCGTAACCACCGCCACCGCCACCGCCAGCATAACCTTGGATAGTTCCGCGTAGTTCAATTACTAGGGTAGTACCGGCAGGCCACGCACCACATACACAAGCCGGGGAGCCTGTTGCATAGGAATACATTGTACCAACTAGGGTTAGTCTGACTTGTGGTTGTCCGGCATAACCGTTGGCGTTTGCAATTGCTCGAAGGTTTCCGTTCTGTGCGTCACCGATGGTTAGGTTAAACGCATTCTGTTTCCCTCGCATGCTTGACATATAAACCGAACCGGATAAGTTACCGGCTAATGCACGAACAGCGGTTTCGTTGAAGTTACCGTTTGGTGTATTGTATGCACGTCCGATTTCGACGTTTACATCTGAAAATCCAATTTGACCAGCAGGAGTTGTCATGATTTGTTACTCTAAGAATCTATATCAATATTTATGAACAAAAAAGGGGCCGAATGGCCCCTTATAAGTTATTTCTTCATGGCTTCCATCAACAAAGCAACTTGTTCTTTCAGCTCTTGTATTTGAACATCCTGTTCTTTGATCGCTTGAACCAGTACAGGAACCAATCTTTCATATTTCAGAGTCAGATAGTTCTTACCGGATTTCGATTTACCTTTAACATCCGATACGTCGAATGGAGCCTGTTCAACCGCTTCCGGGGTAGTTGCTTGAACTTCCTGAGCGATTAGACCAATTTCCGATTTCGATGCATCGTAACCGTAAGCAACTGCGGTCGGGTTAGCGTTGTATCTGTAACCAGTCCATGACTTAACGATGTCCAAAGCACCTTCAATTACTTTCAAGTTCTCTTTCAAACGACGGTCTGAGTAGTAAGCAACGACGTTACCTGTAGAACAGATATCGTTTGATACCAATACGCCTTTAGAACCGTATGCACGAATCCAAGTAGTATCCTGCATCATCCAACCACCACCGAAGTCTTGGCTGTACCATCCAGTTGCACCGGTAGTACGCAACCAACCAGCAGAAATCAAACCACCGTTCATGGTTGCTTGTGCGGTTGTGGTCAAGATACCTGTAACCGCCAATGTACCGGCCATAGATACCGAAGCACCGTTGAACGTAACGTTTGTACCTAGGGTTACCGCACCGGTTGACAGCGTGATATAGAATGGTCTAGTTGCATCATAAGTACCGTTCGGGTCACCCGCTGCGGTTTTCATCAAGTACCAAGCCGATGCATCCTGATAGAACATAACACCATTGTTGTTGTTAATGTTTCTCAGGTATGTACCGTTAGCCCCGGTGTTAATGGTCTGCGGTGCGGTGAATACGTTGGTTCTTTCCAACTTCGCAATATACGGGCTGATTTGTGCTGTACCAATACCACTCATACCGGTTTCAGATGTCAGATATGAAATAGTCCATGGGTTATCCCACAGCACATCAGATGCACCGGTAAATCCTAGGATCAAGTTGTTTACAGTAACTTTTGGGTAACCCCAAACTGTTGCAGTAGTACCAACCAGAACATAAGCGTTTGTACCGTCTGTAGCAAATCGAACCGTATCACCGATTGTAGCCAGTGTTGTATCGTTAGACGATACGTTAAGGTTCTGCCACCCAGCGGAATAGTTATAACCACCGATATCAAGTTTAGTTACAGTTTGACCAGTAACATAGTTGAAAATGGTTACGCTAAAGTTCATCATGGTGTTGTTCAAGTTAACCGGCAATTTGATTGCCAGTGTACCGTTAACAGTAGCAGTATCGGTTGTCAATGATACAACGTTATCGTAGAATCTATAGCTTGCCGCACTACGTTTGATCGGGCCAGTCATGATACCACCAGCCAAAGGCAACTTAGTTGCATCTGCTACGGTGATGTTTGCAGTACCGTCGAACGGAACACCATTGATGTTTCTAGGTGTTGTCAGTTTTGTTGCTGTTGATGCAGTTGCCGCGTTACCCGATACGTTGATGTTGTAAGTGTTACCATCAATGATCGCTGCAATCGCTACCCAAGCCGACCATGAACCAGACGCCCATTTACGGAAATGTACAGTTGTACCACCGTTAAACTGTGATGCGTACTGGAATCTTCCCGATGTGGTTGTACGTGTTTGATAGAACTGAGTATCGATGAACCAGTAACTAACCCCAGCATCTGGTGTGTTAGCGTGGTTGGTCAGGATCAAACCGCTAGTTGTTGTGTTAGGGTCTTCACCACTGTTTGTCGAAGCAATAGCACGTTTGTAATCCGCACCATCAAAACCATCCAGCAATTCGGAGTCTGCCGCTTTCGCACCAGAAGCCAATTTACCATCCAATGCCGATTGCAAGCCGGTAACTTGTGAAATCGGAACATCACCTACACCGCTTGCAGTTACAGTAACGTTCATAGAAACATCACCAGAACCATCGATACTTGCGGAACCAGATGCAGAACCGGTCAAAGTCAATGTACGTGGGGTAGCCCATTTAGTTGCTGTACCTGCGTTACCGGTTACAGAAGGTTGTGGGTTTGCCGCGTCATAGATTTGATACCAAGAACCCCATGTACTGTTGTACAGGCTACGGAACCAACTCTTTGATCTAGATGGAACAGAGTCATATTCACGAATAACCTGAGTTACACCGGCATGACGCAGAACTTTCAACGAGAATGATACAACCGATGGGCTGTTGGTCAGCGTTAAAGCAGTTGCAGTCAATGCACAAGTATATTCACCCGGAGTTTGCAGGGTGTTCATATCGGTGCTTGCGGCAATATCGGTGATCGTTGGGTTAGCCAGTACAGTAATAGCAGCAGTACCATCAAAGTTCACACCGTTGATTGCTCTAGGTGTTGCCAATTTGGTTGCAGTTGCAGCGTTAGCCAGTGCATCCAATCTAGACCATGCAGACCATGAAGAAGCATACGAACGGTAAGCCATTTGACTTGTCGCAGAGTTCATCGCGATTTGAGCTTTATCACCGGTCGCGTTATCCACGAACATTACAACTTGCCAGAGTGTTGCGTCTGGGGTGTTAACGTTGGTGGTGAAGCGGGTTTCGGTAGTTGTGTTCGCATCTACAGCGGTTACAGATGGGTTTTTGACCTGAATGAAGTCAACCCCATGCAAACCATCCAGTTTGTCAGCGTTATCGGCCTGTGCAGCGGTATCAGCCTTGGCATGCAGTGGCAGGAATCGAGCATCCGATTCACCTTTACTGAACACATCCAAGTTTGTTCTCGAAACTGCTTTGTCTGGAAGATCGGCCAAGTTCTGGGTCTTTTGCAAGAACGCGGAACCGTGGTTGATTGTTTCCCAAACGTATTTGGTGCCGTTCCATCCACGATAGATGAATGTAACAACTACACCGTTATCAACTGCAAGGTAAGTTGCGGTTGTACCGGCGTCCAGCAAATCTGTACCAGTGTTTTGAACAGAAACCAAAACTCTGCCGACCGATGTGTTCAACTGGCAAGTAACAAAGTCACCGATCTGAATAGAATCAGATGCTGGCAGCGAAATTGTATTGCTTGCAGAGCCTGTAAGGGTCAACAGGGTGTTCTTAACCATGTTGCCGATAGTCAGGTTAGCAGCGGCGGTTTGACCGTTCTCAAGGTGGATTACAGACCATTCAGAGCCTTGCAGGATGAACAGGGTCTTACCACGGCGTTTGATACGGTATGTGGTGGTGTTCTGTGTTAAACCGTTGTTACGGAAATACGTCGATGCCGATGCAGTAACAACCAAACTACCAGCCGCAATAGTATCTTGTGCGGTGGTAACTACTTCGACCCAATCCCCAGTAACCGAAGTTGGCAGGGTCATGGACTTCGCAGTACCATCAAGAGCTACGGCAACAGTTTGTGATGCTACAGGAACCAATGTAACTGGGATACGACGTTGCAGAGCATTCGTCATTGGCACCCAGATAGTACCGTCGTAAACAAAGGTTACTTGCTCTGCATATCGACGAATCGTATAAGATGCAGATGCAGCAATCAGTTTGCCGTTACCAGATACGGTAATGTTGTTAGTTGCGGCGTTGTTGCTACCATCGGCTACAGTTACCCATTGACCTGTAATCGGAGCGACTGGCAGGGTAATAGTTCTGGTATTGGATGTATCAACGATGTTGTAAGTGTTCGGTGCAACGGTAGTGTTTGCCGACAAAGATTGGTACACAGACTTTTCTTCGCGGGAAACTCTCCAAGTACCACCCAAGTAAATGAATGCACAGATATCTTGAGAGTTGATTGAATAGGAACCGGCAAGGTTGTTGATGGTGTTTGTACCACCAGAAACAGTGATTGCGTTGTTCTTTGCGTAGCCTTCATCAAGAATGGTTACAATATCCCCATCTTCTGCCGGGAACGGTAGAGTAATGGTCAATGCCGCTGTCTGGGTGCTGACAAACAGGTTGTCGCCCGGTTCGGCGGTATATGCGGATGTAACACGCAACCAACGACCGAAAGCATGAATCTCAGTCCATGCATTTGGATCGAAAGATGCACCGGCAGGAATGACGGCCTTGGATTTGTACAGACGATCAGAAGTCTCAACCACAAAGCCAGCAGGGTAGCTACGGGCCGGATCGAAAGTTTGCACAGTGTTGTTCGCAATGAAATAGCGAAGGTTAACACCGTCCTGAAGGTTTGTTGGGTCTGCTAGGTTAACGACTTTATCGCCGTTGGCATCAAAGCCTAGTCTGCCTTTAAATGGTTTTGCTTGTGGGCCACTCATACCGGTTCACTTTTCCCCGTAATTAAAACAAGGATCAGAAATGAATCTGATCCAATTTGTATTCTTCCCCGACACCAACCAATGCAATACGATCTTCTAGAGCTTGTCGTCTTCCGACTGCAAGTCCGGTGGCGTATGCGTATTGATCCGCTTTGAGGATAACTTTATTTATAAGGTCGATTTTGTCCATGTTGCGAGAACTGGCAATCAAATCCATCAATGGTGTTGGGTAATTGTTATTGAGTACCCATTCTCTGGCTTCATTCTCTTGTTTTGACCAAGACATGATTTCAGATTCTGTGTAATCAATTCTTACCGACAACATTGCAGTTTCAAATGCTGTGTTTACTTCGACCAACTTACGACGTTTCAGAGTTTTGTTCCTCAGAACTACATCGGTCATCCATAGATGACTACCGGCATCCCATGAATCAAATTCGCGTGGAACTTGTGTGGTATAACCATCTGGGATGGGGCCAAGTTGGGTGATAGTCGATGATTCCTTAGTAGTTATATTGTAAACAACCGTACCAATGTGGTTTTCTCTTGTGTCACCTTCAACCCATTTTGTTCCATCAAACTTTGGTTTGAAAAAACTCCCCACCAACTCTACAAGTGTAAAGAATGGTGGGTGATTATTTGGATCGAAAAACGGGATATCACTAATGTAATACCCGTTTGCATCTAGTTCATATGCTTTCATTAATCAATCTCGAATGAAACCGTATCGAATGGGATCGCAACGTTTGCAGTTGTATATCCGGTGATTTGAATAAGCCCGGCGGTATTAACGACTACATAAACACCAACCTGATTACCTAATAGGATTGGTAGCGATTTCTTTTTAATTGGTCTATATCCAACCGGAAGTGTAGCAAGGTTGACTGTTCCGGGTGCGGTTGGGCATTTTGCCATTCCGCGCATCCACACTCGTTTACCTTCCAATCTGTAACTTACCGAGTCAGATAAAGCTTCGAAGTCCACGCAACCATCGGAATACGTTACGTTAGTCCAAGCCGGGAATTGCTGTGCAAGTGATAAAACTTGCGACCATGCACCCCAAGTACCGGAAGCTTTGTATCGAACCCATTCCGTACCAGTGATTGTGTAGAATCTTTGCGTAGCGTACAGTGCATCACCAGCTTGCATATGGAATAGTGTTCCATATGCAGCTACCGGCAAGTTTGCGGCGGTTGGTTGCATCCAAAGAAGCTGGGTTGTAGTCAATGTACTTACATCAACCAACGAACCACCAATACCACCACCGGCTAACCAACCACCAGCACCTACAGCCAATACGTTACCAGTTGCAGTACCAATGTTTGCATATGCGGCAGTACCGGTGTTTCCTGAGTGAAGCACTTCAACCCATGCAGACCATGTTGTAAACTGACGACGTTCAAAAATTCTTGCCGAAAAAACACTACGGAAGGTTTGAATCGCTCGGACGTTACTTGCATCGCTACCGGAAACAAACAGAAATCCAGATTCTGCAACCGGGATGTTTGTTGAACCAGATGCAATGTATGTGATACCAACGGTGTTCAGTGTATCCAAATCGATTACGACCGGCCCCGGAATATCGTTTGTACCCCAACCGAATGCACCAACTTCCATCACGTTTGTTGCAGCCAGACCAACGTTTCTTGACGCGGCTGTACCCAAACCAGTAGCAACACCAAGTTCGGCCCATGTAGACCATGCACCCGGAGCGGTAGACCAGCGGAATGCGATCTTGCTTGCCGACCCAACATCAGCCCCTACAGGAATGATAATTTGGGATACATAGCTTGCGGACGAACCAGCAACAAATACGCTGTGTCTGCCCTGTGCCCAACCGGATGGTAGGTTTGATAGACCAGAAACCGGTGTCAGGAAAAACCCACCCGCTCTGTAGTTGTTCAAATCGACATCACCGACCGGGGTGTCACCACCCAAACCGAATGCACCTACCGGCATGACGTTGCCAGCGGCTGTACCAACGGTTGCGGTAGCACCCGAACCCAATCCCAAGGATGTACGTTGCAGAGCCTGTGTAGTGGCTGCCAAGAAGCTTCGAGCCTGAGCCGGGAAATCAGCCTGAGCGAATGTATCAATACCAGTCGAATAGGTGATCTTGTCGGCTGCGGTAGCCAATGCGGCAATCGCGGTCAAGGTTTGATCCAGAACCTGATAAATTGCATCATTCTGTGCGTTGGTACGAATCTGCGCGGCACCTGTACCCATGACCTGCGTTGCAGCCGACCCCAACCCAAGGTTGTTACGTGCGGTTGCAGCGTTGACCAAATCAGACAAATTGTTGTCTGCGGTTAGGTTGTTACCGGTCAATTGGAAGCTAACCCATTGGGAACCGTTATAGATGAACTGCCACGCGGCTTTCTTCTGGTTGAAGGTGAACGTCGATCCACCGTCGATTTGTTTAACGCCACCTGCAACCGTGATAGGATACGTCCCAACAGCACCGGCACGATCAACCAACGTTACCCAATCACCGGATTTCGGGGTTTGAGGCAACGTCACGGTGTAGCTCGCAGCAACCGTCATCGAGTACACAAGGTTTGATTCAACCGTTGCGGCACTGGACAAGAATTTCACACGATTTACGCGGTCAATGTTTAGAACCCATGTCGCATTGAGATATACTAGCGTCACATCAACAGCGGATTCGTTCAGAACGAAGTTCGCAGCTACACCCGCAATCGTGGAACCATTTCGAATCAGAGTAATGTTGTTAACGTCACCGTTCCCAGCATCCAGAATACGAACGTAATCACCGGATTTCGGGGTTGCGGGCAATGTGATGGAAATCGGGATCGACCCTGTATCGACCAACAAACTGTCCATTGGAACAGCGGTATACGTGCCGGTGATTCGAATCCAGTTTTCGGTTCCTTTAATGGCTGTCCATTTGGTTTTATCAAATGCGCCAGTGGTCACACCGATACATTTCCACAACTGACCGATGTACTCGACGACAAAATCAATCGGGTAGCTTTTGGCTGCGTTGTAGGTTGGTACGGTGTTCTTCGCATCAAATGTACGAAGGTTCAATGCATCTTGTGGGTTTGTAGCATCCGCAAGGTTAATTACCTTTTGGTTAGCTGCATCAAACCCGGATGTACCTTTGAACGATGTGTTGTTGGACATAGTAAATTCCTTTCAAATTATAACTTATTTATCAAGGTAGATATGAGCAAGTACAACTTTGCAGACAAAAATAACGTGGCATTCAGTTACAGCGGCATCGAAGGCTACGGTCGGGTTGTCGGCGCAGCAACTGCCGATATGGCGGTTCTCGGACGTTTCTACATGGTTGAAGTTCTGACTTCGAATCAGAACCTGCCGAATGATAACTATCCGTTCAAAGTTATCTCCATGCCGGAAGTTGCTTTGGCAAAACTGGAACTGGATTACACAGCAATTACCATGAAGGATCGTCGGGTTTACCCGGTGAAACTCGACGGTGAAGTTGTTTGTTACATCAAAATCGACTACATGAACGCTCTGAGCGCGATGCCTGAGCCGGAACGTAGCCATCACGTCGAAACATGGGCGGGTCAAGTGTTTAGCGGCTTCCCAGAACCTGTTAAACTCAACCTGAACCAATTGCATCAATTCCTGCGTCACGTTGTACGGTGCAGTTAATCACCTTCGGGCCGTCTAAGATGGCCCCTGCCCCTACAAAGCCCGGATACGCCGTGTTCACGACCGAACTTTTGGTCGATGGCAAGAATTCGGGTATGTTTGTTCAGCGTGAGTTGTTCGGTTTGTTGAAGAAATTCTATGCGGAAGCAAACAAACCAGAACAATTTGCTGAATACGTTAGGTTAATGATTGAACAAATTGTTTCAACTGCGTTCTTCGAAGTTGATGCCGATACACTTGCAAGTTTTATTGCCAACGAGATTAAAAACGCTAAATGAGTTTGGATGATTTCTTAGAAGTTGACAACGCCAGACAACAAGGTCTGATGATTGTTGACTTCTCTCAAATCGTTATCAGTACAATTCAAGCTACATTCAGACCGACCGATACTCTTTCGACCGATTTGATTCGCCATGTTGTATTGAATACGATTCGTTCCAATGTTTTAAAGAACAAACGCGAATACCCGCATATCGTACTGGCAACAGATAAAGGCCCGTACTGGCGTAAGAAACTCGCACCCTATTACAAGGGACATCGAAAAGACCAACGTGATGCATCTGACTTTGACTTCAAAGCTATCTTTGAAGCGATGAACATCATCCGTGAAGAACTGATTCAGTGGTTCCCGTTCCGTACAATGCAGATTGAAGGCGTTGAAGCGGATGACATCGCCGGGGTGCTGGTGAAGCGTCTGGGCCATTTGTATCATAGAATCCTGTTGATTTCGTCTGATGGTGACTGGGCACAGCTCCAAACCAACCGGAACATCAAACAGTTCTCCCCGATGCAAAAGAAATGGGTTCTCCCGTCGAACGGCTCGCCTCGGTTGCATTTGATGGAAAAGGTTATCAAGGGCGACCCGAAAGACTGTATTTCCAACATCAAATCGGTATCCGATCATCTGTTGTCGATGAAAGGCACACGCCAGAAGTCGATTTTCCAAAAGGAACTGGACATTTGGTTGCATGAACCGGTGGAAAACTGGGCACCTGATCAGTTCACCAAAGATCGGTATTACGAAAACCTGAAACTGCTTGATTTGACACTGATTCCAGAAGATATCGGTGACAAGATCATTGCCGAGTTCAATAAACCCGTAGCAACTGGTGTCGGCATCTTCAACTATCTGGTTAAACACCGGATGAAAGAATTGCTCGGCAAAGTTGATGAATTCCTTTAAGGACAAGTGATGCGTACAACAGAACAATGGTGGGATGAAGTTTCGAATGACCCGGCGAAAATGGCGGCATGGCTCAAGGATCAATACTACGGTGAGCAAACCGCCGCTGTGCGTGTTCGTGACCTGTTGACCCAGTACCCGGACATCACCGACACCGAACGTCAATTGGTCACCATGATTGCCGACGACGAAGCCAAGCATGCTAAATGGGTGCTTGAACTGTTGCTGGCTCGCGGTATCCACACCCCGGAACTGTATCGTGAAAAGCCGGTGCGGTATTGGGATAAAACCCTGCCGACCACCCCAGTTACGTTCTCCCAGATTTGCGCAATCGGTCACCACGCCGAAGTCATGCGTCTGGAACGTATCCGCCTGTTGGCTGACGACGTGCGGTTCAATGACATTGCTCAAGTGTTTACCAACATCCTGAGCGACGAAGTGTTCCATGCCAAGGCGTTCGGCTGCATGTCCTCCCCGGAAGACATCGAAGCGGCACGCGGCAACCACGAAGCCGGTAAACAGGCTCTGGGCTTGGTAGCCTAATTTAGTTTGATGCAATGTTTATTCTACCATCATCCGGTGGTAGAATTCCTCAACAAAATCAGCAACTTGTGAGAAATAGATGATTGTGACAGAAGGTAACGCGGCAACCAGTAATATCGAAAGCCGCCAAGCATTTACGATTAAAGCATCCGCCAAAGCATTTAAACTGCTTTCCAGCAACCTTTACTCTGACAAGCCACTGGCTATTGTCCGTGAAATCGGTTGTAACGCCATTGACTCCCATTTCATGGCAGGTAAACCGGATGTTCCGTTCAAAGTAGTTCTGCCGAGTGATATGCATCCTTGGTTTGAAGTTATCGACTACGGTACTGGTCTGAATGATGATCAGGTTAAAAACGTATTCACTACTTACTTCGAGTCCACCAAGACCGAAAGTAATGATCAAATCGGTGCAATGGGTCTGGGTTCCAAATCCCCATTCGCTTATACCGATGCGTTTGAAGTATTTGCTAGACAAGACGGTGTTCAGAACCAATACACTTGCTTCCTGAACCAAAGTGGTGCCCCGGAACTGTTCTTGATTGAACAAAAAGTTGATCCAACGTTTGAAAACGGTGTGACCATCAAAGTTCCTGTGAAGAAAAACGACTATCATCTGTTCCGTAATGCGGCATTGAAAGCGTACAAGTTCTTCCCGATTCGTCCTATTGTCGGTGCAAACACCGTTAACTGGAACTGGGATGAACCGGTGTATGGCTTCGAAGGTACAAACTTCAAGACCATTACCAATGATCGCACCATCTATGCACTGATGGGGCCGGTTGCGTATCCAATTGATACAAACCAGTTGAAAGGTGAAGCCGCGTTTCTGACTGGCTATACCAACAAAACCGGTCGTGGGTTCGTTATCAACTACCCAATCGGCATGCTCGACGTGAACGCCGGTCGTGAAGGTCTGTCTTACGATAAGACCACCATTTCCAACCTGATTACGGGCATGGAAAAGATTCGCTCGGAAATGGCGAAAGACCTGCAAGACGAAATGGACAAAGCACCAAACTTGTATCAGGCAATTATCCTGAACTCGAAGAAAGACCCGCAAGGTATCTTCAAGTTGCAATACAACGGTGCCGGGTTGAATACCATCATTGGTTACAGCTTCAAAAATCCTGACGGAACTGAAAAGTTCAGTGTTCGTGAGAAACACCGTTCGTGGATCGAAAAGCTTAGTACCCTGCGTGCGGATTCGATCAAAGTTACACCAGCCAACGGCACACGTTTTATTCTGATCGACGATAAAAAGTCATACCTGAAAAAGATTCGTTATGCCAGCGAAAACATCATGAACGCACTGTTCCTGATGGCCCCGGATTCGACAACCCCGGCAAGCAAAGACCTGTTCAAAGAAGTCATTGCGAAGTTTGACGAACACGGTACGCCGTGGAGTTACATTTCCGACATGCCTACGAACCTCCCAGAGCGTTTGAAGGCCGAGAAAGACCCGAATGCAGCCAAGCGTGAGAAAGTGACCTATTCCGGTTTCTATCATTTCATGCAACCGTTCACCAAGCCGATTGCCGTTAAGGACTATCGCAACATGAACGATGGCGAGCTTGAAGGTGATTATCTGTACCTGAAATGGGGTTCGGTGTCCAAGCGTCTGACCATCAACGGTTACGACTTCCGGGCCGACGAACTGAGTACGGCTGCGTGGAAAATGATTACCGATGCTGCCGCGAAAGCTGGTAAGCCGTTGGCAATCGTTACCGACAAGGTGTTTGATGTAATTCCTGCACACTGGGCGGATATTTCGACCCTGTTGAAAGCGGAAATCCGTCAGTGCATGACCAAGCAATCGTTCGAAGGCATTTACGGTAAGTGGGTGATGACTGGTGTTGAATTGGCTCAAGTCAATTACGATGCAGCCATGGCAAACCCGAAGGTAAATACATTGCTCAAGGATTTCTTTGAGCCACTGCGCAAGATCAAATTTGGTCAACCATTGGATTACATGACCGAACAATTCATCAAGAATACATTCTCGATGAGCGGTGACAACACCATGGGTGATGATGGCCTGTTGAAGTTCAAGGATTCGTTCACCGACCATATCCTGATCGACAAGGCGTCTGATCGTTATTACGGTGCCCATTGGCCGACGAAAGATTTCAGCGAATCGTTGGTAATGTTTAGTGCAATGATCGCACATGGTATGATTAATGAAACTGAACTGAGAGGGTTCTTGAAGTAACAATGAAAGAAAAGACGCTTCGCTATATCGTTAACGACCAGACAATTTACATCTGGATCGATACCGAACATGGCACTATGTCGGGCACGTTCTTGAAGGACGATGACACCGAAAGCTTTGGTACACTTGCCAAAGCTTTGAAAGAACAAAACACCAAAGTTATCAAAGAAATCGTCGGTCTGAAATTCAACTTGATCCAAGCAATCAACAGCTTCGGTGACGGTAAAGTCGGATTCGAAGAAGGCGAACTGTTCTATGTCAACCAGTCGGGTGAAAAATCCAACGTTGATACTAAGCTGACCGCCAAAATCAAATCGCTTATCCATGCCGGTGCTTCTGCCGAGATTCTGGTTAAGTTCCTTGATAACTTGATCGGTAACCCAGACCGTCGCGCAGTTCAAGATTTCTATGACTTCTTGATCGTGAACAATCTGGCAATGACCGATGACGGACACTTCTTGGCTTACAAGATCGTTCGTGATGACTTCAAAGACCTGTACACAGGTACTATGGACAACTCACCGGGCAAAGTGGTTTCGATGGATCGTAGCAAGGTTAACCCTGATCCGAACCACACTTGTTCCTACGGTCTGCACATCTGTTCCAAAGACTATCTGCCGCACTACGGCGGGTTCTACGGTTCCGGTGCGAAGTCCAAGATTCTGGTGGTCAAGGTCAACCCTGCGGACGTTGTAGCTTTCCCGAAAGACTACCGCAACGCTAAAGCCCGTGTATGTTCCTATACCGTGCTGGGTACGATTGAGTCCGAAAATCGTGACTTCTTGAAAGATCAGATTGCCAAGCTGGAAGCCGGTGTAACAGCCGACGTTGAAGCTATCAAGAAGATCATCAAACAAGCTGTGACCGCGTGACAACACCGGTCGCTAGAACAATCAAACTGTACGGGGCCATCATTGGTGGCCTTGCACTGGTTCTGTATCTCATGGGTGCCTTTGTTGTCGGTTCGTTGAACTGTCTCATTTGGCACCAAGAGTTCAGACTATTACTTGTAACCGTATGGTTCGGGCATGTATGGCTTGTTTTCAACAAGTTGGACGCAATCAAAAACAAATTACGTTGGTATTGAAATGAGCATTATCGAAACTGGTAACTATGAACACCTTTCCCCGTCCGACATCGAAGCCATCAAATCGGCTGCGAAAGAGCGTTCGGCGGCATTGCTGCGTATCGATGCTGAAAAAGCATTGATGAAAGACATCACCGACAAGGTGAAAGAAGAATTCCAAATCAAGCCGGGTGATTTCAACGCCTTGGCTGCGATGTACCACAAACAAGACGTTGCCGCGAAGAAAGCGAAGTTCGAAAACCAAGTCGAACTGTTCGAGAAAGTCTTCGGTGACATCGAAGAACAGCAAGAAGCTGACGATGAGTAAGAAAGCTTCCACATTCAGCATGGAAGTTGAACTGCGTGTTCATCGGGACGGTGGTAGCTTTGCTACTACTGTTCTGGCACTCGCTGATGAACTTGAAATCGAAGAAGATACTTTGCCAAAGTACATCAGTGAATCATTGAAACAGAAACTGTATCTTGAAGGTATCAATGACCGCACTATTAAGCCTGAAACCTACGGCAACGCCGAAAGTATTTCGGAATGGATTTGAAGCCTACAAGCTTTATACTGCGGTAAGTATGCACATCACGTCGAGTTACGACGGGATCAAGTACAACTTCAAGAAACCGGCTCCAAAGAAATGGAACGAACATTCCTACCCAGAAAAACATGCGTTTGATAGAATTGCCCGGAACCACCACCCGAACGATTGGGTTCTGTTCTATGCGAGGAATTCGATTCACACCAACTGGGTACGGGATTTTCTGGGGGATACAGGGGATAGCCGTCTTCTGGTGGTCAAGGGTTTCCTTGACAATCCCAAAAAACAGTTTGAGACAATGTTTAGTTCATACCTCATTGCGTTGTATAATAAACATATCAAATTCAGTGAATCACTTCGCGGCCAGACACCTTTCATTCTCTCAGAGTTTGAACAGGGTAGGGTGACTGCGGAATTCATTGTTCTGATCGATTCAATCGTTCCATTCCTCAAAGATGCAGAGTCTTTTATCTACAAAGACGTTGCTTTCCGACTGCACAAATACAGCATGTTGTTTGCTGTGGACAAAGTATTATTGAAAGATGTCATCAAATCCGCAAGTAGTTAACATCTGTTTGGGAATCGAACAACAGATGTTTCGTTTTAGTCCGAATAAGCTACACGACCTGTACGCCATTCAAAACGTCCTGCATATCGAACTGGTAGTTGATGATTCGTTCATCGTGCCATATGAGTTCCCATATCTGGATATCGACGATCTGTTGGTTGATTTCAAAGCACTTGAGAAAAGGCTTGCTGAAAACATCGACTAAATAACAAGTACCGTGAGAGTTCACGGCTTCCCAGCGAGTGGCGTTGCTGGTGATGTAATTGACCATAAATGATTAAAACGAGAATATAAAAGATGTTTACACGTAACAAACAATCTACCGCTGATCTGGCCGCACAACTGGCAACCCTTTCCGGTACTCAAAAGTTTGAAAAAGACCCAACTGAATGGGTATTGACTTCGGACAAAGCCGGTAACGGTGCAGCGACCATTCGTTTCTTGCCTGCAAAGGGTGAAAACGGCGAACTGGTTCCGTTTGTAAAAATCTACAACCACAGCTTCAAAGACCCTGTTACCAACAAGTGGTACATTGAAAACTGTGCAACCACCATCGGTGGTTCTTACGACGATTGCCCTGTGTGCAGCACTAACGGCGCACTGTTCGAATCGGGTAAGGCCGGTAACAAAGCTGACGCTGATCTGGCGTCGAAACGTTCCCGTAAACTGTCCTACTGGGCTAACATCGTTGTTATCAAAGATGAAGCAAACCCAGAAGCAGTTGGTAAGGTTTTCAAATACCGTTTCGGTAAGAAAATCTTCGAAAAAATCCAAGCGGCTGCCGCACCAACCATCGAAGAAATCCAACCAATCGTTGTAACTGACGTATTCGACGGTGCAAACTTCTACCTGAAAGTTAAGCAAGTTTCGGGTTTCGCTAACTACGACGATTCTGTATTCGGCCCTGTGTCGGAACTGTTCGGCGGTGATGAAGCGAAGTTGGAAGCAGTTTGGAAGGGTATGCACCCACTCAAGCCAATCACCGATGAGAAGCAATTCAAGTCGAAAGAAGACCTTGAGAAGTCTTATGCCCGTGCTACCGGTGCAACTGCCGCACGTAAGCCGACCGCAATGGAACGCGAAGTAGCAGAAGCCCAAGCACAGAATCCGACCCGTGTTCACAAAGAACCGGCGAAGACTGTAGTACAAACCGACGACATTCCGTTCGATGAACCAACCGGTAAAGCTGGTGGTGCAGAACCTGATGTTGCCGACGATCTGGATGCATTCCTTGCATCGCTGGATTAATTCAAATTTGAAATGGGGCCATTCGGCCCCTTTTCTTTGGGGAACAATTTGATTTCTTTGATATATGCAACAAGTTCAACAGCAGTAATTGGTCGTAACGGTGATTTACCATGGCCCCATATGGTTGCCGATATGAAATGGTTCATCCATCACACCAAAAACAAAATCGTAGTTATGGGAAGAACTACTTGGGAATCACTCCCAAAGAAATTACCCAACCGAATTAATATCGTGATTACCAACCAAGAATTGACCGGCCCTGACATGCTGGTGAAAGGTACTCCCGATGAAGTCATGGCTGCAATCAACGCGGCGTACCCAGATCAAGATATCGTGATCATCGGTGGTGCGAAAGTCTATCAAGACTTCTACGAATACGCTGAGCAAGTCCATGTAACATTAGTCCAAGAGAACTATCAGGGTGACACATACTTTGATATGCGTGGGCTGATGCAACAGTCATACAAGCTGGAATATGAAGTGAAAGTGCCCGGTGGCGATGGTCAACCGGATTTATTGTTTGAAACATATACTAGGCCGAAACATTGAAAGAGCTTAACCAACTTTATCGCAAGATTCTGAACGAAGGTGAAAAAGTCATTGATCGTACCCAAGTCGGTACACTGGCTATCTTCGGTGAACAAATCAAATTCAACCTTCTGGATGGTTTCCCGGCTGTAACGGCGAAGAAACTGGCATGGAAATCTGTAGTATCAGAACTTCTGTGGTTCCTGAAAGGTTCGACCAACGTAAATGAGCTTCGCGCACTTCTGCATGGCGAAGAACATCGCTTCAATCTCGACAAGAAAACCATCTGGGACGCGAACTACGAAGTTCAGGGCAAAGCATTGGGTTATACCGATGGCGAGCTTGGGCCGGTGTATGGCGGTCAATGGCGTAATCGTCTGGACATCGTTACCGCACACGCATACGAAGATAACGATTTAGAAGATATGGATTACCGTATGTTCGCCCAAGATACATTCATTGGTGTGGACTTCTACCGTCGCCGTATCGACCAGATTCGAAACCTGCTCGACAGAGCCGCTACAAACCCCGAATGCCGTCGATTGATCGTTACTGCATGGAACCCTGCCCAACAACACCTGATGACGCTCCCACCGTGTCACTACGGCTTCCAAATCCGTATTACCGGTGACCACATCGACCTGTTGTGGACGCAACGTTCTGTAGATAGTTTCTTGGGTCTGCCGTTCAACATTGCATCATATGCTTTGCTGTTGGCGATCTTCGGTCGAATCCTCAAGAAGACCCCGCGTTATCTGACCGGGCAACTTGGTGATACTCACATCTATTCCAACCACACTGAACAAGTATTGGAACAACTGAGTCGTGAACCGTTGGCTGCACCTAAACTGTGGATTCATCCAAGTCTGAGAACTCTGGAAGATTTCGAGAACGCATCTGTCAGTGACTTCGAGCTGGAAGGCTACGAATCGCATGCGGCTATTAAAGCCCCTATGGCGGTGTAATGGGGCTGTTCTGCCTTAGCATGAAGGAAACGCCAGAGGATCAGCTTGAATGCGCTCTGGCGAATCTGGACATGTTCCGTGACCACTTGAATCTTGGTGAAGATTTCCGTGACCAATACGGCAATCGGATTCCACTGTATTTGTTGGATTTTGTTGAAACACAAATCAAAGAATCACTTGAAATGATCAAAAGCTCTGTGGATAGAGCATAAATACATATCCAATCATGCACGGGTAAGAAACTACCCTATCTAAGATTTTGAGGTAGTAATGACAGAAGTAATTAAACGGGACGGGCGTAGAGCCACCTATGACGTTTCAAAGATTAAATACGCTATTCAACTCGCGTGTGAAAATCTGGATGTAAACCCCCTTGAGTTGGAATCCAAATTCGATCAGTTCATTTACGACGGCATCGAAACTCGCCAGATTAATCAAAACTTGATTCATCACGCGATCATTCTCGCTACACCAGAAACCCCAGAGTGGACACTTGTTGCCGGTCGTTTGAAAACGATGGGTCGATGGTCTGACTCCAAGAATTATGAAATGGATTTCGGAGACTATATCAAGTCTCAGTTGGAAACCGAAGATTACACACACCCCGGTATCAAATCGTTCTCTTATGAAGAACTTGTAGAACTGGGTGAACATCTTGTACCTGAACGCGATCTGAATCACAGCTTTGCATCGGCGGTCACTGCGGAAAACAAATACCTGCACGACGACGAACTGATTCAACACATGTTCATGACAAACTCGATGATCATTTCGTCTGTTGAAAATACTGACCAAAAGCGTTTAGATTTCACAAAAACAGTGTATGATTCGTTGTCTAACCGCAAGATTTCTCAAGCAACTCCATGGCTGAGCAACCTTCGCAAAAACGGTAACATCAGTTCCTGCTTTATCCTTGAAATCGATGACAACCTCGATTCGATCATGGATAACATCAAACGTGCTGCGGAAATCTCCAAGCTCGGTGGTGGTATGGGCGTTTACATGGGTCGCGTGCGTGCCCTTGGATCGTCGCTGATGGGTCAGAAAGGCAAGGCCGGTGGTATCTTCGGTTGGGTTAAGTTCCTGAACGATGTAGCCGTGTATGTCAACCAAGCCGGTAAACGTGCCGGTGCGATTACTGTTGCATTGCCGATGTGGCACGCCGATATTTCGAACTATCTGGACATCCAGACCGAAGCCGGTGACCCGCGTAAGAAGTGTTTCGACATCAAACCTCAAATCTGTGTTCCAGACCTGTTCATGCGTCTGAAAAACAACGACGACGAACTGTGGCACACCTTCTGCCCATACGAAGTTGAAAAGGTTTTGGGTATTCGTCTTGACCTGTTGTGGGGCGATGCGTTTGAAGATGCTTACTGGCAGTGTGTTGCTGCATACCACAAAGGTGATCTTGAAGTAGTTCGCGTGTATAACGCTAAAGCTCACTGGATCAAGTTCTTGCAAGTTGTGGTTGAAACCGGCATGCCTTACGTGTTCTGGACTGATACCGTTAACCGCATGAACCCGAACAAACACTGCGGTGTTATCAAGTGTGCGAACCTGTGCGTTGAATCGTACTCGAACATTGATGCTGATGTCGAAGCTCACACATGTAACCTTGCAAGTATTGTTGTTGGTCGTTGCGATACCCTCGAAGAACTGACAGCTCAAGCTCGCGTGGCTACCCGTATTCTGGATAACGGTATTGAACTGACTCGACCACCAGTTGAAATCAGTAAGTTCCACAATAACAAGTACCGTACTATCGGTGTTGGTATTCAGGGTCTGCACGATATCTTCGCGAAGTACAACAAGCCTTACACCGATCATATGTTCGCGATGCAAGTTGCGGAATTGATTCAATACGGTTGCGTACTGGAATCGATTGAACTGGCGAAAGAACGTGGTGCTTATCCAGCGTTCAAAGGTTCGATGTGGGATACCGGCGAGCTGACAGCGCACTATGCGAAACACAGCCAGTTGCCACCGGGTACATGGGAATACGTTCAAACTCAAATTGACCTGTACGGTATCCGTAACAGCCAATTGACTTCCCCGGCACCGAATACCAGTTCTTCCATTTTCATGGATGCTTCTGCGGGGCCAATGCCTGTATACGCTGGATTCTTCTACGAAGATAACAAAGACGGGAAGATGCCGGTTTCTGCGATGTTCATCAAAGAAAACCCGCTGAACTATTCTCGCAACATTGGTACTTACTACCCAGCCGACCTGACTAAAACAGTTGGTGGTCTGCAAAAGTACGTTGACACCGGTATCTCTGCCGAATACGTGATCAACATGAACTTGCCGGGTGTAGATGCTAAATGGGTTTGGGATGTTTACGAACAATCTCACCAGAATGGTAACAAGACGGTTTATTACGTCCGTACCATCAAAGAAGGTGAAACCGTTTCCGGTAAAGACGAAGTTTGTGCGGCTTGCGCAGGCTGATCAAATTGAATTGCGGCCAGCAATGGCCGCTTTATGAACAAGAGTGAAAGATGAGCGATAAACTTCAAAAACCATTGCTGTTTAACATCAACGGCAATGATGCAATCAGTGAACAGAAACTGATTGGTGGTAACCCTACCGGGATTTCCAACCTGAACCAAATCAAACACAAGTGGGTTAACCCGCTGTACAAAACCATGATTGGTAACTTCTGGATTCCACAGAAGGTTAGCTTGAACGAGGATGTTATCTCGAAAGCAAACCTGACTGCCGATGAAAACTCGGCGGTGAAAGATACATTGAGTTTCCTGATCTTCTTGGACTCGTATCAAACCAACAACCTGCCGAACATCGCGGAATACATCACCGCACCGGCTGTGAAGAACCTGTTCACCATTCAGGGATTCCAAGAAGTAATCCACACCGAATCGTATCAATACATTCTTGAAAGTCTGTATGAGTCGGATGAACGGAACAAAATCTACGATAGATGGCGTGACAACCCGCTTCTGTTGCAGCGTAACAAGTTCATCGCGGATGCTGGTCAAGAGTTCCTTGAAACTCAAACCCGTCAAGGCTTCCAAAAGGTCATGATCGCGAACTACATCCTTGAAGGCGTGTATTTCTATCAAGGCTTCCAGTTCTTCGACCAACTGGCACACCGTCAGAAGCTGGTGAAGACTGACAAGGTAATTGACTACATCCGTCGTGACGAACTGACCCACGTTGGTTTGAACATGAACGTTATCAAGGACGAAATGACCGGAACAAAAGCCGGGATCAAGAAACACACTGCAATGATCCAAGACATGTTTGGTCGTGCAGTTGAAGAAGAAATCAGTTGGTGCCATGAAATCTACGGCAACAAGATTCTGGGTATCAGCAAGAAAAGTTCCGCCGATTTCGTAATGGATTTGGCGAATGACCGTCTGGAACGTATTGGTATTGAAAAGCTGTACCCGGATGTATCAAATCCGTACAAGCACTTGAACCAGTCCGCTCAAGAAGGTTCCACCCGCGAAAACTTCTTTGAGACAACAACCACATCTTATAACCAAGCTGGCTCTCTGAGCGGTTGGGATAAGCTGTAATTTATCAAAGGGGCCATTCGGCCCCTTTCTTTTGTGAGAACGGAATGTTTGCAGACGAAATCAAATGGATCGCCGGGGCCGCAATCGCCCTTGGTCTGATCTTCGGTGGTTACAAGCTCTACAACCTCGGCTATGAGGCGCATGCAGCTAAGGTGACCAGTGACAACAACATTGCCATCAAAGCGGCTGTAGCACAGGCACAGATCGAATGGCAAGCGGCCCACGACATTACCAACACCGGTATGGTGAACACCAATGATACAAAACAAAAACTCGAAGTCATTATCAAACAGGCTGCTACCATTCAAGCACCTTTGTGTCCTGATCTTGGTAGTGACTATAGCCGCGTGTACAACGCAGCAATCGGTACAATCAAAGCAGGAGCCGATACACGTAGAAACGTACCTGCTACAGAAATGCCCGCTAAATCTGTTGGTGGAGCTGCCAGAATCGACCAAAACCACGCCACTCCCACCGGAGGTGGCATCAGTCATTGAGATTCACAACCTGACGTTGCTCAATGAATGCGCGAACCGTCAATCAATCCTGATTGATGTAATTGAAGACCTGAACAAAAAACGTCAGTGAATGTTTAGGATCAACCCTCGTTATGGTAGTATTTGCACATGAAAACAAAATTGATTGAATACACGATGCGTCACCTTCCACTGGTCACATTCATGACCGAACACGGCAGTTCTATCATTGCCGTAGCGTTCGGGATGTACCTGATGATCGGTAGGTAATGGATCAAAAGCTGAAACGATACTTTGACTACGCCAAGCTCGCCGCGTCATGGTCGAAAGACCCTTCAACAAAGGTCGGTGCGTACATTGCGGACGCAGACGGCAACCCAGTAGGCCACGGCTACAACGGGTTCCCCAGAGGCATGAAGGACACACCGGAACGACTGAACAACCGCGAATTCAAGTATCGTCACACGTTGCATGCCGAAGACAACTGCATGTCATTCTCAAACCGTCAATACTTCGATGGGTGTACGATCTATATCACACACCCGCCATGTGTCAACTGTTTGTGTCGAATGAAACAAAGACGTTTGATGAACGTCATCTGTCTGAGTGGTAGTGAAGATTTCCGAAAGCGTTGGTATGCCACCGCTGACGAAGTAACAGAACTGGCCGCTGAACTGGGGATTTCCCTGACCATTTATGAAGAAAATACATTGGAGCTTCAATGACCACTACTGTTCCCGCTGGTTTCCCTACCGGCCACAAATTCCCACGCGATTTCATCCTGAGTCAAACCGATTTGGGCGTGACTTATGTTCGATTCACCAAGGTTGATGGTTCCGACCGCATCATGCGTTGCACCCGAAACCTGCCGGTGATCAAAATGTTGCTTGGTGACCGTTGGAAAGACGTTTACGGCACCGAAACCACCAAGCCATTCACCGAAGCTGCGGTTCGCGTCTTCGATCTTGATAAAGAAGAATGGCGTACATTCCGCATTGACACTGTGTACCACGTTGGTAGCACCCCTGAATAATGGGTATTCCAGTCGTTTTTACACAAGACGAAATTGATCGGATGGCTGCAAAGCCATTCGACGTTTACGACAAATACATCCGCAAAAACATGGAAGAACATCAGGTTCGATTGGATGCAATCGCTGAACGTGATGCCGCCCGTGCTGCCTCTATGAACAAATGGAAACGAAATGACCCTGCCTAACCAATTCAGCCTGACCAACAAAGCAATCCTGCTCGACCTGAGCCACGTCAAAAGCGTAGGCGATGAAATCACCCAAGGTGGTATCGTGCTTGGAACAGTTCAAGTCAGCGAAAGCCCAACCTACGGCACCGTTGTTGCCTACGATCCAGAGCTTGAAGGCAAGATTGCCGTGGGTGATGTGATCCCGCTGCCGTCTACCGGCTTGCTGCGTAGCTTCGAATATCCGGGCAAAGGCCCGAAAACAAAGGTCGCGATCATCAAATTCGACCTGATCGACGGCATCGTTAAGCCGTAATTCTGTTTCAAACAGAACAAAATCAAAAATAATTCAGTTTTAATGTTTGCTTTTGGGGAAATGTGTGGCAAGATGGCTTCACTTCCCCGGCAGACACAACGAACCGGGTTAGAAACAAAACAAATCGTGATCAATATAGGGATTCAAAAAGATGGCAAAGCTCAAGGGTGTACACGCTTCCAAGAAAAACCAAGCCACCGCTTACAAAGCGATGATCAAGGCTGGTAAAAACAAGGCTGCGAAGCTCGCCCGCCACCTGAAAAAACACCCCGGTGATGCGCAAGCAGCATCGGCAGTAAAAGATGCCCGTGCATACACCGGTCGTACCGCACCGAAACGTATGGGTGCCCGTGTCAACCCGTTCGTTGGTGAACGTGATCAAATGGCTCTGGCCGAACAGTTGATCGAACTGAAACAAGCAACCCGCGAAGCCTGCATCGTCAAGAGCCGTTCACTGAACCTCCTGAACGGTCGTATCTCTGCACTGGGTCGCCGTGTTCAGGAAGGTGCCCGCAAGGCCCGTGCTGCACTGAACGAAGCGCAGTTCGACCGCAAGGGCAAGCTGTTCGCCAAGCCGAAGATGACCAAGGCCGAACGTGATCAAGCCAAGGCCCGTGCCATGGCGAAGGCTGACAAGACCGCTCCAAAGCGTTCCACCAAGCCTACCGGTCTGCGCCGTCCGCAACTGAAAGCCAAGGCGTAATTGAGCCGGTCTGGTTTCACAGACCCTAAGCAAGTGATTGTCGCTCGGCGTGATCTTCGGATGCCGAGTGGCAAGCTTGCGGCTCAAGTTGCTCATGCAAGCGTTAAAGTGTTCCTCGACATCGGAAACTGGGGTTCAAGCACCGACCATAAGACTATGCAACAAAAGTCTTGTATGGTTATTGAACCAGCTTCCGAAGCCATGGAATATTGGATGCGAGAATCCTTTCCTAAAGCAGTCCTCGGGATTGATTCGGAAATGGATATCGAAATCCTCTACGCAGAAGCGCAACGTGCCGGTCTGCCGTGTTCCAAAGTCATTGATACAGGCCGCACCGTATACAACGGTGAACATAACCTGACCTGTATTGCAATTGGCCCTGCCGAACGTTCGGAGATTGATAAAATCACTGGACACCTCCCGCTGTACAAGGATATGGTTTGAATCAAAATCCTATCTATCAGCAACATGAATTCGAAAGGCTGTTTAAGGAGAAGTTGCCCAACGGTAACTTCTTCAAACACCCGGACGGTTCCTATGTTGATCCAGAAATCAATTTAGTCTATACCGGTTGGTCTATGGCTAAAGCTCATACAATCGTTCTTGAGAAACGCAAACGATGAAACAAGAAATTACCATCACGGTATCTGGCGGAAACCAAGTCGGCAAATCCTCGATTCTGAGTATGCTGGCTGTTGTGTTTTCCTGCATGCAGAGTTCTACCGGGAAACCGTTGGAATTCACCATCGATCCGAAATCTCAAACCATGCAAGAAGGTGGTTTGATTACCGAAGATCAACTGAACGCCAATCTGGAAGCGATGATCAACGGCGATCAACTCACGTTGACCCTGATTGATAAATCGGCTGGTGTGATTCTGTTATGATGTATACACCAGACGAACTGAAAGAAGTTGACGCAAGGGTACGTGCGCAGTTTGAAAACCGCATGCGTATCTTCTGTTCGGAAATCCCCGACCACGAATTCGCCCGTAACGAACGCGGTGACTACACCGACGAACATGTCTACGGCCTGTTTGCTGGCTACATCCTAAATTTCCTGTGTCTGTATCAAACCCGCGAAGGTGCGAAAATCACCATGAAGCCGGGTCTGTTGGAAGTTCTGCCAACGGTTGAATCATACCAACCGGTTCAGTGCATGGCTGGCGAACCCTGCCCGCAGTAATCGTAGCTCTTGAAGCCCCTAAATACCCCTATATGGATCAAATCCAATAGGGGTATTTTTTTGTCCAATTTTCCTAAACAACTGTCCGTTGCCCAAGCCAAGAAATACAAAGCTCAACTGATCCTAGATCAAAAGGGACTGTGTAGACTCTGTGGCTATCCTCTGGGGAACGATACATCCAAAATCCACCTAGACCACTGCCATGATACTGGTCACATCCGTGGAGCATTACACAGCCATTGCAACCGAACCGAAGGTAAACTGAAATCGGTCTATAGACGTATGGGCGGTGACCCTGCGATTTATTTTGAATGGCTACGGGGTTTAAGTGTTTATCTGGCACTTGACTCGGGTGATAATCCATTACACCCGCAACACCTTTTGGATCAAGTCAAAAAATTCAAAAGTCTAACAAAACCAGAGCAAGAAGCAAAACTCGTTTCACTTGGCGTTACCTTTGATAAAAAGGCGACAAAAACCGACCTGACAAAGCTATATCAAACTCATTTGAAAAGCTTCACCAAATAAGGCGTACAAGATGGGCAACCAACAAAATCGTAACAAACGACCAACCAGAGCCGAACGTCGTGATGCAAAAGCAACACTAACGGCATTCGAACAGGGTTTAGAGGGTGGATTTGAATCAAACCCTAAACGCGGCAAAGAACGTGGCAGCAAGCCTGCTAAGCCATCGTCACACGCTGTAATGGTCGGTGTAAAACTCGATTTGACCAAATCTCAAAAGACAGTGGGTAATCTTATCAAATCTCGCGATTTGCTGTTTATCCAAGGTGCGGCGGGTGCTGGTAAAACCATGGGCATTCTGGCTGAATTCGTTCAACAGTATCTTGCCGATAGCAACAAGCAACTGATCGTCATTCGTACACCAGTGGAAGCCGGTGCCGACAAAATCGGGTTCCTGCCAAACGGACTGAATGATAAAATCGAACCACACTTCGCATCAGCCAAAGACGCTTTGAATCTGTTGCTGGGTGCTGGTAAGGTTGAAACTGATATGAATCATCGTATCCATTTCAAGATTCCAAACTATTGCCTTGGCAGTACATGGGATAATGCACTGGTGTTGATCGACGAAGCACAGCAGATTCAACCAATGATCATGAAACTGTTGCTGGAACGTGCTGGTAAAAACACAAAAATCGTGGTAGCTGGTGACCCTTCCCAGTTGTACGTGAATGATACAACCCGTAACGGCCTGTCCAATGCACGATCCAAGTTCATTGCTACAGATGGTACACCATTCTATCCAACCGTGGATTGGTTTGATTTCCCATTGGAAGACTCGAAGACTCGTTCTGAGCTGGCTTTCACCGTGGTTCACGCATACAACACCAAGCGATAAAATCAAAGGCTCAATGTTTATTCATTGGGCCTTTTTTGTTATTATGACCCCACTATTCAATGAGGCATTAATGACAAATCAATACCCTGATGTGCTTAGCATCCTCGAAGCCGTGTCCGCAGTACCCGGCAAAAATGATAAATTGGCGATCCTCGAAGCCAATAAAACAAATCCTGATCTGAAACAAGCCTTCTTTCTGGCCCTGAACGGCCTGATCAGTTTCTATATCAAAAAGCTTCCAACCGCAACCGAATACCGGGGTGAAGAAACCCTTGCATCTGCTATGGCTGCGTTGGTCAATTTGTCGGCCCGTGTCTACACCGGACATGCAGCGGCGGCATTCGTACAGAACCTGTTGGAATCCCTGACCGAACGTGATGCGGAAGTGCTTCGCCGTGTTCTGGGTCGTGATCTGCGTATCGGTGCTGGTGATGGTTCGGCTGACAAGGTTTGGCCCGGACTGGTGCCACGGTTCGCTGTGATGCTCGCTACGTCGTTCTCCGACAAAGCCTTGAAGAAGATCAAGTACCCGGCGTATGCACAGCTCAAAGCTGACGGTAGCCGCACACAGGTAATTGTCGATCTTGACAAACAGACTGTTACTTTCTGGACTCGCAAGGGTAACGAAGTATTCCTGAGCAAAGAAACCGCAGACAAAATGCTGGCCTTGTTCGCGGATGGTTCGTGGGAAGGTACTTGGGTTGTCGATGGTGAAATTATCTCGATTGATGCAAACGGTGTTGTTGACCGTGCAACCGGGAACGGCATCTACAACAAAGCAGTGAAGGGTTCTATCAGTCCAGAAGAAGAAGCACAACTGCATTTCCAAGTGTGGGATTTGATCCCTTACGATGCGTGGCAAGCTGGGTTCGACAATCAGTTCTATTCTGAACGTCTTCGGTTCCTTAAAGAACTGAACCATGATACATTCACATCCGTAATCGAAACCACGGTCGTGAACAACCTGCAAGAAGCCGAAGCGGTGTATCAAAAGTACATCGAACAAGACCTTGAAGGAATCATTCTCAAGAACCTTGACGGCCCATGGGAAGATGCACGTTCGAAGAACCAAGTCAAGTTCAAGCAGGTAATGACCGCTGACCTTGAAATCCTCGAAGTCATCGCCGGTAAAGAAGGCAAGAAATACGAAGACGTTGCCGGTACGCTGCGTTGCTCTACCAGTTGCCGTCAGTTGTTCGTTGATGCATCTGGCATGTCCGACGATGAACGTAAATGGTTCTGGGAGAATCGCCATACCATCGGTGGTTCCATTGCGGAAATCGAATACAACGGGATCGTGAAACGCCGTGGTGCGACGATCTACAGCCTGTTCCTGCCACAGTTTGTGGTTCTGCGTCCAGACAAAACAGTTGCAAACTCCCTTGACGAGTTGCAAACCAAGAAATCTATTGCGAGTGTTAAGTAATTGAAACCAACCATTCTGTGTGATATTGACGGCGTTTGCTTGGATTGGATGTCTCGTTTTCCGTACTTCATGGAAAAGAAAGGTTATCCAACCGAACAGGCTATCAAGATGTATGCCAGCGGTGAATATCGCACGTTTGAAGAACTGTTCGGTGTCGATTCTGACACCGCAATGGCTTTGGCAACCGAGTATCAGGAATCGAAGTACATGGGCTTCCTGAGTCCATTCAAGGATGCTCTGTTGGCTATCAATACCTTGAAGCATAAATACAATTTCATCGGGGTCACGGCGGTTCTGAACAGCCCAATCACCCATGAATTGCGTATGCAGAATCTGGAATTCTGGTATCCGGGCGCATTCACAGAACTGTTCTGTGTTGGCCTGAACCAGTCCAAGTTCAATGTGCTGTCGAAGTTTGATCCAACGATTTTCATCGACGATTCACCAAGCCACATCTTGGAAGCACAGAACGCCGGTCACACCGCGATTCGTCTGAAAATTGACGCTCGGGTGGATGTGACTGCATCATTGGTCGCTAACAACTGGGCCGAACTGAGCAATTTGATTCAAATGTTGAAGCCTGTATAATGCTGGCTATCAAGGACATTAAGAACAGCCAACGTTTTTGGGGCAAAGACCCCAAGGACGGTAAGGTCTGGGATTTCAAAGCGTGGCAGAATCCATTTGAACGCGACGGTAAGTTGTGGATCGAATGCACAGATGCCGGTGACTACATCTACGAATTCGATGAAGACGATGCGTACATGCTGTTCCTGACTGAACAGGAAGCGATTGACGCACCGACACCAACCAAAGAGGAATGATACAAATGACCGGGCGAGTGAGAAACCCAGTAGCACATTTTATGGAAGACTTTAACCGCCCGGTTACTATTCCAGACAAAAAGAAAGAAGCGAAACGCGGCAAAGAGAAACACAGGAAACGAAACGATGAACTTGAATGAGTTGCAAGCCAAGCTCGATGCCGATTTGAAGATTGATCCATCAAACCTGTTGGAAGAAACGTCATCGAACCTGAACAAGCACGCATGGTACTTCGGCCAGTTGCAAAGACAACGTGGCTTGCGTATGCGTGAATTGAACGAGTTCAAAGAGCTTGAGAAGAATCGATACAACTATTACGCCGGTATCGGTCGTGATGTGTTCGATTACAATTTGGACAGAACCGCCATCAAGTACAACCTTGAGGGTGATTCTGAATGTCTGGCGAAACAGAAGGCAATTTCGATGATTGATTTGAAAATCGAATTCTTCCTGAAAGCCTGTGATCTGATGAAAGATCGTGGATATGCAATCAAAAACCAGATTGACCTATTGAAATTCCAGAACGGGATGTGATGAATGAATTCTTTTGATTGGAAGTGGTGGCGGTTCGCTAAGAACCGGAATGCCAATTGCGGCATCTGTGATGGGTACGGTGTTTGGGTGTCGATCTTCGGTTCCAAATACTACTTCTTACGGTATCCGAAACACAAATATTGTTCAAGTTGTGGCACGGTAACACCGGCCCCGGCTGATCCCTACGAACTCCCTGTATGCGGGCACTGCAATGATGTCTAAAGAACAAGTACACGAAGTCATGATGGGTATTCAACCCGAATGGCGTTATCGCTGGTGTGGCGGTGGCTGGTGCGGCTGTATGGGATGTTCCAATGTGTCTGGTGAAGCCGCTCGATTGGGTGTGACCAAAGAACAATGGGAAGCATGGGTTGCATCAAACCCTGACCCCGATCCACCAAAGCCATTTGATCATGCGGCGTTAGAAGCTGCATTCAGGGAAGTCACCAATGCAGGTTAAATTCGGCGGCGGTCGAACCACATACGGCCCCGGCGTTCTTATCAAACTGACCGGCGACGAAGTTGCAACAGCAATTGATGCGTATCTGGTGTCACATGGAATTCATACGTCCGGGCCGCGTACTATCACTGTAAACGGTGATCTTTGCGAGGAAGGCCATGTTTACGTTGACCCAAGCGGCTTTGTTATGTCGGGTGGGAAACGTTTCAATGGTCATGGAACTATTGACGATTAAAGAAAAAGGGGCCAATTGGCCCCTTTTTTATTGCGACAAAACTTCTGGGTCGCGGTAGATTCGACGATACATCGTCCATGCAGCACTCATAAGGAATGCCTCATATTCATTCGGCCCGTGCTGGTCGATGAACGCTTGGCGGTTTGTATCAATCCATGAGTCCATACCCGGTGGGGCAAAGGACTCGATGTAAAGTTCTAGATCGGTTTTCATCAAAGTTGTACCTTCTTGACGGTTAGTTCGTGTTCTTCTTGGGTATAGAACTTCAAGCGTTCAACACCATGTTCATACGCATAGTTATGGGCTTTACCATGACTAATATCATCCACAATATCAAACATTCTTGCTTTTGTTTTTGACTTGTGTTTACGCAACAATCTACCCAGCGACTGCAACGAAATGATCTTGCTCTTAGTCGGGTGTGCAAAGATTGCGTTGTGCAGGTTGTTGATGCTTACGCCTGTTGCGAACACACCGTATGATGCAATTACGATAGAACCTGTTTCGTTCTCTAGGTTCTTCTTAGCCTCTGTACGATGATCCTTGGCCGTACCACCGAAGATCAGATAAACCTTCCTACCGGTGCCCTCAAGAGCTTTAACAGCCTTCTTGTACAGTATCTTCCCGTGTTCAACGCGATGGAACAGAATAATCGTGTTCTCGTCCTTGAAAGCTCCCGCCAGTTTCACCACAAAGTCATTTCTCTTTTCGTGGTTAACGATGAAATCAATTTCTTCCGGGTACTTCATCGGTTTAACTGATTTGCGTTCTTCATCGGAATAACCCAGAACGAAACCATGCACACCGATAGCAGATGCGGAACCTTCATCAATCATCTGGCGAGTAGTGATCGGAGCGAATACAGGCCCGAACAGGGCGATCAGTTGCATGATGTGGCACTTTGTATCTTTCAGTGTACCAGTCAAGCCGATCTTGTACGCGGCATCAGTCATCTTCTCGTTGATGGTCTGCAAGCTCTTACCAGTTGCCAAGTGAACTTCATCGTTCAATAGCATGGTGAACTGTTCCATCCACTCTTTATCTTTCTTAACGGCGGTCTGCCATGTGGTGATAACTACACGCTTGAACCCTTGGGTTTGTTTCTTAGCCTTTGGGTCTAGAACGTGGATATCATTTTCATCAAACAGCCCGTAGTCCATCAAGTCTTCTGCCATCTGTTGACGCAATACGTCAGTCGGAACCAGAACCAAGATTCTACCACCGGCTTCATATTCGTGTTTGGTCAACAGTGCAATGATCAGAGACTTACCGGCAGATGTCGGGAGTTTCAGCAACGCACGTTGTTTGTTCAAACCATGCAACACTGCATCATATTGATACCAGTGTGGTTTGATACGATTGCCTTTAGCCAGAATCTCTTTCGAGTCCAACCAAGCATCATAATGTTCTTTGTCGATCTTCTGAGGGATCAGGGTTTTGTCGAAGTCAATGCTGTAGCCTTCATCTTTGCAGTATTGCAACAGTTCCAGCAGCAAACCCTTCGGCAGCAATTGTTGTTGTAGGTTGTACAGCCTGATATATCCATCCCATACGCCATATTTGACTTTGGGGCTGAACTCAGAGCCGTCAACATAAAATTTGAATTTGTCGTGCAGGTCGTAGCGAACAGATGGTTCACCGGTAACCGAGACAAAGGACTCATCATAAGCCGCAATTTTCACGTCGTACATAGGGGTATAAATATTCAAGTAATGATTATTCTTTATTTATGGAGTGAAAAAAAATGGGCCGTAAGTCCAACGCAGCACTGGCTAAAGAAGCCGCAGCAAAAGCAGCAGCCGAACAGGTTGTTGAAACCCCAGTGGTTGAAGAAACCGTAGAAACACCGGAAGTCGTAGAAGCCCCTGTAAGCGCTTCTGTTGACCCTGTAGGCGAAGACCTTGGCGATGTGACGGATGAAACCGTAGAATCGCCCGTAGACCCCACAGAAGCCGTAATCGAAGGTGCAGAGCCGGAAGAAGTAGAACCGGTTGTTGAACCAGAAGATACCGCACCGGAATTGGTAGAAGAATTCAGCCAACCAGTTGAATCGACCGCTACCACCGAATTGCCGGATGGCTTCGAATACGAACTGGAAGATGGTTTTGCACCAATTCTGCGACCAACTATGGTTGGTGAAGCATTTACCGGTCATATCCCATGTCCAAAAGGCGTATTTGATTTGGTTCAAATGCCGGGTTGGCAGAGCTTGATTGATTCCCATGTTGCGAAAGCCGGGTTGAAATCTGTTCTGTTCTGGAAACGTAAGAACGGATCGGCGGTAGTTCGCTGCATGTCCAGTTCCAAGTTCGCGGATGTTGTCTAATGAATTTTGGGCAAGCCCTTGAAGCTCTGAAAGCCGGGAAACTGGTTTGCAGAGCTGGATGGAATGGTAAGGGTATGTTCCTGTACTTTGTTGCAGGATCAAGATTTACCGTAAGTCGTGCGCCATTGCTGGGTATCTTCCCAGAAGGCACAGAGATTGATTACCAGCCACACATTGATTTGCGTACAGCGGATGGTAAATGTGCTGTTTGGACTGCATCGCAGACCGACGTACTTGCCGAAGACTGGCAGATTGTTTAAACCAAAAGGGTGCTTCGGCACCCTTTTTTATTGCCTGTAACTTTGCGTTTCTTTAGGCAACAAAAAAGGGAAACCCTTTCGGATTTCCCTTTGATTTGTTTTAACCCTCTGGGTAAAAGTCTATTACAGACCTTTAACCAGTACACGACGGTAGTAAGGGTTTTTACCGATAGTACGCAGAGGCGAACCGTCGATGATTTGTTGCTCTTGAGGCAGGGCAAACGGGTTAACGCTCATCGCGTAACGAGTTTTCATTGCCATCACTGGCTGCATGTTCGCAGGGTTTTGACCGCGCAGGGTAGTCAACGGAACGTATGGGCTGTAGTAAACACCAGCGTCCATTTCGTTGGCACCTTTGTATCCAACTACGAAGTAATCGAATTGTGCGTATTGGTCAATGTACACTTTGAAACGACCACCCAGAACACCAGCGAATACCGAGTTGTTGGTATCAGTGTTCAGGCTGCCATTTTGCAGACCTTGTTGTCCCCAGCTAACCAACGCATCGGTCATTGCCAGAGCAGAAACAACGTTACGGGAAGCGATAATGAAGTTACCGTTGCCACGACCAGTCTGACGACCGATTTCGTTTGCTTCTTTTTCGATTTGAATCATCAGAGCTTTGTAAGCTTCACCAGCCCAACGAGCGTTTTTCACGTCGTTAGCGTCGGCCAAGTTAAACACGCCCGGAACAGTTGTACCAGCAGTTTGACCAGCAGCACCAGTTTGAGCTTGAGTCAGAACGGTGTTTACGGTTTCACGGTTGATTTCAACCAGAATTTCTGTAGCAAGAATGTTGCTCAGTTCGCTATCAGCATCCAGACCGTGTACAGCGCGCAAGTCTTGTGCAAGTTCCAACGAGTATTGGGCTTTCAGTTGACGAGATTTTGCAGTAACAGTTTGTTTGTCGATACGGAACGACATTTCAGCGTATGGGTTACCAGAAGTACCGTTGAAGTTTTCCATGGTTTCAGCAATGGAAGTCAACAGACCAGTACCAACAGGGATCAGTACGTTTGCAGTAACAGCAGCAGTGAAGTCAACTTGTGCATCAGCACCAACGGTACGGTTAGCAACACCAACATACTGCATGTACTCAGTAGAGCCATTAGTACCGGTGAATTTAACGAAATCGTTTGGAGCGATTACAGCAGCAGCAACATAAGCTACGGCGTTAGGAATTTGCAGACCGCCAATACCAGTACCACCAAGGCTACCAGACCAACCAACTACAGGTGCTTTACCCGGTGCGAATGCTTCGGTGAAGCCAGCAGCGCGAGGATCAGAACCGTATACGGAACGAAGGTAGAAAACCTGACCAGATGGGCCAGTCAGAGGCTGAACACCAACGGTGTCAAATGCCATCAGTTGTGGAACGATACGGCGAACAAGGCCCATTACAGTAGGAGCAACACCAACGATACCGCCAGTAGTTGTACCCGCAGCAACGCCTGTTGCACCACCGGTATAGTCGCCCTGAACCTGTGCTTCGGTCAGGTGGCCTTCGGTGATCAGGTCACGTTCTTGGTTCTCAAGAATCTGTGCAACAATGTCACCACGTTTTGCGCTGGCGATTGCTGGCAGATTTTCGGCTTCCAAAAGCGCTTGCCATTTTTCAGATAGAACAGTCATCTTTTTCTCCAGATGGAAAAGTTTAAAAGTTTAGATATATGTATTTAGTGCTGTTAGTTTCGAAAATTGAGCATTTTCGCTAATTATTTTTCAAATTAGCGAAAATAATTTCGAATTAACGGAATTTTGTCGCTTGTTTACCAGCGGCTTGCAAATACATGCTCATTGCCGGGGTAACTTGCTTGGCTTCTGGTGTATTTAGTGCATCTGGATTGGTCACTTCTGTTACTACGTCAGTAGTTTCTGGTTTGATAACAGGGGTAACATTTGCAAATGCTTCAACTACACGTTGAACTTTACCTTCGAATGCTTCGGAGAAAGCAATGTCAGCAACCAGTTCGCGAACTTTTTCAGCTTGCGATTCGGTCAGACTTGCAACAGCAGCATCGATGATGTCGGAACGTTTGCCTTCATTGATTGTGCGGGTCAGTTCAATTACTTGAGTCTGAACTTCGGACAATGCAGTTTGGGTTTCAGCCAACTTCGATTCGGTAACAGCCAATACATCGGTCTGTTCGTCGGACAATGCAAGATTGTGTTCAACGAACAACTTCTGCATACCTTCCATCAAGGAAGTAAACATAGTTGATTTGATGTTCGATTCGATAACAGGTTTGTTTTCTGCTACGAATTCAGCCGCGAAGTGTTCCATGTAGGCAGTCAGCTTTGCATCAGCTTCTTGTTCAATCAGAACTTTGTGTTCTTCCGATTTTTCATTCAAGAAAGTGATATGAGCTTCTGCTTTAGCTTCAAGGTCAGCGACCTTTTCAGCCAATTCAAGTTCTACTTGAGCAGCGGTGTTTGTTGCAACAGCAGATTCGAAAATTTCGACAAAGCTGTCAATAGCATCAGCGGGAGCGCCAACTTGTTCAAACAACGCCTTCACTTCTGTGGCGTCTAGCTGAACTTTTTTAGTACCAGTCATTAAAGACCTCCAAGATTGTTTGATGTATTTATATCAATTGTGCTGGCGTTCCAGCTTTAACCTAGATATTTTTTCAGTTCTTTCAATGGAACAGACCATTCGTGTGTGTTGGCTTCAATAACCACAACATCACCGATAACAGTAAGTTTCAGGCCGGTTTCGGCAGGGTTGGTGTTTTCCATTACCAAGGCTTCGGAAACTCCAACAAGTTGCTTCAAGCGGAATGCAACACGGTTCCAGTCCACGGACTCTTTCTGTGCAACTGGGATGTACTGATGTCCAACTGACTCATATACACCAGCCATGACAGCACCGGGAGCGGATTGGTTATGCACAAAGTCAAATCCGGCTGTTAGCTGGAATTTGGTAATTTCTGTGTAGCTACGTCCGAACTTGGATTTGGATTCATTGATTTGAATCGCTTTACCAAGGCCACGGGTCGAAACAGTAGGAGTCCAACCACCCTCGATCAATGCGCGGATTTGTTGGCCCTTGTGGCTGTTTAGAACTACGGCACGGGCGCAGATATCGTTCCCCTCAGTCCAAATCTTCTGGATCAAGTGGCTAGCTTCGGAAAGCAAGACATTTGGTCGTGGCGGGTGGTCACACTCGCCCAAGGCTTGGTTTTTGGAAACGTAGTTTGATGTATATTGGTCTACAGCTTCGGCCATTACACGGGTTGGGTATACTCTACCGTTACCGTTCAATGTCTCGGCTTGCATCGCAATACCTTCAACGTACAAATTCTTGTCACCGTTTTTGGAAACTTCGGTAATCATTTCAACTTTGAAGTCTTCAACTTCCGTGAATAGATATTCCGGTGATTCCTTGTCCTCAGTGAACAGGGTAAAATCAGTCATCGTTAACCTCTCTGATAGTATTTATATCGCTTAATTTGACGAACTATCAGGTATTGTTGGTGAACCAGCAACATCGCCCGCTACAGGGCTACCGTAAGTTCCTTGCGCTGACATCAACGCTTGATACTTCTTGGTCGCTTTGCCAATCAGCTTGCGAAAGTCCAGAGTTCCGTTTTTCTTGATATGTGCTTCGGCAAGGCTTCTGTAGAGTTTGATGTCCACGAAGTCTTGAATCTTCACACTCGTTTTCAACGTGCCATCCGAATACTTACCCAATACCGGGTTGTCTTCTTGATCGTCGTTGTCTGAAACGTCACCATTTGGTTTTACTTGCATATCCAACTGACCTAGAACCCAGTCGAGTTCATCCTTGGTCAGTTGGTATGTGTATTCGCTAGATTCCGACAAAGTTCCCAACAAGTCATTCAGACTCATTGAAAACATCGATCAACCCTTTTGCTTAGACAGGCGTGAAAGTTCAGGGTACTTTTGTTTGATGTCTTTATCAGACCAACCCTGATCGGCAAGCCATGCAGCGACCTTACGGCCATCGTCTGGCGTTGCTACTTTAACTTTAACGACCTTACCGTCACCCGGTTCCGAAGCGGCTGCAACGCCTTTGCTACGAAGCTGTTTTGACGCAGAAGATGGGTTACCCACTTCAAACGACAGTGTACGTTCGGTCAGATCAGACTTTTTTGAGTCGTCATCCTCATCTTTGTCTTCATCTTTGTCATCGTCGCCTTTGTCAGACTTTTCGTCTTTCTTGTCGTCCGATTTGTCATCGTCTTTCTTTTCGTCCTTGTCTTCTTTGTCATCTTCTTTCTTGCCGAAAGCCTCAGTCAAAGCAACTTGAACTTCACCCGCCTTTGCCAGAACAGCCGCTTTCAAGGCTTCATCAAACTTAGCCTTGAAATCGATTGGGTTCTGGGAAAGAGCAGCGGTTAGAATCTCGCTCATCATTTACCCTTTATAGATTTGGTTGTGGATTTGGTTGTGGGGTTGGTGTTGGCTGTCCACCACCGAACTCTGGATCATTGAATGACGGGTCTGGTTCCATTGCGCCGTTCTGTTGTGCAGAGCGTTGTGCAGCAAGTTGATAGATCGGGTCTTTCTGTTCTTCCAGAATCTTCTTGCGCTGTTCATCAATTTCTTCTTGAGTCAGCTTCAACACTTCCAATGCAGCCCATTCATACGAAACGTGAACGCCGATGATTGGTTCAACTTGGGTGTAGTTGCTCAAACGCAGTTGCAACATTTCGGCTTTCTTACGTTCAGCGAAGTAAGAGTCAACCGCAAAGTCGATCATGATTGCGTTTTTGTTCTGATCCCATTCTTCTTCGGTAATGATTCGTTTCAGAATCAAGTTCGTTTTCAATGGTTCCAAGAAGATTGTGGCGAATCTGGCTTGCAGTCTGTGAACAAACTTATCAAACTTCAATTCGTCGCGTGTAATTTCTGTACCACCCTGACCGAAATCGATCATTGCCCCCGATTCAGCACGGGAACCCGGCACTTGCAACGCATCGTACAGGTTCTGCTTGTAGTAGTTCAGCAGGTCTGTAGCGTCCATGTTTTGTCCACCCGGTAGGGTAGTAATCTCAGTACCCTTGGAACCCTCTCTACGAGGCAACCAGAAGTCTTCTAGCATGGATTGCGTGTTGTATCCGTTCTTTACCTTGCCGGTTGTTGCATCGAACGTCATCTTGTTCTTGAAGCCGTTCATGATGCCGCGAACGTATTGTTCTGCTTTGGTCTTCGGCAAGTTACCGGTGTCGATATAGAACACACGGCGTTCTGGGGCACGGACGATCATATAGATCAGGGCCGCATCTTCCAGCATTTTGATCATGTTCGCCGGTTTGATAGCTTGGTGCAGATGGGAAATGATGTGTTTGCCATCGCGATCTAGCAGACCAGAGTGAGCGTATACAACGGAATCGACCGGAAGAACGAAATCCTTCTTAACGCCGTAACCAATGAATGCACCGTCTTTCTTGTCAACCGGGCGGTAAACGAAGAAGTCTTTGTAACCAGTTACAATGTCTTCACCGTCGATGTTTTGTTTCTGAACTTCACGAACCTTGATTACATATCGTGGGTCAAGCGCACGCAGTTCTTTGATACCTTCTTGTGGTTTCTTTGGATCGACAACCTTAAAGAAGATTTTACGACCGTCTGTGTACCATTGACGGAAGTATTCGTAGCCTTTTTCGCGATACTCAAGCAGGTTAACAACCCCCTCGAATTCCGCCTGAATTTTGGTCTGAATTGCAGGACTGAATTTAGTCTTTTGCAGATTCAACAGGATTGGGTCATCTTCCATAACAATTGCTTGGTCGCAAATGTCGGTGATACCCGATGCAACTTCATGGTGTCCGGCAATTTCGCGGTAGGTATTAATCAAGTCAGGCAGAGTTTTGTACTCTGGATCAAGATTAAGGCCATAGGAACGCCAAATGTTATTCAGATTGCCAGTATCTAATACGTCATGTTCAACTGCGCCGTCCATGTTTTCTGGTGCAGCAATTGTCGGAACAAATGTTTCTTCGGAACCGAAGATTTTGTTCCATGCATCTCTCAAAGCCATTCTGGGGATTCCATTTAAATCAAAGGGGTCAAAGACCCCTGTGATCGATTAAATTGCAGAAGCCGGTTCCCACCAGTCAATAGCGATGGTCACTTCAAAAATTTCAATTTCGTTGTTAGTGTCCCAGTCAAGTTGCACTTCACCAACGATAGTTGGCCAAATACCTTTCATGAGATACTGAACAGTTTGATTACCCTTACGGTCAAACTGACGAACATATCCATCTTTTTTGTAGTCTTCTGGTGCGTCACCGTAGATTCTACGGTCTTGTTGGTGTACCATTCTCGACCAGTCCAAGAACTGTTCACGAACGGTGTGATTGGTGTCGTTGTATACCGATACTACCCAATCTTCGAATTCTCTATCACCACCCAAGTTGATTTTACGGTTCTGGTAACTAACAGGAACCTTTTCAACCGTAGAGGTTGGCAAAGTTGCGGCTTTACACTTGAACTTGAAATCACGACCTAGGAATGGGATTTCGACTTCGAACAGGTTAGGTCGAGCGGCATCACCGATAATTGCACCAATGTTAAGCTCTAGAGCCATTGGATCATTTCCTCTGTGTATTTAGAAGGGGTCTTGCGACCCCTATTTCGGATTAGAACGAACCTAGCAGTTCTTCGAAGTTTGCATCTGTACGGGTTGCAACGAAGCTCAGAGTAATGAAGTTGATCGAACGAGCAGGCTTGATCATGATCGCAGCGCGGAACTCATTTGCATCAATTACTTGACCAGTGTTGTTGCGTTCGGAACATTCAACGTAGTATTCGTAAACACCGCGTTGCGCTCTGATACCTTCCAGATATGCGTTGATTTCTGTACGGAACGAGTTTCGTGTGAACTCATCGTTCAGTTCGAACAGACGGTACTTCGCAGCATCGGAGATTGCTTTTTCCAGCAAGTTGAACAGACGGCGAACGTTGATTCGGCTGAATGCGCTTGGCTTGGAAGTTGCGGTTTTGTCGCCGTACAAGAAGAAACCTTGACCAGCGAAACTAATCACTGGGTTGATTTGCGCTTCATACAGACGGTCGCGTTGTGCTTGTTTTGGAGTAATCGCCAGTTTAACAACACCTTTGATTTGTCCACGGTTCAGACCACCCGGCGAGTACCATGCTTGAGCCACAGAGTCGGTGTATGCACACAGACCAGCGATGTCAGCAGACAGCGGAACCCAACGGTTCTTGTCGTTGTACTTGTCGTACTGGAACTTGTAGTTACCATCAATGAAACCGAACGAAGTGTTAACGTTCAAGTTGTCTTCGATTGGGCTACCCGAAGCATCAACACCATTACGCCATCCAACAATCTGATCCAATGCAACCGCTGTAGGCAAGTTGACGATCAAGTCTTTTGGCGGGCTAACGAATGCAACACAGTCAGCACGGGTCGCAGCAATATCCTGTACAACGTATTTCAGGATGGTCGATGCAACAGCAGTTGGTTCGTCGGAAGCCGCACCACCAATCAGCAAGTTGATGTAGATGTTTTCTTTGTCAGCAAATTCATCCCAACCAGCAAGGTATTCATCTGCACCGGCATTAGAGTCTTTACCACCACCGAACACCAACGAAATAGAATCGCCGGGAGCAGTGCCGATCCACGAATCAGAGATTGCGGAAATGTATTGACTTGGGCCTTTAGCAAAGAACTCATCCAGATAGATGTTAGAACCGAAGATGTCTTGGTCGCCTTCCAGAGTCGAAACTACGAAGGTTTCCAGAGCAACGCCGTTGTAGCTAACTACTACACCGAATTGGTTGTTGGTTTGTGGGCCGTATTCGAACATCTGGGCAATCGACTTAACAGTACGAGTTCCACCAGTTGGGAATACATCGATGTTTCCATCACGCGATGTAAAATCTGCATAGTTGATGATATCAACTTGGATTTTGTCACCGAATGACCCGGCGTATTTTGCAATAACAGTCGGGATGGAAGCAGCGGTCATTGTTGCAATGAATTCAGTTGTGAACGCGGAATGCAATTCATCGTCGTTTGCCATGAACACACCGGAATCGGTTTTCAGAGCAAGTGTTGCAACAGCACCAGTACCAGCATGGCCGGTCAGGGCTAGGGTTACACCGCCCAACTGGGAAGTGATCAAACCGCTTTTGATTGCGGCAAGAATACCAGCAGATGCTACACGCAGACGTTTCAATTCACCGGTTGTTTGAGCTACGCTATCAACTACCGCAGTAGAAATAACAGTTGCACCAACTTTAACATCGTAGGCATCACCTACAACGTAACCAGTACCACCAGAACTGATGGTTGCAATTACAGCGTTGAATAGCGGGCTTGAGTTCTTAGCGGTAGTTCTATCAACAACACGAACGAATCTTAGGTCGTTACCGTATTTCAAGAAGTTAGCCGCAGAGAAGAACGTAGCCGCTGTATAGTCGTTTGGCGCACCAAATCTACGAACCAAATCTGTTTCATCAGTGATTTGATTGATCTGGAACGCTGGCCCCCATTGCATCTTACCTACAGTGGCACCACGGCCAGTAGATGCGCTCGCAATGGTAGTGCTAAGGTCAATTTCTTTAACCTCAATACCCGGAGACAGCAGAGTCATTTTTGTGTTCCTCTAAGTGTTAAAAATTCTGTTTGGGTATAGAACCCAATATCTAATTCTATTTATGTAAGTAAGAATCGAGTTCTTACTTATTTTTTGCGAAAATTGGTGAAATTTGATAAAATATCAGACAATTGTTTTCTTAAACCAAACATACTGACGACACCAAGAACGATAATGAACGAAAACCAGTCAGGAATATCGTTCAAGATCAACAGACCTTCTTTGATGGCATCGCGAGTCCATGGCAGGAACACACCAATAACCGGAACCAGAAACAAAAGAAGGATCAAGTCATCCTTGATCCCTACAGTGTCTTTCTCTGGTGCTTCAACTTTTTGTACCGGGGCTTCTTCTTTGTTTTCGTCTGGGGCACTCATCATTACCGCCTGTAATAGCTGCAACACAATTAACAATAGTCTCATGCTGCCTTACCTCGGGTTGCGTGCGGGTGGACGATCCGGTTGTTCAGGTAGCATGGAACTCAATTTGGTCAACGAGATTCGAAGTTCAACAATTGCATCGTTCATCTTCTGTTGACCGTTCTTTACTTCTACAGCCAGATCAGCGTTATTTTTATTCTGGGCTTCTAGAAGCACTATCATCTTTTCCATATTTCGTTGCTCCGAAATAACGGAATCAACGCGGTTCATGGATTGTTTTATAACAGCCATATCAGAATTGATTGAGAACACCCACGTCGCCAAAAAGCCCAAAACCATAATAATCACAGGTGTTACCAACTTATCCCAAAGAGCGTTAGAATTATTGCTCATTGCGCTATACTCTGTGAAAATTCATCGGGGATATGAATTAATCAGTCATCCAAGACATATTCATATCCATTTCGTCAGCTATCGGGCCAACACCGTCATCATGGAAAATGAATCCCATGAATTCTTCTTCGAGTTGTTCGATTTGGTCGGTAAACAGTTCGTCTGGAAGTCTCAAGCTACGATCAACGTAGTTATCGAATTCATCCATTGTGGTGAAGTAAGCAAACACCACCAGAGCCATTACCAAGTCATCGTGATAGCCTTCCATAGCCGCGAACGAAAGGTTCTTTTCAACGAAGGTTGTGAATTCATCCGCTACTAATCTACTATTTATGTTGAGCTTATTCAGCTCAATCAAGTCTTTTAGTGTGGAACAACCAATTGCTTTGGATCGTTTAGATTGTTTGATACCAAGTTCGATACCACCGAACTGAACAAGGTTTTCATATTCCAAGTCCATGTATAGTTCTTTGGCAACCAACAGACCTTGGTTAGCAATCTCAATCAGAATCTGTGCCTTGTTGTAACGCATTGCAAGGTGCATTAGAATCTGAGGTAACATCAAAGGCGAAACTTTGTTCGATCTATATACAGCAACAACATCGTAAGGGAATGTCGAAACATCCATTACTACAGCCGTGGAATAGTCCTGACCGCGACCCTCTGCCACGTCAACCGTACAGAAGTATTTGTGGTTCTTCTTGGCTTCCTTGTAGATATACAGGTCGTTGTCTTTGGAGATTGGTTCCAAAGCGTTATTAATCATCTGTTCGATAGAAGCAGATCGAATAAGAGTACCGGTACTTGAACGGAACTGGCATTCGTATTCCTGCAAGAAGTCTTCGAAACTGGTGTTACCGATAGTTTCTTGCTTCCACTTCTCGTCGCGACCCGGAACATCAGACCAATGGATACTGAACGGGAAGAACGATGATTGTTTCGAAACAGCTTTTTGCCAAATGTCATAGAACTGGTTCATGCCGTTAGGCGTGGATACCATTAGAACTTTGGTCTTTTTACCAGACGATACAGTTGGGTAGGTGGACTTCCAGAATTCAGCCCATTCGTTTCTTTCGATAAACGCAACCTCGTCGATGAACAACATCGAGAAAGATTGACCACGAACCGAAGACGACGAAGTTGCATGGGAAGATACTTGGCAACCGTTGTCTAGTTTGATACTTGTTTTGTTCCATTCATCGACACCCGGTTGCAGGAAGTCGGGAAGGTAACGGAATGCTTTCTTTACACGGTCAAGAATTTCAGCGGAAGTTGTGGCCTTGTTCGCCAGAATACCGATGTTCTTATCCTTGTTGAAAATCATGTAGTGAAGAATATACGCAGCGGTGGTAATCGACTTACCAACCTGACGCGGGCACTTCGAAACAAAGAAACGGTTATGTTCCATGTTGCGAAGCATTCTTTCTTGGAATTCCCATAGTTTAAACAGAACCATACCATGGTCAACGTGAACAATTCTCATATACGTCTTTACGAAGTACACAATATCATCACGGCATCTACGCCATTCGGTTTTCATTTCCGGCGTCATGGTTAGTTTTGTTTTTGCACGGCGAAGGTCAGGGTCACCCAAATAACGGGAACGTTTGTCGTCGCGGTTCTTAAACGTCAGGAACTCTGTGGGGTCATCGGATTGAAACGGCTTCGCTTTAATGAAAGTCGCTTCTAGTTCCTTTGCGTCCTTTGTAATCGTTTTTTCGTAGTGCTGTTTCTCTGTAAGCAAGTCAGCACTCGAAGTAAGGTCATCCGCTAGTTCCAATTCGTCATCGGATGGATTAGCTGGAAGCTCGGTCAGCCTCGGGGTCATAATCTACTCTCTGCCCTTCAATTTCTTTCTCTTGTTCGTCTTGTCGAGTTCCCAATTCATCCATCAAATCCGAATGAGTACCGATGAACACCTTTTCAGCATTGATTTGCTGGTTGGTTTGTTTCATAACCGTAGGAACGGCCTTGGTATCTTTGGTAACCTTGTGTACGTCAACCAATGCTTTGGCAGACGATGTGATTTGAGCCATCAACTTGGCGAACGCTTCAATCATTTTTGGATGCTCGGCCATGGCGACTTCTGGGGCCATCATGGTTGCAAGTTGCATCATCATTTCCTGTTGCTGACGTAATGCTGTTCGTGAGGCGTTCAGGTCGTCTTTAAGGGCCGGATCGGTATCAGACAGGTCAAGCACAGGGTTAACCGGGGAAACCACTACAACTGGCTTAGGCGGCGTTTCACCGCCTAGCAGTTCATCAAGGTCATCCGTGGCTAGGAAATCAAGTTCCTTCATTTGGATACTCTATTGTTTCTTTAACAGTCCAAGGATCGTCTTTGTTCGCTGTCCATGGGTCAACTTCATCAGTTACACGGAACATCGAGGCTTCTTCATTCAATAGGTCTTTTACTTCACCTACGAAATTGACGATTGTGCGTTTAATCAATTTGGCTTCTTGCACTTGTGGGTACAGGTAGCCGTATAGTTCGAACTTCAAATCCCATTGCACGACTCTACGACCGTCGATCATCAAACCGATTACCTGTTCAGCCGGTTCCACATCAATCAAGTTGATATAGATGTCACGGTCAACTACGCCAGTAACAGATGCTTCTTTGATCTTGGCGTTGAAGTGTGGCTGGAAGTACGGTAGAATCTGTTCGATGATTTGCAGCATGTCGTCTTCATATCGGGTGTAAACCGATAGATCAAACTGGAACGTGTATGGAACTGGGGCCAATTGCTTCTGATGGGTTTTATTCCCTTGGGCATCGACTACGGTGTTCATACCGTATTGCTGGGTGTTGATCTTGCGTTTCGAATCGTAGAATGGTTTCACCATGTAGTAAGACATACGCGGCAAAATGATTTCCAATTCTGGTGTTCCGGGTTCACCGTTCACGCCGTTTCGGTTCTCTAACGCAGCAATGAACTTCTCTTTCATTTGATACGTTAGAGGAACCTTGAAGGCGTCCGGCTGATTGGAACGCTGAATCAACATTTCGTTGAACAGCGTTCCGAACAGTACAACATAGCTACGAATAGACTTGTTGTAGAAATGTCTTTGTTTGAACATTAGTAATCAGCTCTGAATGGGTCTTCTTCATCGAACACTGTAATTCCATCACCTTCGGCTTGAATCTGGTCTGTTTCACCGAATGGAACTCGGTCAATATCAGCAACCATTTCAAGTTGGATCAGTTCATCCAGAATATCCGCTGGCATTTCGGTTCCATTCGGATCAGGTACGGTTGACTTGTTGATCAACGGCATCTTTTCACGGCTAGCTACGAACTTCTGTGCGGTGATTCTGCGCATCGGCAGAGTTCCGTTCGGGTGGAACGGGTTATCCGCTTCTACCCAGATGATTTCGAATAGTGTCGGTTGTTTAACTTGCGACTGACGTTCCCACATAATCAAGTCACCCGGACGCGGGAAGAACCCACCGGTTTGATATGCGAATAGATCAGGTTGAATCACTAGGTCAACTTCATCCGCAACGGATACGCCGAACTTGGAATAGAAGTCTTGTTGCCCCTGCCAGCCTTGGTAAGACTCAAGGTACATCGCAACTTTCCAGTAATCACCGAACGTGTTTGATGTGTCCTCACCGAAGATTCGATCAAGGTTCACGATTTCACGTTTGATGTAATAGAATTCCAACCCGGAGAATTGAATGGACTCGGCAACGATATCGTTGAGCAAGTCCTTTTCAGTCTGTACCGTGAAGTGGTTGAAGTGCGGGTTTCGGATGTTGTCCAACGACCTTGGGTCGTCAACTTCAACCGAAGCCCACTGAATGTTATTCCAGAGTGCCATGATTACTCCAAGTAGAACGGAAGTGGTTCAGACAGCAACATCAGTTCCTTGCGCAGTTCGATAATTTCAGCGTTCGCTTCATCGTACATTTGCTGGCCGTTGATCTGCACACCACCCGGCAATGGTTGACCACTGAACTTTTTCAAGTTGGTGCCCCATTGGAGTTTGGTATAGGCGGTTGCCATGTCTTTCAACCAACGGTTGTTGTAGATGCCCTGATTGAAGAACACTGCCCCGGCTTGTGGATCGGCTGTAGTGCCTTGGATCGTGTAAGCGTATGGGTTGTGGTAGTTCTGGGTCGCCTTGGTCACAAACAGGCCGCTATCAGCGTCTGGTTGATTGATATAACTCTGATCGACGTACACCCCGGCAGCCACGTAGCATTCCACGATAACCACCATGCCTTCGCGTAGGTTGCCGTCGTTCAGGATTTTCAGGCTGTTCGAGTCGGTGTTAAACCAGAACTGGAAATCGGGGCTGAAAAAGCGTTGCAGCAATTCCATGTACTGGTGGAAAGCATCGTACAGAGCCAGACCATAGCCACCGCCGCTAAAGATAGAACCGTTTGAGGAACCACCCATAGAGCCGGACATGTTTTTCAACAGGTCTGCCGCAGTGTGCCAGCCAGCGTCATAGATCGATCCGTCAGTCCATCCACTGGATAGGCCGAAGTTGTTACGGAATACGCGGGTAACCGATTGCAGTTTCACGCCGGTATTGATTAAACCTGATGCCGCTTCATCGGTGGTCAGTGTGCGAACCAGATACATTTTGTTGACTCCATCAAAGTGATAGTCAATGTACAGGTCTAGTGCGCGGTCGATACATTCGTATAGTTGGGGTTCTGTTACGTTAATCGTGTTAACAGGGGAACCCAATCTTTGAAGAATGATGTTTTTTAGTTGTGTGGGTGTGTTTGCTGTAGCCATTATAGTTCCCCAAGTGATACACGTATTTAGCGCTATTTAGAAACGAAAAAAGGGCCATATGGCCCTTTAATTACTCTGCGACCATCCAGATAGCCCAAAGATTATCTTCTTTGACTTTCGGAACTTCATGTTCGTGAGTGATGTTGAATTTGATAGAATCGCCCGGTTGAAGCATGAACAGTTCACCGTCGATAATGATTTGCTGGTTTACACCCAATGCAACAGCAACGAAACTCATTGTGTTCTTGGTTCCAACCCAGTTATTCATCTTGTCCAGTAAACCGACATCTTTATCATACTTGCGGAAGAAGAACAGGAATGTTTTATCCCACACACCCTTCGGCGTTGCATCAATGATTGTTGGTTTTGAGGCACGCGGTATCTTGTACCACTTCCACGTTTTGTACATGGATGGATTAGCCATTCCATTTGCACCCATTCTGCGACGAATAGATGTCGATTCATCCCACGAAGCGTTTGATGCAATCTCTACTAGAGCGGCAACATTCTTTTTCGTCAGATGTTTTTCTTTGATATGAATTGTCATAGGTATAGGTACAACACTATATAGCGTTTATGTTTAACCGGTTTCACTTCATGAACCAGCTTGTTGCCGGTAACGAGAATCCCAGTCCCTAATACATCTTCATAGAATGATTCTTCACCTTTCGGCCCGTCGAAGTAAGCAGAGAAACCATCCCCATTTTCAACTAACGGAACAACACAGAACTTTGGGTATTGATGCGAATCGATATGCTTCGGGATGTAATCACCCGGCTCATATTTATTCACAATCACTTCTTCAAGGAAGTTCCCACATTTCGGTGCAGCTAAGATCAACTTTTCTCTGAGTTCCTTTGGAATATCCAAATTGACCATCGAACGATATTGAGCTTTCACACGTTCTACAGTTCTGTACAGGGTGTTCCCTTCCGACCGGTCGGTAAATCGTCTGTTCTCGAAGGCATCGAATGCACCCACAATTTCCTCACAGAATTCCGTGGTGAATTGTGGGCACTCAATTATTTGCAGGGTCATTGATCAAGCGTCAAGCCAAGACCAACTAGGTTGGCTGGCCCCATGGCTTCATGCAAGCCACCGTCAAGCTTGGCTTCATGCTCGGCCTGTTCCTGTGCAATGGTAATGAACTGGAAGTCAGGGTTAGCGATGTAAGCGGCTTTGATCGTTTTGTTCGCGGCTTTCACGTCGTCGATGTATTCGTTCATGTCCAGCAATTCTTCATTGACAATGCCAGCGGCTTCGCATAGTTGCGCAACTGCTTTACGAAGAATATCCAATTGAACTTCCAACTGGAAACGCTTGTAGATTTTTGATTTACACAGGTTGTTCACTTGTGTTTCATAAATCTTGGTTGCCGAAGTAGCGATGTCAACAATTTTGAAACTGTCAGCAGTACCTTCAATTCGCTGGGTCTTGATATCGATTTCGACTTCAATGTAAATGAAGTTGTCGGTATTCAAGTATTCCGGCTGGGCAATACCAATGGTATTGAAATAAGCTTTGCTGTAACGGTTGAATACTGCCAGCATCTTTTGCGTTCCAACCGGAACCACCGAAGCCAACATTTCTGTTAGTGTGGTGGCCTGTTGGATAGCTGTTTGTTCATCAGTCATATTTCACCATTATGCAAAGTGCAGGAACTGCCAACCGGCGTTGCTTGTTCTTGTGATTGTTCGTCTACGATACCCACCTACCCAAGAAGAACCATTACCCCAGCCTACTTCATATGTGTAGTATTCATCGAATACAACAATGGAGCCGTTCGGGTATGATGCAAATACTGCAACCATGGTTTCAACTGAACCGGAACCGCCGTATACAACCGGTGGCAAGGTAGTTGGTGGTGGAATTGCTGGGTAGATTGTGCTTACCCAGAAGTTGTACAGTCGGGCATATACTTGAGCCGGGTTCACATAAGCGTTTACCGCGACTTGGTTAGCCGCTTCCGCATCAGTTGCACCACGGACAATACCAACGGTAACGGTGTTTGCCGCTACCGGTTTGGATTCAATGATTGCTGCCTGTACATCGGTTGCGACAAAGCCTTTGGCTACCGCACCCGCAATTGTTTTATCAAATGTGATTTCGATACCTTTGTAAGATTCCGAAACCTCTTTTGCTCTTGTGTTTGCCATTAAGCAACCCTCAACCAGCTATAAATCGTTCTGGTATATTTAGTCTCAGACCCAAGCAGTTCCCAAGAACCGTAACCCAAGTAACCCGGCTTACCGCCGTATTGTGTTACCTTGGTGGACATGGTAATGCCGTTCTGAACCTTGTTATCGACTGGATGTGCGTTGGTATCCACGTAGGTATACGTTACAACCGCACCAGTTGTCGTTGCAGACGTGATGAACGATTGTGCAGCCAATGCCGCAGCCACCTTTGTTGCAACCCCTGTAGCGCTGTCAGAAGTCAGCACAGCGATGGTTACACCGGCAATGTTTAGGTTACCGTTTGCGGTTGGTGTACCGGCAATGGTTAGTTGAACGATCTGGGATTTCAGAACAGTTGGTGCAACTGACGGGTCAACAGCACTAACGGTTTGATACACAGTACCCGGAATAACTAACGCCTTCTCCCACATATCATCAATCGCGGACTGTACGTTTGGTTGGTCGTAACCGCTACTGATTTGAGTAGCGGTTGCGTTACCGATTACACCACCGGTACGGGACTGATTGAATGTGGCGAAGTCCGCTGTATGTTCTACAACACCAGCGGCTTTTCTGTTTTGACTCATCTTATGCTACCCGTACCCAAATATAAGCAGTGATGCCCGGTGGAATAATTTCAACGTCAGATGGTTCTTGACCCGCAGTTTCTGGGGAGTTCACTTTGACTGTAGCGAGTTCATACGTCGCCAGTGGCGCAGTACCATCACCCGGCAATGGAATACAACCGGAAAGGTTGATTTCACCGCTGGCAGCCTCACGCATGTATTCGCGTGTACTTTCCAGTTCAGGGATGTTTTCGTCGGTCAATTGAACTTGGCGTTTACCAATCAAGTTACCTGCCAGTTTCAGTGGCTTACCAGCTTCATCGACAACCGCAGTGTTGATACCAAACAGTGGGTCTGGGTTACCTTGGTTATCCAATGCACTTGCGAAACCAAATACCGATCTACCTTGTGCATACGGCTTCCATGTACCGAAGCCCATGTACAACGCCGGGTTCGCCGGGTTGTTGGCGTTGGTGTAAACGGTGCCGACTGGATAAATCGATTCCAGCAACTGGATTACGTTTTCGAATCGAATGTTTGTTTCAGTACCCGGAACAGTTGTAGCAGTTGCCGCGTTTGGAACGTTGACATCGGTGTAACGGATTTTGGATGAACGGTTGAAACGATATTCAGTGTTCAAGAAAATCTGTGAGGCTCTGGACTTGATACCATCCACACCATCCCATTCCAAGATCGAACCAAGTTCGTTGTTGAAATAGATCAGAGTCAGGTTGTCACCGTCTTCTAGATCAGGGGAAATGGTAATTGTGTTCCAACGACCTAGGCCGTCAGCCGACAACTTGTAGTCTTCATTAGCCGCAGGGTTCAAACCAGCCGAACCGGATTCCAATAGAATCGTACCGTTCAGAATAATCTGACAGGCGTTCGGGTTTAGTTGTTCGTCACTTGGTCTACCGAAGTCTTGGACTGTGTAAACACCACCCGCTTTGATTTTCAGGGATTGACCCGGAACCGCAGCAACTGGGTTATCAGCAGCCAACATCATAACGTCATAACGGATATACGAAACTGGAGCCGCCGTTACATCCTTGGTGTAACTGATGATTGTAATTACGTCACCGGCAATTGCATATGGAATGTAAATGTCGATACCGTTTAGAACAACCATACCACCGGCAGAGTAAGAACCGTAGTCGGAGTTTGCAATTACCTTGTCGTAAGTCAGCAAAGTACCGTTTCGATATACCTGCACAGCACTGGTGTTGTAACCAGTTGGGCTGATGTTTTGGAATCGTCCGATTGGGCTTTCGTTACCAACGACCTTGTAAGTCGCCACGATAACACCTGCACCATCTGTTTTTGGCAGACTGTCCAGTTTCACGTTCGAGATATAACGCCATGTTGCAGGCGAGCTATACACGAACTCCAACGATGTGAAGTCGGATGCGAAACTAATCGGGTTGGTCGAACCACCTAGGCTGTCACCGCTTGTAGGGCGGATAGAGACTGCGTTAGTTCCCCATGAAGCATGTACGTCGCGTAGCTTGATAACACGCCCGTAATCAGCCGGAGAGCCTTTAGGAAGCGTGATCGACAAGCCACCGCTAAGAGTGTTCAAGTTGTACTGAGAACCGAATACCGGTGTCAGGCTTTGACCGTTTGCAACGGCCCAAGTTTTCCATGCCCCGGCTGGGTGAAGTGCTGCACCGTCACCCAACTGGTCAAATGTTTCGGTGAAGTTTGCGTTGATCTTCTGTCCACCTTGACGCAAGTAATCGCCGGTAGAATCGTCAACAGCAGCACCCAAATTGATTAATTGCTTTGTCATCTTATATCCTCTTACCTTACTTATCAGATAAGAATTTTGGTGAAATCAGTTGATCGAACCTGCACTTTAACTTGTGTCAGAGTTGTGGAAAGCGTCATCAGAACATTGCCCGACTGTATAGAAAAATCAACATCGTATACGCGAGAAGCGCCGGTGCCAAGTAACGCGGATTCAGTATAAACATGGGTCGTACCATCTTGAGCTAAGTGAATTTCAGAAGACGTGACAGATGTACCGCCACTTTGTTGCAACCCTGTAATCAGGAGCTTGGCAGACGCAAACGAGCTGGTAGGCCCGATAACGTAAGTAGCTGGAGTTGCTGGTGTTAGTACAAAAGTCTTATCGATCAAACGTAATTCACGTTCGTTCAACAGACGCAATGAATATGTCCAGTTGACAGAGCCAACAGTATCGTCGATACAGACGAAAGTTACTTCGGAGAATGCAATACCGAAAACGATATCGCCCAATCCGCCGTCGATCTTTTCCAGACCGTCAGGGCGTACAGTAATTGGGGAGTTAGTCCACGAACCGTAGATATCACGGATACGAACGATTTCACCCAATTTACCGTTTGGAAGTTTCACAACCAACGAACCGTTCCGGGTATCAACGTTTACTTGGGAACCCGCAGATAGTGGAAAGGTGAAGGATGATCGGGTTGGAGATTGCCAGTATCCGGTTGCGTGGATAATCTGTGGGTTTGCACCTTGCTTACCAAACGCATCATAAATTTCTTCAAACATCTGGTTGGCTTTGTTACCACCAGTGAATAGGTTGTCGCCAGTTGTAGCATCACCGGCAACCCCTGTGTTAATTAAGTCTTTACTCATTCTTAGAAGCTCAAAATAATTCTGATAAGTTCGGTCTGATCGCTAGAACGATAGATCGGCGGGCGGTTTTCCATGTACAGAACTTCACCAGACTCAACCAAAATATCTTTCGGGTAGTAGGTGTAATCAGTTGCCTTAACATCGGGTTGGCCGGGACTTGCTTTCGCTTCCAACGGGTTCACGATGATTGCCAACTGACGATACCCGGTGTTACCCGGTCTGTTGGTATCGGTGAAGTCTTTGTCGGTTAAACGTACATAGCCCATTAGAGAACTACAGGCCACATCGTAGATCAATCGGTTGATTTGGTTAGATGGGTTGACGTTCGCTAGACCCCATTTAGCTGGATCGGCTTCAATCTGTTCCGGCGTAGGGACTACAATGTAATCCTCGTTCGTCGAGTTGATAACTTCATCAGGCGGAATGGTGTACAGGTAATCCCACAAATAACCATCTTGCGTATTGATTGCCGATTGTTTGCCTTTCGGAATGTTAATGTATTCACCGGGCGTTGCGCTTGGAGTCCAAACACCACCGGCTTTGATACATTCGTTCTTAGCACCAATCGATGTAATGTTACATGCCCCAGAGTCTGGGATTTGTACACAGCGATAAACCATGTAGCCAGAATCCGAAGTATCGAATTCGTTCACACCGGTTAACGAGTTCACAATAACAACATCATTGACTTGGAAGATTCGACCCTCTGCCCCAAGTTGCGGGTTGCCCCAGTCCTTGCGGATAATAACCGGAATCCATGACGGCTTCGCGATTTTAATCAAACCTAACATGTCATCCCACAATGCCGCTTCACCGGTATTATCAGTTACTGGGTAAGGTGGTTTGAAATAGGAACTGGTTTCGTAGGAAGACCAAGGGGTCTTCCTCCCGAATGCCATGTAGTAAGTGTTAGCGTCAGCCGTATCCCCGATCCCGTCAATGAAGTTAAGCATTGCTTTTGTACGGAACTTGGGGGTAACAATGCCTCTGTAGATAACTGCCATTAAGAATCTTTCCTCTGACTTAGACCGTCTTTCAGACGACCTTTGACGATTTTTCTGGTTTCGATGAATCGCATGTTCGAGCTATCGAACAGATACGAGCCTTTACGACGTTGGTTCGCGTCCTGACCGTCCACAATAGTTGGGTTGTCAGCCATGTACGTTGGTGTCAACGGGAATGCCTGCCCTGCTTGCGGGTGCGGTTTGTACTGGATAACGCCGTACTTGTCTGTTTTGTATGAACCATCGGTGTTCAAGTCTGGGATTTCATCAGGGTAAACTTTTGGTAGACCCATGTTCCATTTCAGAGTTTGAAGCAAATCGACGATAGTTTCTTTGTGCGAAGCGGATACACCGGAGTTGATGAACATGGAAATCAGCATGATACCGATGAAACCAAATCCTACCGGGTGTACGAACCTGATTGCGTCATCCTTGTACTTGGAAACTTGAAGTCCCGATTGTACAGAGATTGCGTAATAGGTCGGCCCACGTTGCAAGTAATCCTCGTTGTTCAGTGGTTTTTCTTTACCGGTAACACCACGGAACACAGTTCCTGTGAAGCCCGGAGCAACATCAGAGATTAAAACATCCCCGATTACAAACTCACCGACAATGTTATTTAGAGTCACTTGCCAGTACGCTTTACCGTTTGCATCAAAATAACGTTCGTAGTACACAACATCAGCTTGACCAGAACGACTTGCGGTTCTGATTCTGTTACCAACCAAGTCTGTAGTCAGGGTTGAAGAATCAATCACAATGTCAAATTCATACTTCGAATCGCTTTCAGTCGATAGAATCACATCCTCGTTGTACAGGAACTTGAACAGGAACGTGTACGCTTCCTTAATACCCTTGATAGAGTAGATATCGAATGCGCGGTTGTTGCTGAATCGCAACAGTTCAGTCCACTTGTCCTTTTCCAGATACACGTTACGTTTTGCCATGTCGTTGTGGAACATTTCCATGTAGGCTGTTTCATTCACGTCATGGTTGCGCAACAGGTTGTACAACTGGCCGTAATCAGAACCGTTGTCACTTGACAGGAACTTCAAGTATTCATTGACGAATTCCACATACAGCGGCTCGTTTTGAATGAAGTGCGATGGCAAGAACTGGTAAACCATTGGCTCCAACGGTGGGATAATATCCGACTCATTGTCTGGAACCGGCTCTGGTTCGATTATATCAATCTCATTGGACGCTAGAACCGCAGTCAGAATCATGCGATCAGGAATCCATGTAAACGTTGCTCTATCGCGAGTACGGTAGCCTAGGTTATAGAACCCGATCAGGTCGCCGTTGTCCTTGCGGTAGAATGCCATCCCGATTGTATAACCCGGATAATCCGCAATGCTGAACGAATCACCGTAGAAGCTGAACTTACCGTTATCCAGAACTTCGGATGTGTTGGTAAAGGTGTACTCGAAATCCTTGCGGGTTTCAATGATACAAAGCTTCTGGCGGTAGTTAACCCAGATACGGTTACCGTTGTACCAGTTGTATTGCGATTCGTAGTGATAGTTTTCTTCTTGGGCGAACCAAGTTGTTCCATCATTCGATCTAATTGGCTGGCGGTATGGTCGAACATTGGATGTCACAATTGCCGGGTCAACTTCATATCTCGATGCGTGATCAACACGTTCCGGGTCAACTTCATTTGCATCATACCCCGGAGTGGCATCGTCGATTTCACTCGGGCTGTCAACCACGCTGTATTGGTTGTTCAATGTATCAATGCAAAGTGCATCAGGCGATCTAGACATGTTTGATACATACGGATCAAGCAAATCGCGTTCATGTGCAGCGTTACCGTAAACTCGGGTCGAACTGGTCAGGTTACCAGCGATCTTGTAGATACCTTCCAAAGCGTTCGGTTCGATATCACCGGTTGTGACGTTTGCAACACCAGACACATAGGCATAAACGTCGCCGTAGAAGCCGATCAGGTTCTTGACCTTGGCGTTACCGTTGCCGGTTACACGAATCGTTGCAGCATCCCAAGAACGATTGCCTTCGGCGTCAAGGTTCAGGGTAATCAAATTCAACGAGTGAATTGTATCATACGCAGCAACATACAATTTCTTGAAGTCTTCCGAGATTGCAATTGCATCAACCCCACCCAAGCCAACGCCCGGTGGAAGATCAATCAGTTTGGAGAATCGGAACCCACCGAGTTTACCCGGCGAGAACGTGGTATCAACAGAACTGAAATTGTCATGGATCGATGACCAGCGAATATCAGTGTTGAACGTCAGGGCATAAATCCCGTCGTAGCCAATGATATAAAGGGCTGAGTTCGAGCAAGCCGCGATTTGGTCACCAACCGGGTTACCGGCACGGCCCGGAATACCCTTGTGGGAAATCCAAGACTGTGCGTGGTTTTGTGAGTAGCGAACAATCGACTGGTAACGTTCGAACATGAACAGGTAACCATTGAAGACTACCGGCATCAGTTTCTTACGGTCACCACATGCTGCCGAAGTGTCGCCGTAGATTTTCAGGGCTTCATCTTCGAACAGTCGGTATGCATCCAAATCCGCGATGTTGGTGTGGGCATTGTTGAAGGTATAACCTTCACGGATCAATACACCTTGAACCTGATCGCGGTTGAAGTTGATGAAATCATCAGCGTTCGTCAACTTGCGGTCGATGAAGTTCTTGTAAATGCTTACGGAACTTTGTGCAACTACCGCATATGAGTTGTTCGGATAGGTTTTGAATTCATCCGAATACGTCCATTCGCTTGGGGAATAATCAGATGAAACAGCACGCACACGGTAGACATAGTTTGTATTCGGGGATGCGTGCTGATCAAAGAACCCCGGTGTTGCTGTGAAGTCAGCGAGGATGTATCCACCCCCGTTGGCCGACTTCTGAATTTCGTAGGTGAAAATGCCGCCTAGGTCATCCCATTCGATAAGAATGTAAGTACCCGCGACATTTTTGATACGAATCTGTTCTACTGCCGGTGATTGTGCCATTTGTTTACCATTACAGAATCGGATTAATCGTCAAAGCGATATAGGACGGTCTTAGAAGTGGTTCATACACGATCAAAGAGCCGTTCTTGGTGTAGATATCGGTTTCAGCCGGAGTCGCGTACAAACGCAACACAGAGACTGTAAAGTTATCCCGAACTTCACCTAACGCAGCTAGGTTGTAATAGATGTTGCCGGTTACATAGTCGATGGTTCCAACGCTGTAGTACAAGTTGTTTGGTGCAGTACCAGCACGATCAAAATCTTGTGCGGTATAAGCAGCAATCGAAATTGCACCCGGTTTGAATGGGCCGATTACCAGCTTGCCGGAATCAGTACCACGCAATTGAACGTTGTAGATATCGTTTGGATTCTTTTTGAATCCGATGTCCGAACTAACAAATTTACGGGTTTGTATTGTGTTCAAGAAGTCGATACCAGCCGCTGGGGTCAGGTAGTTGTCTTCCTGTTCCTTGATCATACGAATATCGCACGCAGAACCAAGAATTGCAGTGTTTGTGTTGTCGATATAAGCCAACAGTTTCGAAACGTGGAAGCTCGAAGAAAACGCGGTGATGTTGTCGCTGTAGTATTGGGCAACTTGACCCAAGATACTGTTGAACAATTCATCTTCCGATACGTTCAGTTCGGTAACTTTGTAGTCACATTCAATTGTATGTTCGATGAACAAATAATCTGGGGTAACAACTTTCGGACTAATGGTCACGACGTTGTACTGTTTCAGAAATTCTTCAATCGCATCTTTCTGGGCTTTGTTCATAGACAATGCACCAACCGGCTTGATCGCGATGAACGCATAACCCGGCTTGGTGTTATCACCCCAGCAGCGGATAGCATCAACAATCGACCCGAACTCTTTCAACACGAATGCTTCATAGTCCTGTGCGGTCACACAGCGTCCCTGAGACTCGAAAACCTTCGGGGCTACTGTACGGATACGTTCGATGTCTTCTTTGTCACCACCACCGCTAGACTGTTCGTCATCGGCAAGTGTAATGGCTACGTTGAAGTTCGGCACCGAGTCTACCGACTTGAATGTTTTAACACCGTTCGCGGCTGCACCTTTAACAGACAGGTATTCAACAACGATTGGTTGTCCTACAGATGGCTTCAATCCACCAACATACGATTCCAAATCCGGTTGACCATCAATCTGTTCCAGAGTACCGGCACCGAAGTACAGTTCAGTGTAACCTTCGAGGGTTTCACGGAAGTAGTAAACAGCGTCAGTTGAAGATACGCGAGCGGCGTTCCCGGCTTTGGTGTATTCAGCACCGTTGACACGAACTCGGATATATCTACGGTCAATCGTTTGGTCACGAATGAAGATACGCAGGCCGTTGGCCCATGTGTATTGTTGTCTTACAATCTTACCCTGTACCGGAGTAATCACACCGACGTAAGTACCGGCTGTGTTTCTAGTCAGGATGTTTTCTTTGAACGTTACAAATTCATATTTCGAATCCCCGATTGTACCGAAGAACTTGAAACCGAACGGGATTTTAACAGACAGTGGTTTGTTACCCGGTTGGTTGTAAGTCATGGTGATCGGTAGATTGACGCTTGAACCGCGCATAGAAGCCGGGATGTAACCCAAGTTCTGTGCAGCTAGAACCACAGCACCGCGAGTACGGGCGGATTGTAGGAAGCTTTCAAACAGTGCAGCGTTTGCGAATGTACCTTGATACAATGCCGCATAGGCCAGACCGTCGATCAATGTGTTCAGTCGCGACCCAACGAAATCGTAATCTTTGAATGCATCACTGTTTTTGAAGTGGTCAATGATGCGGGCTTTAACGTCTTGGAACGTTAAGGCTGAAAAGTCTTTGTTGATCATGTAGCCTGTGCCTTAGATGCAAGGTTCACATTTACAGATTGTGATACCTCAAGGTTATATTTAGTGTAGAATCGGATCGTGATTGCATATGAATTGTTATCGTAATCCGCTAGGACATCGACCACTTCAAGTATTGCCCTTGGCTCCCAGTTGGTAATTACCTCCTGAATAGCACGCTGCAATAGGTATGTCGTATCCGGCGACATCAATTCAAATAACAGAGTCGAGATATTGCCGCCGATTTCCGGTTGATACAATCGCTCGCCTCTGGTGGTCATGACTAGGTTCAATACCGAATCTTTAATAGCTTGATCATTCACTGCAACCGAAACGTCGTTTGTCAGTGAATCCATCAACATGTTCTTTCTAATGTCTGCATAGATGGCGGTAGTCATCATGGTTCCTCTGTTGTCTTATTTATCAACTGTATCCGGCGATTTTTTTCAAACCCGGTGAAAAATGGTTTTGATACATTGTCATTACCGCGTTTGATGCACTCTTAGAACGATTGCCAGCACGGTTGAATGAAACATGAATCCACGGACGGTTGCCGTGTTCCCACAACAGTTGATCGTAATTGATGTTCTCTTTGATCCATTGAGCAACCGCAAACATCTGGTTGTAACTCATGTTCGGGAACTGGATGTCGCACGCCTGACCTTTCTCATGTTGACTTTTGCCGTTCTGTCTGGTTCGGAAACCAGAGTTGATACGGAACGTACCGAACTGCGCACGAATCGGTTCAACAACACGTTCAGCCAATGCTTTCAAGTTACAGACGATTTCAGCTTCGGTTAAACCGTTCTGGGATTTGATCGTATGAGGAAAGATACAATTGATTGAGAAGTTGCGAAGTTTGAAGTTCGGGCTTAGTTGGAAGTCGTAGTTGATCGGCAGGGTAATCAACGAACAGTCAGATACCGGTGGTGCTGGTGGCTCGGCTGGGCGTTCATCGTCATCATGTTCAATCTCTTTCGGCGGGATCGGTGCCGGTGGAGTTGTTTGAGGTAATGGTGGATACACGTCTGATCCTGAGTTGACTTCGAATTCATCGTCGATACCCGAATGCCCGACGTTATCAATCAGGGGTTCGGCGTTCTTAAATGAGTTCTGGTTTGATGGAATTGTCACACCGGCTACGGTCACGAACGATTCATTGGCGTAGACGTTGGGTGAACCAACATTGATAATGGAACCCGTGTTGGTTGTATCAAACACTCTTGCCACTTGGATTTTATTGATAAAAACCGATGGAGAACCGGTGATAGTTTTGTGGTTTGAGTTAGGCAGAATCCACGAATCATTCACGCGATGAACTTTGAGTTTGTTTGCAAAAACGTTTGGCGAGCCTGTAGCAGCATTGGTTGCAATGCCACCACCGGGGCCGGGAACGCAGGTATCACCTACGCGGGTTACATTTGTCATTAAGGGGTCACACCTGTTTCTGGATCAATATATAATGGGTCTGGCACAATCGGGTTAACTTGCAGCGGTGGCTTAGCAGGCGGTACGAATACCTCTACTTCTGTTCCAGCCGGGTTAACAGCAGGGGCTTCCGATGGCACCATTTTCTTTGCGGTGCCTTCTGTTGGTTTTCCTAGCTCGCTTACATCCGGGTCACATATACCGTTGATAACATCGTTCAACAGTTCTTCCGGCGATTTGTTCAACCATGCTGGAAGTGCTGCACGAAGTTCTTCGATTTTGTCATCTATAAACCCTTCGGCTTCTGCGATCTTGGCTAGCAACTGGTCGCGGATTTCACCTACAGCCGTTTGCAGTTCGATCATCCATTGTTCAATGTTGGCTTGCAGTTCTTCAATTCGTCCTTGAACTTCCATTGCAAACTCTTGCAGGGTCTGTTCAACTTCGGCAACTGCACCTTTAGCCTTTTCCATCAATGCTTCGGCTTCGGCCTTTACAGCAGAAACAGATGCACTGATTTTTGCCGCGATACCACCGGCTGTGCCAGCGGTCGGGCTATTTGTGATACTACTTACAATCGAATCAACGGCACGGCCAGCGGCGGATGTGACCTTATCGACCAAATCCCCCAGACCGGGACACGCTGATTCCATATCCTGCCAATTAGGCAGTCCCGGTAAATCCGTCATATGTCACCTTAGTTAAGATCAATTCTCGAACCCATGATGGTTGCAGGGCCAGTTGCATCAATCGTTGCAGAGCCAGCAACACCAACACTGAATTGAGCAGTTGCCAAACCGTATGCCGAAGCTACGTTGATACTGTAGTTGCCGCTGATCAGTTGTGCGTGGTTGCCACCGGTAATGTGCGTGTACTTGGTTGCGGCTGTTACCGTCCAATCACCCAAACATGAAACCGAGTTCTTACCGTTGATAGTTTCCGAGTTGTTTGCACCTACGGTGCTAGTCTTGTTTATCGCGGTGAATTCTGTTCTGTTCGAACCGTCACGTTGAACCACGTTGCCTTGAACGTTGGTGAAACTTTCACCCAGAACATCGCGGGAGAAATTACCCTCGATCTTTTCTGTCACGTTGCCTTTTACAAAGCGTTGGACGTTGCCGTTTACTTGTTCGTTCAAGTTGCCCTGAACCAGAATCTTGGCATTACCGACGATGGTAATTTGTTGGTCACCACCAACCATGATCTTTCTGTTTCCAACAACTAGGTAAGTTTCATCACCGTTTGTTTTTGCGGAAACTGAACCATCTGGACGCCATTCTTCATAAGTTCCTGACGGCCCATGCATCCAATGCATACGCTCTGCACCCGGCGAGTCGTCGTATTCTTCAACGTGACCGGATTCTGTTTCGCGAACATGGTTGTACGGATAACGCGGTGCGGCTGCCGGGGCTGGCTCACTCCATTTTGTACCGGCTTTATCGGTACTACCTTTAACGCCAGTGTTCGCAATCTGATCAGCTCCCGATGGAATGTCTTTGATCATGTTGTTGAACTTGTTGGCTAGGCCGGGGTGGGTCATGTACGCGGTTCGAGCCAGACGGCTAACGTCGGATTCGTTCAGGTACTTTGGGTAAACACCTTTTGGGTCGTTGAACCCTTCGGATGGATTGGCACCGTCTACGGGAATCCCTGCAAGCGTTCCTAGGATGAATGGGTCTTGGGCTAGGCGTCCGTCAAGGAAGAACCCGAAAACCATCGTACCCTCAACACAGCCGCTTGGAGACTCACCGATACCGTTCATTGCGGCAGAAGTAATCCCGTTCACCGGCTGCGACCACAACAGTTCCTCAGTCGGAATACCCTTGAACTGGTCTTTTACCTTGTCCGGGGTGTGGACGCCGTACACGCGAACGCGCAGGCGACCAAGTTCCATTGGGTCGTTTCTGTCTTCTACCTTTCCGAAGAACCAATACAACTCAAAAATATTATCAGCTTTCAACTTTCTCACCTTGAATATTGGAATCCTTGCGGATGTTCAATGTCATTGAATATGAGTTCTGTGCAATTTCATGTTTGATTTTGCAGATCAGATACTTACCAGTAGTCGTCTGGTCGATTTGGCCGTGATACGAGAAATCGAAATAGACCGTATCACCAAGTTTCAAGTCGATGTTGCCCGGAAGCTTCACGGTAGCAATAGTTGCTTCCATCAAAGTTCTGTTCATCACACGCTTTACACGTTGGTTGATATCAGTTTCACGGTTCGCCTGATAAGCTTGGTTACCAGAACTGATTCGGTAGTACATATCCTTTGGATAATCCAATTCACCTAGATAAATTGGTTGTGGGTTCATTCCCTTAAACGCAGTTCGGAACCCGGTGTAATCCATCTGGGATCGGATTGTTCGTTTCTGGATCGTATCCAGTTCGTCAATGGTTACTTGCAGTCCACCGCGAGCCTGACGTTCGATGTCAAAGTGGGTGTCTTTCTTGTGATCGTCTGTTTTCAAACGGTCGTATTCAGTAACGCTATCGGCGTTTACGTTCAGTCGCTGTTTGAAATCGGCTTGGGCCAATGTGTACAGGGATTTGAAGTGGAACCCATCAATGTTTTCGTAGAATCGGTAGTCAGAAGACAGGTTGTCTTTGCTGGTCGATTCGTTGGTTAAACGATAGATGAAGTCGAACGCTTGGATGTTCGGGATAACCCAGTTACGCGGGTACAGGGTCGGTTCAACTTCGACCTTCAATCCCAGCCCGTTTTCCATCAAGTCGGTTACCAGATCGGATGTCAGGGTTTGTGCATAGGACTTCGAGAACAGATGTGTTTCAGACATCCAGAAGCCTTCCGATACGAAGTTCAGAACCAATACTTGGTTGTCGTTGTCTTTCTGCTTGGATAAGTCATCAATCGAAACGATCTTGTATTTCTTAACGAATTCGTCTTTACCGACATAACCACCGTCAAGTCTGGTCTTGAATGAAACTTCAAGCCATTCCTGACCGATGATCGGCAAGTTCAAGTGCAATGCGTTGTCATCCAGCATAGAAATAGTTCCATGCTGGTAACCTTTGTTGATCAAATCTTCATAGATCATCAACTTCTGCATAATCTTAGTCACATCATACTTCTGATCTTTGTAGTTGATCAGCGTACAGTAATTGATGATGTGACTTGTAGACGGTGCCTGAATGTTATTAGCTACGCCCATTCTGTACTCTCTCAAATGTTTCAGCAAACGCACGAATTTCTTCTGGCGGAATGATCTTTATCTTACGAAGTTTCTCATTCTCGTTGATTTCAAATTCAACGTTTGTTACCGGGATCAACTGACCTTGGAACTGCAACGCAGCCTTATCGGTGTCGAGGGTGTTGTACCAGTCGTCAACATCCGGGTCTGGTCGGTGCAGATTGAAATATTCTTCTTCGGTGATTGGGTCGTAGTAGTGATGAACACCATTTGGCCCGCCGAAGTTGGCGTATTTCTTATCAGCATACGCACGAACAACTTCATCTTCTTTCATCCAGCCATACCACGGATCGATGATACCGTTGATCAACAACAGTACCCATTCATAGTCCGGGGTGCGGTAGATTCGGTACGATAGTTGTTCAGGGCGTGGGGAACCGATGATTGTATAACTGCGATGCGTGAATTGCGCTTTGATCAGATCGTAAGTCAATCCCAAGTTCACCATCAAATTTGGGATTTTGTAGCCGTCATAATCAATCGCAGGGAATTTGTTTAGAATCATAGACCAAGTTTCTCGATGTCATCCCTAGTAACAATGGTGATTTCCATGAACTCTAGGGTCAGGTTGATTGCAATCGGGTCACCGTTTTCAAACGTTTTCCACTGACCATCCGGGGTTTTGTCGATTTGGACATCTACCAGATACGCAGGGCCAAATCTGAACGGTGCGATATGTCGTCCGGCATAGTTTGTTGACACTTCTTCGATGATCCAGCGACATGGGGTAGTCAGCAAGTCACCGCCGTTCACCAACGATGTAGCAGAGTTGGCTTTGAAGAACTGTAGGATACCGGCGATTTGAAATAGTTCTTCCTCATTACGTGGACGCAATTCAAAGTCGAACTTCTGTTTACGCAGTTGCGTACCGGTGAAGTGTGACGACATGTATTGGTTTTTCACGTTCTGGTAAAAGTCACGTACCAAGTTCGGGGCGATGGCTTGGATACCAGCGGTAACACCAGTTTTCAACGCAGCGGCAGATGCATCACCGAACTTATCGATACCACCGGCAGAGTTGAACGCTTTAGCCAGTTGCCAGATCAAACCACGACCTTCCTCGGAATAGTTCTGTGTGTACGCCTGTTGCAGTTTGGGCATGTACAGGAACACTGCACCGGTATCTCTGAACTTCAAGCCCTTGACGTTACCGAACGCCTTAGAGCGGCCTGCATCCGGGGAGTCGCCTTCAATGGACGATGTAGCAGTGAATACCAGTCTCGATGTGTGCTGTTGATCCGCAATTGTTAGTGGATAACGCCAAATACCACCGGTACGACCGGCACCGCCACCACCGGCAGCGAATGGGTTGTATTTTTTGTTAAGTGCGCTTAGTTCGCTCACACCCGATTTGACAAAGCTAGTTGCCTTACCCTCTAGGTCTGATGCCATTTTGTCAAATTCAAACATGAATAAATACCTTAGTAAATAAGTGATATGATGTATTTATAGAGGTTGATATATGGCAGGAACATATAGAGGTGGTTACGTGCCTCATAACAAACACAAGTACAAAGGAAATGCTGAGAAAATCACATACCGAAGTTCTTGGGAATTGGCCGTAATGAAATGGTGTGATTACACACCCACCGTTAAGAAATGGAGTTCGGAAGAAATCGTTATTCCTTACCGTGACCCAAACGACCAACGAATGCACCGTTACTTCATGGACTTCTATGTCGAACTGGAAAACGGTATCACGTATCTTTGGGAAGTTAAGCCGTTTGAAGAAACGCAGATTCCCAAACCACCAAAACGAATTACCCCAGCAAGTAAAGCCAGACATCTAGAAGCCTGTTTCACTTATGATAAGAACAGAGCTAAATGGATTACTGCCGATGCCTATGCGAAAGAACGCGGTTGGATATTCAAAGTCCTGACCGAAAAAGCATTAGTCAAATATGGAATAATCCATGCCCGTTAAGCAAAGGGTTCGTAAAGAACCAACATTGGTGGAACAGTTCCGTTCCCAGATGACCGCAATGGCACCATTGCCAAACGCCGCGAAGAACAACAAAAGCGTTAAGTGGTTTGAAGCTACAGTACGGAACATTCCACTGACGAAAGTAGGTGCGAAACCAGAAGTCGGCAAGATGTACACCTATGTGTATGACGCCAAGTACAAAGACAAATTGAAATACTGGGATAAGTTCCCGTTGGTGATCATGCTGGACGTGAACGCTGAATATCAATTGGGTCTGAACCTTCACTACGTCGCACCTAAGCTTCGCCAAGTCTTCTTGGAAAAGCTTCTAGCCGCAAACCCACGCCTATTGAATCAAAAGACCATCGGCCCTAGAGCCAAGTTCAAGATCAATTGGGCGGCAGTAAAAAAATATCCGGGTGCTGACAAGATGATCAAGCTTTACATCCGATCCCGTGTGAAAGGCAAGATGGTTGAAATCAGCCCGACCCAATGGGCGAACACTGTTTACCTACCAACACAACAATTCCTCGACAAAAACGGCAAGCGTTACTCTGCACGTAAAGTCTGGGCAGACGGAAAAACACACTAATGACAATGGATATCGACAGATTCCGTGCGGCTGTGTTGAAAGAAGACCTTGGGCGAACAAACTTGTTCAAGGTCGAATTTCCACAGAAGATCGGTACAAAGCCTACAGGGGCCGCAACCAGCGGCCTATTTTCTTCAAGTCTATTTCGATCCGTTACCGATGCTGTAACAAAAGAAGTTCTATCCCGTATCGAACCGGCACGTCATTTGACAGGGTTTTTCTCGCCGGAAATCCTTCGGGCGGTTGGTTTGGGAACCATGCTTGATAAATACCTGCAATACCCATACGACTTGGGCATGTACGTTAAGTCAGTTGCAGTACCCGGCAGAACGCTTCTAACCGCTGATACCTATCAGGATCAGATCGGACATAGCATGGTAAACGGTAGCGAGTTCGAACCGTTTGTATGTACGTTCATCATGTCTCCAACACAAAAGGAACGTCAGTTCTTCTTGGACTGGATGAACAGAGCCAACAACATGGACAACAACAAGTTCGGGTTCTATGACACCTATGTCGCGAACATCGTTGTCAAGTATTACAACCGCCAAGGTGAAATGACCAGCATTTCTGAGATTGCGGAAGCATTCCCGGTCAGAGTGTCAGAACTGAACCTTAGCTATGATACAAATAACGAACTGGCGACATTTGACGTAACTTTCAAATTCAAACGAGCCGTGACTAAAGAATCTACCGACGATAGCGACGGTAACGTATTCGATCAGGCCAAACACTGGTACGAAGTGGGCAAACGCCTTATTTCGACTGCACGCAACTAATTGAGATAATTATAATGGGCAAGTTACAAGAACTGGCGGTTAGTTCCGCACCAACTTTTAAATGTCTGATTCCAAGCACCGGGAAGATCGTCAAAGTACGATCTTTCTTGGTTAAAGAACAGAAGCTGTTGTTGATGGCTAAAGAGTCCGACAACAGCAACACGGATGCCATCGTAGGAGCCGTCACACAATTGATACAAAACTGTGTGCTGGATGACCTTGATGTATCCAAGCTTCCGAGCTTTGACGTGGAATACATGTTCGTACAACTGTTCATGAACTCTACAGCGTCCAAACAAACCACCGCGCATTACCAATGTCGTGCGGATAAATTGGATGAAGCGGGACTTCCGGCTGTTGATGAACACGGCGATCATATCAAGTGTAACGAAATCAACAAAGTTCGTATCGACCTGTCCACCGCCAAGATTCCAACCAGTGAAATTCAGTCCGGTATCATCACTGTCAACAGTGACACCATTGATAAAATCGTTTTCAAGTATCCATCCTTCGAACAGATGACCGCTATTACGTCTTCTCTGGCAAGTGACAACCTTGAAAATGCTTTCTTGACCTACGGTCGTTGCATGACTTCGATCTACAAGAAAGACGGTTCAATGATGGCGTTCGGTGAAGATTACGATGAACTCGATGCAGTTGAGTTCTTGGAATACATGCCGGGTGCAGTGTTTGAGAAAATCACAGAGTTTTTCAGTGAAGCACCAACTGTTACTGCCGATGTGCAATTCGTTTGCAAGTCGTGTGGCAACAATGCTGAACTTAAACTTCGAGGACTGGAAGATTTTTTCTAATCACGCAGGCCGATGAAACTCTTGCAAACTACATGAAGACAAATTTCGGTCTGCACAAATACCACAATTATTCAATTACTGAACTTGAATTCATGTACCCATGGGAACGTAAGATTGAACTGGCGTTACTGATGAACTGGATACAGGAAGAAAAGCAGAAGCAGGATAGAAAAAATGCCCAGTAACGCACCAGACTTTGACTTTCTAGAGGATTTGGCGAATCGAATTCGTGAGCCAAATCAAAAACTCTTGGAAGAATTCAAGAAAAACGAGAAACATCGAACACTATCAAACAAGCTGGCGACGAAAGCGGATAAATTGATTATCCGCGACTCCAAGGCCAACCGTAAGGCGATGCAGAAGAAACCCGGTGGATTCACCGGGCGTATCGCCAGACGGGCCGGTGGTGCCGCTCTAGGCGGTATTGGCGGGGCTATTGGGGGTATCCCTATTGCCGGTGCGATCTTTCGTGCAATCGGTCAGGAAGCAGCCGCGACCCTGAAAGATAAAAAGAACTATCAGCGTGAACTTGCTAGACAGCGTAAAGTTGAACACAAGCTGATGGAACAATACGAACTCGCACGCAAGAAGAAAGAACAGGAAGAAATCGATGCAGCTAACCCAAAACCTAAAACCCGTGGAACTGGCGGTACAGGCGGCGGTACGTCCAATGCAGCGGTAGTCAAACTATCCGAAGCAGCGGCCAAACTTGAAGCGGCAGCAATCTCTCTGACCCCGGCGATTCAGACGTTTGATGAAATCGCTGTGAAAATCCATGATGTAGTTGAACGACTGGCTGACCATAACGGTAGCCCATCCAAAGTAACCGATTCTCAAACATTGGAATACTTGCATGCAATTGAGTTCTTTACTCAAGAAACTGCCGCGACTGTAGAAAAGATCGGTGCCAACATGGCCCGTGGTCGAACAGTTGGTGGTCGTAACGTGGATGTGATCGGGCCTAAAGCAATGGAATACCTACACGGTATCGAATTCTTCTCGCAAGAAATGGCGGCGAAGATCGAAACCATGGAAGCCCAACTAGGCGGGATGACTAAAGACGTTGACTTGCTGCGCATCTATGCATGGAAAACCTACGGGTCATCAACACGCATTGAAACTCTATTGAAGCAAGCTGCCAAAGATAGATTGGTTGAAATCGATCTAGAACAGAAACAGTACAAACTTCAAAAGAAACAATTCGATACCCAAGAAGAATCTAAGTTCATTAGCGTTCTGGGTGTAGTTGCAAGTTTGCTGGGTGGTCTAGGTGGATTGGTAGGTGCTGCCGGGGAAATTGGTGCAATCGTTATTGGCGGTGCAGCGGCGTTCCTGATTGGTAAAGAAATCGGTGAACAACTGTACAAATGGCTGGATGGCAACCCGATCTTCGAAAGCATCATGAACAAGATGTTTGAAATGGTTGACGATGTTCTAGCGGCCATGGGTAACGAAGATGCCAAGGCCAGAGTTAAAAACCGTGAGGATATGAAGTGGATTAACTACGCCCAAGACCTTGCGAAACAATCTGGTATTCCACAACTTGACCCAGCAACTGAACAGTACGTGAAAGAGAACCACACATTACCCGGAATGGATGCAGATACATTTGCAAACCGTGGGATTACTGGTGGTCTGTTCAATACTTCGATTGGTGCCAAGTCGCCGGAAGAAATGGCGAAGCTAATGCAGAACTGGCAGATGGATCAAGCTAAACCAGCGCTACCGGGTCAAGACCTGATCCCAGCGTCAGCCGGTCTGGAAGAAGCGAAAGCCGAAGCTCAGGCGAAGCGTGCGTTGCGTCAACAAACGATCCAACAGAACACACAGAACACAACCAATTCACAAACAGTGGTTCCACAAACCTTGTCGGCTGATCCAGCGGGCGGCGTAGTGAAATCGCGCAACCTAGGGGATTAAGGTGATCGAAGAACGCCCGAATCTGATCCAGAACACTATGTCCGGCACGAACCACAAATTCGTGCTGCACAAAGCCGGTCATCGGATTTTTAACTGGAACGTGCAAAATTTCATTCTGCCGGACATAAGTATAACAACAGCCAAGGCAACGTCGTCACCCAAGGTTGCGTCGTTCGAGCTGGCGGGTACTGGTCTGGTGTTCGAACGATTGACTGTTCGATTCCTGATGGATGAAAACATCGAAGCGTGGCAAGAAATCTACGTCTGGCTCAAGGAACTGGTGGATGCGTACAAGCATCAGCCTACGACCCTGTACGGACAAGCTGAAAGCACCGCTGCGATCCACATCACGACCAACAACCACAGCAGCATGGGTAAGGTGTTTACGTTCCGTAGGCTGTTCCCTGTGAGGCTTGGCGGCATCGAATTCGATTCGACCACGAATGATCCAAACGTTCTGTCATGCGACGTGACGTTTGCCTACGACGTGTACGATCTTGAGATTGATGCAGGTGTGACGGTTTGATGCAATGTTTAACCGGCCCGCTGGACGTGCTACATTGATTGATAAATTCTATCACCCCACCTAGCCGGTGGTCGGGGCTTCGGCCCCGGTGATGCTAAATACGAAAACGAAATTACAAACCGAATGGCTGAATCATCATCTAACTGAGTGGTGTCAAGGTCATCCGATACTGTTGCATTCGCGGGTCAAAGGTTAGTCAAACCGAGTGATCCAGCAACCACTATCGGCACTCTAGGAAATGCAAACCAAAAATTGACAGGATGGTGCAACTGGAAAGAACAAGAGCCAACACCAAGATATATGAACGGTCGATACACTGGCTACATATTATCTCCCGCCAAAGAGCAGACGTTTAAAGTGCGAACAGTATGACCCTCGCCCGCCATTTATGGTGCGTCTAGTGTATTTCAACAGAACAGATTTATTCAAAATCGATTTCATGAATTCTCCGTGGATAGGAGAGTTCTGTCCGAACCTTTTAAAAACTTCTAAACAACTACAAAAACTCAAAAAGAACTAGTGCGAAGCACTGTAGCGAACGAAGTGAGCTACTAATTAGAAATGTTTAAAAGCTTTTAAAGCTGTTTAGAAACAATAATAGTTCCTATCTAGTATCTCGCTACGCTCGATACAGCTTCGCTACGATGAATGGAACCGTTCAATGTTTAATCAAACCTGTTCGAATGCTATACTGTTCCAATAGGAGTTACAAACAACAATGAATATCATCACATTATCAGCTAAAGCCAGATGTGGCAAAGATACAGCAGCACAATACATCCTCGATAAAATCCCCGGTTCAACGTCATACGCACTTGCAGCCGTTTTCAAAGAATCCATTGCAACAGAATTCGCAGACTATGTAAGTCGTGACGATGTGTTCGGCTATGGTGTTGATCGAAACAGTTTCATTATCTATATCGAACGTTCCGAGTTCATCGAATCCGTTGAACGCATCTTTGAAGGCTTCGGTTACAGTCTGGATGAACTGGACATCGATTGGTCGGTTATCGACGACAACAACGGTTGGACGATCCGCAGAATCATGCAGACCGTAGGAACCGACATCGGAGTCAACCAAATTGATACAAACATCTGGCTCAAAGAATTTGAGAAAGCAATGTTTAGCCTCGAAGAAGCCTATGATACAGTTGTCATGGTCGATTGCAGACAAACCCATGAAATCGAATTCGTAAGGGAACGTGGTGGTTCTGTTATCCACATCTTGCGAGACACCGGGTTGTCTGATGACCACATTACTGAACAGGGATTGCCCGTTGAAAACGGGGATTTCGTCGTAGACAACAATGGAACGCTTCCTGAGTTCTTCGAGAAACTGGATTCTGTTCTGTCCCAAATCTGAGGTTTCGAATGAAATGGTTCTGGAAATGGCGGTTGAATGTTTATCAGAGCAGACGGTTCATGTTAACCTTCTGGGATGAAGACATGTATTACCCAGAACGATTGATAGAAATCGACAAAAGAATTGCCGGGATTCGTAAGAAGCTCGGCATACGGGGTCAGTCACCCCGCTGACGACTGCATCGGAATTAGTAATGGCAGTAGGCTTTGGCCGGGTGCCGATTGGAACGTGAGGCACTGAAATAAAAGGATCGTTCCGACTAATTTATCAATCGGAGCAACAAAAATGAAGCCGAACAGCATCTAGGAAAATGGTGAAGCAATGAGTAACGTTAGCACAGTCGTACAGGCACTGGACATCGCAGAAGTGATCAAAACGATTCAAGAATCGTCTGAAACCACCAAAGTATATGTCGGTGCGGATTCCAAACGAGTCAAAGGCAAAGTGGTCTACGTTACTGTTATTGTCTTGCACTTTGATGGAAACAAAGGTGGGAAAATCTTCAAGGAAATCAGCGTTGAACCTTGGTACGGAAATATCAAAGGTCGGCTGATGAACGAAGTCTACAAAGCTATTGGCGTTGCCTACCAGCTTGTAGACCATCTGCAAGGTCGTGCGTTCGAAATCCACTTGGACTTGAACCCTGACCCTCGGCACAAATCGAACGTCGCTGTCAAGGAAGCGGTAGGTTATGTTCTTGGCACTTTTGGGTTCAAACCCAAATTGAAACCAGAGGCGTGGTGTGGCTCGACTGTAGCCGACCGCGATACCTTGAAAGCCCGTAAGGGAATTCGAACAAAGGTTGCAGCAACGGCGTAAATAGATTACCCTGTGGTCATTAAAACAGAACACAGGGTTTTCACATGCACATCAAGACCGCCGATGGAATCGTAGTTGACATTGACCGTGAACACATGCAAGCGCATGAATCGGTTATGCCTTTCCTGAAACAGATCATCCCGACTCTGGTTGTGGATGGTCAGTCTTTGATCAAAGCAGATTTCGACATGGGCCAGATCATCGGTCTGACCGATTGTGTTGAAACCACGCAGTATGATGAAATCATCTATGCGAAGCGTCCGGGTCGTCCCGGTAAAACTCGATTTGTCAAGAATCGGAAGCAACAGCCATCCAGTCACGTAACAGTGATCATGAAGCGCGTTGGCAACCGGTTCAAGCTGTTGACTAGTTTCATTGGCCGTGTGGCTGAAAAGGAACTGTTTGATAAATCGATTCGCACTGATGAAGAATTCATGCAGTCCAAACATTTCTGGGATAACCATGCATTGGTATGGGGAAGCCAAGAGGTTGAATAGTTGGTTAGCAAAGAAGAATTGATTTCTCTGGCAGCGGGCTTTGTTACCGGTCTGGTGACGCTCGAAATGCTTGAGGAAGAATTAGAACATGATGAAATTGATGCAGTCCTTGAGATTGCATCAACACATCCAATGTACCAACGTCAGACGTGACGTTGCCGATGTAGGTTGATGGGAGGTTGGCTTAGAAGCAGCCACCCTTTAAAGAGTGGGCAAGGTTTTGGATCATTCGTACTATGTGTGGTGGTTGTGGGTTATAGGCCCGGAATCATCCAATCAGGTTAGACGAACCCAACGCTGGCAGTAGCGAGGCACCCCGGAAACGGTAAGGCTGGATTCCCTTTGGCGTAATAGCACACCATCAAACCACATCACCTTGGGCCTTTAGCACAGCGGCCTAGTGCGTTCCGCTCATAACGGATAAGACGCGAGTTCGAATCTCGCATGGCCCACCAATCACTTACAGAGAAAATGATACAACCTTAATGACAATGGATTTATCTACACCCGTTGGATCGAAGATCAGATTCAATCCACACAACAACGGGTATGAGCTGGAACGCAAGAAAGCGCTTGAAACCCTCGAAGTAAACAAGCTGTATACCTTGGCAATCCTCGACGTTGGGCAAAGTCATTCGGTCGTCGTGATCGATGAATTCCCACACCTTTATTTCAATTCCGTACTGTTTGAGAATGAAAATGAATCAAGTCTATGAAGTGCTGATGCACACCCGCGCCGGTAACTACATCGGCAACATCCATTTCAAGTCTCTGGCGGAAATGGCGAATTACAACAAGTCGCTTGATGTGATCTATTCACCACCAAACCTGATTGATGCAAACCCGCTGACCTACAGCGAAGTTCAGGAACAGGGCTACAGCGAACTTACACTGCTTATCTGAATCATGTCCGTGTGGTGGAGTGGAATACACATCATTCTTAAAAAGTGACGCCTTCGGGATCGTGGGTTCGAATCCCACCACGGATACCAAATTGTGAGAGTGACATGAAAACAAAACCAACAATCGTCGTACAGAAACGCAAACCGACACCAGTTGTCGAACCAAGCTACGGAATCGCTGACGGTCAGATTTATTTGGCTGCCGATGGTTCCCAATCCGGGCATGTTGTGGTAGACGCACATTCGTTCGCAAGCTGTGACGATGTAGTTGTTCGACCGTTTGATAAAAACGGATTCTACACGGATCGTCGGATTGATTCGTTCAAGCTGGCTCAGGTTCGTTACTACCTTGCCGATGCACCGTACTGGATGCCGAAGCTGTGAGCCTGATTTGTAAAATCTTCGGCTGCAAATACATCTATGTAGAAAAACACTACGGGGTGGTTACCGGGTACACCGTGACTCACTATTTCAATCACTGCTTACGCTGTGGGAAAACACATCAATGATCAAATACATTTGGGACAAATCTTCACGTATGTGAAGCTCAATACCGGGCTTCTCTATGAGGGAAGAAAATGTCAAGAACAATTCGCCGTGGCAAACCAAGCCGTGATTACGTCAAGTACATCAACATCGGTACAATCTGCCACCAGAACAAAATGTTCCATGGTTCTCGTTGGCGTTGGAAACCACCAGTAGCTTACCTGTACTGGAAGGACAACGAGAATGATACAACCACCTACGAAGAATATGCAGGGCTGAGAATCCGTCGTTACCACATGGATTTCAGACCGCGTAGCAAATGTCCGGGTGATTGGTATCGTGTTGATACGCTTCGCCAGAAACGTCAGCACAAAGCCGCTTTGAGCAAATCCTTGCGTTCCGGTGATTTCGATATCGTATTGGAACCACACGTCAACCAAGCAAAGCGTCTGTGGGATTGGTGGTAAAAATAATTTTGAAAATGTTTAGATTTTCAAGATCATAGTGTATAAATAGAAGTACAGAAGCAGGAAATGTTACCGAAAGGTTCCCCCAGCTTCGACCCCGGCCCGGTATGTTCACTTACCTTTGATGCAATCCAATGGGCCGGTTTATGGGTTACTGGTGTAATTGGCAACACTAGGGATTCCAAATCCCTCATTTGCGGTTCGAGTCCGTAGTAGCCTGCCACATTCTAAAGCCTCGGTTTACCGGGGCTTTTTTACGCCTGAACATTTGTGCAAATAATTCTGTTCCAATGTTTACCATCGAACAGAACCGTGCTAGGATATGCACATATCAAAAGAACTTGTGAGAGAATATAATGAGCAAAACCAATTTGACCCGTACCACCAATGGTATGGCAGCGCAGAAATCCAGCTTCAATGCAAACGTCGATCTGTTCGCCAAGATCGGTTCGGCCCGTGGGCTTGACCTGTCGGCTCAGTTCCGCAAAGCGTACAACGAAGATGCCGATTTGGCAGTTCGTCAACTGTTGTGGGTTCGCGATATTCGCGGTGGTGCTGGCGAACGTCAAACGTTCCGTTCTCTCATGAACCAAGTTGTTCGTGAAACCGACATCAACGTTGCCGGTCGTATCGTCGCCAAAATCCCAGAAGTGGGTCGTTGGGATGACCTGTGGCAACTGATCGGTCTGTCCGAAACGCTGGACTTCATCATCACTGAGATTGTTGCACAAGCTCTGCTTGACGGTAACGGTCTGTGTGCCAAGTGGATGCCGCGTGAAGGCAAGAAGTATTCCCGGTTCTTCATGAACCAGTTTGAGTTGACCCCGCGTGGTTACCGCAAGCTGATCGTTCCGCTGTCCAAAACCGTGGAACAGAAGATGTGCGCGCAGCAATGGAATCAAATCGATTTCAGCAAGCTCCCATCGGTTGCTTCGAAGAACTACCAACGTGCGTTCAAGCGTAATGCTCCAGAAGCGTACCAAGAGTGGATCGACGGTCTGGCTACGGGTAAAACCAAAGTCAATGCCGGTGCGATCTTCCCTTACGACGTTCTTCGCAGTTTGAACGGCGGCGTAGAAGGTGTTGCTGATGCACAGTGGAAGGCACTGCCGGATTACCTCGCAGACTCGAAAGAGAACCTGCTTGGCATCGTGGACGTGTCCGGCTCTATGAGCAGCTACTACGCCTCCAAAGGTCTGACCTGTATGGACGTGGCGGTATCGCTGGGTATGTACGTTGCAGAGCGTTCCAAGGGCATCTTCAAAGATCAATTCATTACGTTCCACAACAACCCTACTTGGGTTGATCTGTCGGATTGTAAGACTCTGCGTGATCGTGTTTACAAGACACAATCCGCACCGTGGGGTGGTTCTACCAACCTGCAAAAGTCGTTTGAACTGATCCTGCAAGCGGCGGTGAAACACAAGGTTCCGGTAGCTGACATGCCAACCAAGATCATTCTTTGGTCGGATATGCAGTTCAACCAAGTGGATGGTCGTTTCAACAACGATTCTGCGTTTACGATGATTGATCGGATGTACGAAGCCGCTGGCTACAAACGTCCTGACATCATCTTCTGGAACATGAACTCTGCGTTCGGTAACCTGCCTGTCAGCTTCGGCGTCGGCGGAACCGCAATGGTAACGGGTTTCAGCCCAGCAATCATGAAGTCGATTTTGGCTCAAACCGAAGTCCCAGAGGTAACCCCTCTGTCCATGATGTTGGAAACCCTGCAAGTTCCACGTTACGACTGGCAATAATTACGGGTGGGCCTATGACGTTTTCTGAGTTTGTACAAGCCTATGCGAACCACTACGGTTCCAAGGGTGAAGCATGGCTTCAAGAATACGTTGTAGGCCGTCTGAAAGCCGGTATGAGCGACGTTGCGGCTGTAGTGGCTGAACGGGCAAGGCTCACGGAAGATATGGCTATGTGGAAGGATGAAGGCGACTTTGCCGAGTATGGGTTCTGTTGGTCAAAACGTGACCGGTTGGATTACATGCTTGACGACTGGAATCGGTATCAATCCACTGGCTACAAATATTTTTGAATTATTTTTCGTTTTTCGACGATTTTTCAAAAACACAACGCTAAATACATGTACATCAACTGTTTTTCACTTGGAATCAAAACCATGTCGTCACTGACTATTTCAAATCGTCGCCTGAATAATGCTGGATATCCGGTACAGGATCGCTTTGCCTTTGATTTCGGCAAGACAGTTACAATTGGTTCCCAAGAAGACGAACGCCCGGACATTTGATTTCCGGCTGTTATCGATTTCTCAAAGGGAGCCAATGGCTCCCTTTTTTATTGCGCGCTTAGTTCATCTGGAAGAACACACGGCTACGAACCGTGAGGTGGTGGGTTCGACTCCCGCAGTGCGTACCAAATTTTAGTTTCAATGGATCAGACGGGACACAGGTAGTCCTAGTGGGCTGTAACCCCATGCCGCTGGCGAAGTAGGTTCGATCCCTACCTGATCCACCAATTTTAGAATGCTCACAGCAAATAATAATCTTTCCTACCAATCCAAGGAATATAGCTTAATTGGTTAGAGCGCCCGACTTGATCGTTGGGAGGTTTCGGTTCGAGTCCGTCTTATTAAAAAAATGCATTCTGTTATGCGTCTGTAGCTTACATGGTGAAAGCGATGGTCTGAAAAGCCATAGAGAACGGATCGTTACCGTTTGGACGCACCAAATACTTTTGTTCCAATGTTTAGAATCGAACGGAACAATGATATAGTAGATTCACAAGTCAGGGGCAACCCGGACGACCAAATACCTAAACGCCTTGGGTATTCGGACAGCGATAATGTCGGGAGACATGATTTCTGTTTTGCGTGTATAGCTCAATTGGTAGAGTGCCTGCCTTCCAAGCAGGAAGTTGCGAGTTCGAGCCTCGCTACCCGCACCAAATTAATCGTGAGAATTTCATAATGAAAGAACGTGGCTACTTCTGGGGCTTGAACAGCTTCTGGACATTAGGAACACAACCAGCCGATAGACCAAAGCGTCAGAAGCCGGTGTTGACCATTGTAGGGTCTGAACGGAATCCGAAACGATTCACCCCGACACCTGCCTTTATGATTCCAAAGGAACCGGCATGATTCCAAAAGATTTGAAAAGCGTTCAAACCACGCTGAACCCGTCTGAGTTTCATTCGGTGATCGGCGCGTTGAATGAACGCCCAAACGAAATTCAGTTCCAACCAAGCATAGAAGCCTTCGGTAGTCTCATTACCCAGTTCTTCTACGCCGGTCGTAACTATCAGATGATCCAAGAACATGGCCTGTTGGTCAGTGTAATGGGGCGTTGAATGGAACAGCATTTCGAGAAACAACTTGAAGGCTTCAAGGGCGATTACATCATGCTCTTGTTCCTGATCGAACAAGATGGTGGCCTGTTCACAGAACGTGTCGCCTATGACATTGGAACAACGTTGAAGCTCGCTGGACGCAAGTTCGTCCGCATGCACACCGATGCAATCCCAGTGTTCAAACCGATTTAATGGGTCATTATTTTACCCGGCTGGTAAACCTTGTCTTGAAAACAAGTGGAACGGCTAGTAACCGTTTGGGGATCGACACCTCAGTGGCCCGCCAAATAATTTGATTTGAATGTTTAAAATGTGTGATCGGTATGATATATTGATTACATCAAATGCACCTATGGCTCGACGGGATTAGGCATTCGCCTTCTAAGCGACTTTAAGCAGGTTCGAATCCTGCTAGGTGTACCAGTTTTAGTTGCCAACAGCAAACCTTAAAATTTCATATTGGCTTGAAAGCAAAAGCGCAACTAGTTAAGTTTCAATGTTTATCCGGTCATGATTGTATGATACAATAGATCGTATAAGCAAACAGTTTTATCGGGGTTCTTGATGGCGGATGCCAGCCCCAATTTGCAGTGTGGATGAAAGAAGTCAACTGACGTTTGAAGTCAGTGGATGTTGGTATCAAAACCAACCACTGCACCAGTTTTGGATACCAACAGCAAACCCAAACTATATTTCAAACCATTTAATCTTGAAAGATAAAAGGGTATCCAGTTAAAAATGGCTCTATAGTGTTAGCGGAAAGCACGCTTGACTGTCTATCAGGAAGGGGGGATTCGAATTCCCCTAGAGTCGCCAAAGGGTCGCTAGCTCAATTGGTTAGTAGCACCGGACTTTTAATCCGGGGGTTCCGAGTTCGAGTCTCGGGCGGCCCACCAAACATAAAGGTAGTGAAATGGAAGTTCCACAAAACGAACAAGATTTGTTGAGTTGGTATGAAAGTTATAGACCGGTTGGTTCCGGGCCACTATCGATGATGCGCGTTATTCGTGCCCTGTTACGGGAAATTGCACGGCTTCGCGGTTATCAGACGGACTTTGATAAAGTTCGTTAACAGAATGGAAACTCCCCCGCTAGGTACTTCGAGTACGGCGGTTTCTGTCAATGCCCAAGGGGATAAGCGTTGACCCCCAAGTGTTCAGGGGTTTTGCGGGATGACTACCACCAATAGAACATAGTAGTCAAATGGGGGATTAGCTCAGTTAGTAGAGCATCCGGTGTTTATCCGGTAGACGGATGTGCAATTCATCCATCCCCCACCAAATTTGCCGGGTAAACGGCACATCCCATTATGCACTGGGTAAACTGCATACGCGGGTTCCTACTCTGCGTTAAGAAGTCGGTGTTTGCTGGTTAACATCCTAACCATGTCGGGATACAACCGGACGTTAATCGGTAGGAGTTTTGTTGGTGGGACTTGAAGCAACCAACCGAGATATAACTGGGGAAGTCGTGAAAGAATCCGGTTTGACTGACAAAGTGTCTGACAATGGCAAGTTAGTGTTTTGGTGCGCAACACCGTTACACAAGCCCTTTACCGGGTGCCAATTTGGGAATGTCGTCTAACGTCTAGGACACCGGGGCTTCGCGCCAGAAATGATGGTTAAATTCCATCTGTTCCCACCAAATTTCAGATTGTCGAGCGTTGCTCCGATCTAAATAGTTTCACTGGGGTTGTAGAGTAATTGGTTAACTCACCGGACTGTAAATCCGTGCCGCTGGCTATGTTGGTTCGAATCCATCCAGCCCCACCAAATTTGAATGACAAGCGAGCTTATGTTCCGTGTGCTTGCTCTGTTGTAGCCCTGCCTATACAAGCGTATCACGGATGCGGTAAGTGCAACGGACATTCAAACCAAACATGCTGTAGTGCTAATTAGCCGGAGTAAGGCCACGGATGACGGTTCCACCTTTGAAGTTTAGCGGCTTCTCGGAACAATAGGTCTAACTGGTGTAGCAACAACCAGTGACAGTATGTACCGCAACGCACTAGCGGTTAAAAAGAGTGCCCAATGGGGAGTTAGCTCAGTCTGGTAGAGCAATAGCCCGCAGCAATGCGGTATGAGGTCGGTGGTTCAAATCCATCACTCCCCACCAAATTCGATCTTCGGATCAAAACGAATGCTGTTACTTTATCTGGGGTGCAATCCCTCCATCGCTGGAATGGTGATGCAATGAGAATGAGATATCGGAAACAGAGCAGGGAATTAAGCCTTACACCGGTTAAAGGCTGACTTCCCGGTACTGGGGTTTTAGCACAATTAGGAGTGCGGACGGACATCGAGTCTGGAAGGTGGTGGTGCAAATCCATCAAACCCCACCAAATTTATAGTTTCATTGGTAGTGAGCCATCCGGGCGAGGGCACTTGACTGTTAATCAAGATGAAGATTGGTTCGAGTCCAATACTATCAGCCAAATTGAACACAGCTATCGGCTCACCGTTGAAAGAATACGGACAAGTCGGCCCGACTGGAAAATGTTCAATCGAATTCGATTCCCCGCTATCTAAGGAACCGAACACTCGCTAGACCCGAAGTGAAAGAATCGGGTGACAATTGGCATGTAGCTCAGTTGGTAGAGCGGCGCACTGTTAATGCGTTGGTCGTAGGTTCGAGTCCTACCTTGCCAGCCAAATTTTTGTGATGTTGTACTTACATAGGTGTGTTGATGATTCTGGTTCCAACCGACGAACAAAAGGTTGCTATCGGTGTCGTGATTGACAATCAATTCACGAAGCTGAACGCATTTGCCGGATGTTCCAAAACAACAACCTTAACGATGGTGGCAGAAGAACTTTGCGTACCTAGTTTGTACCTCGCTTACAACAAGGCCATGGCCGATGAAGCGAAGAACAAATTCCCGTCGTGGGTTACCGTAAAGACCACACACGCGCTTGCATTCGGCGTCCATGGTCGTGCATTGGTGGACAAGCTTAAACGCCCGTCAGGGGCTTATGAGAACGTTTGCGGCACTGGTTCAGAGATTGCCCGGTACTTCCGAGTTCCTGCACTTACCGTCAAGATTGGTGGGATGAATAAAACCATCGTGACATCTGCCGGTATTGGTCGTGCGATTCGTGAAACCGTGAATGCTTTCGAGTATTCGGCAGATGATGAACTTGCTTTCAAGCATATTTCTCATTCGGCGGTTAAAGACAAGGACGATGTAAACCCGACGATGCTTAATGAGTATCGCAAGGTAGTTCTTGAAACGGCCAAGCGTTTGTGGAAACTTCGAATCAATGTGAATTCGAATATCCTCGCAACACACGATACATATTTGAAACTGTATCAGCTTTCGAAACCTGATTTGTCGGGTTACGAAATCCTGTATCTGGATGAAGGCCAAGACACAAACGAATGTGTTCTCGATATCATCTTGCGTCAAACCAAACCGAAGATCGTAGTTGTTGGTGATCAATTCCAGCAAATCTATCAGTTCCGTGGTTCGGTCAACGCAATGCAGAACCTGCCTTTCAAGGAAAGTGCATTGACCCAATCGTTCCGGTTCGGTCAGGCAATTGCCGATGTAGCAAACGCGGTTCTGTCTCATGATGGTTCGATTTCAACCAATCTGCGTGGCTGGGATAAGGTAAACAGCAAAGTCGTTGACATGTTCAAAGAAGACGATGCGAAGTTCACCTATACCGTCCTGTACCGTACCAACATGGCGTTGGTGCTTGATGCAGTGCATTACCTGTCGAAAGGTAAGCGTGTCAATCTTGAGATTGATGTAAAAGACTTTGTGAAGTTGCTGGAATCAGCAATGGAACTGAAAAACGGCAATATGCCGGGTGTCAAGCACGACGAATTGCTGCCGTATACAAGCTGGTTTGATTTCAGCGAGGAAGTAGCAGGTAAAGGTTCGGAGCTTGCACGGGTTCATACGATCATCACTGACGGTGACTTCTTTAAAGTCGTCGGCATGTTGAAGACCCAAAAGAACGTTGATCATCCAGATATCATCCTGACCACAGCCCACAAATCAAAGGGTCGTGAGTTTGATGTAGTTCTTCTGGCGAGCGACTTCCCCGGTGTCTACAACAACAAAGGTGAATGGTGCGGCCTGCATGAAGCAGAACGTAACCTGTTGTATGTGGCTGTGACTCGGGCACGTAAGCTGTTGGTAACGAACAAAACAGTTCGCGACATTCTGGAACGACTGCACATCCCGCGTGAGGAATTGGCAGTTGTCAACAAACAGTTTGACGAAATGGTCAGTAAAATGGTCAGCGAATTAGAGCATGACATGAAGCAGGACGAAGACAGTTTCGTTTGATGCAAATGTAGCCGCAAGGCAAGATTTCAGTTCCGGGGTCTGATAAAACCCGGATTTAACGTGGGGTAGCTCAGTTGGATTAAATTTCGAATGTCGAAAGCCGGAGAGCGCACCGGGGAGTAAACGCTAGACGCCTGTATGTGGCTGGATCGTGGAAGGGGGTAATTGCCCGACCGCAATGTAGCGATGTACCGGTTTTTAAGAGCATCACCATCTAAGGTGAAGGTCGTTGGTTCGAGTCCGGCCCCCACGACCAAATTCTGTTTCAATGTTTATCCTGTAGGTCGGTTGTGCTATGATAGATTCATAACCCAGCCAGAGATTGATACAAATGAAGCGTCAAGTTTATGCTCGGATTGGTACAGTGTCCATCGAAGAAATTCGCGAAGCACAGTCCAAGAACACAGCAACCCTTGATCCTCGCAGTCGCGAAAAGCCACCAAAGACCGAATTGTTCGGTAGACAGGTAAAACTGTTCAGTGATGGCATGCGGTTGAAGACCTTCTACACGCACGGAACCAAATGCTCGGCTTGTGGCCTTGAAGCTCAGTTCTACGCGGTTGAACGTCCAGTCCAAATGAACGATGGTCATCCATATCATTTGAACCTCTGGGGCATTGATACAAACGGTGATGAAGTGCTGTTTACTCATGACCACACGCTGGCCCGTTCGGCTGGTGGCAAAGATCATTTAAGTAACACAACAACCATGTGTTCGCCATGTAATTTTGCGAAGTCACTGGTTGAGAAACGCGGTTAATAAATCGCCGGAATAGCTCCAATGGTAGAGCGCCTGTTTTGTAATCAGGATGTTGCGGGTTCGAGTCCTGTTTCCGGCACCAAATTTGACGATGGAAAAGGTTGTAGGGGGAACCCGTTCGGGAACTACTCTGTTGAAAGTACAGGGTCTTTGCTAGTAGGAAAAGACACGCCCTTCGCTAACTAGCCGAAATCGTCAAATCCAATTTGAACAATGCATAGACTGATATGCCGCAAGGGTGAAGACAGTAGAAGCCCTGTAGATGTGTGGGTTTTCTGTCGCATCACACAAAGCCGGAAATCAGTACCGGTGTTCAAAACTAATTTGAATCGAAGGCGAAAGCCCTAAAATCAGCTAGCCGGTAAAGCCCTGAAAGATTGGGTGCCCGTAAGGGTGTTGCGTGACTGACCCGGTGATTCAAATCCAATAACTTGTGAGTAACTTATATTGAATCAATTGACGCACCTGCAAAAGCGTATGCAAGACGATCTTGCGAAAGACATTCAGTTCGGTGATTTGATCCGAATCAGTGTTGGGAACAAAGGTCGTAACGGTATCGGTGTTGTATCCGAAGTGTTGGAAATCAATGGCATTTTGCATGTAAAGGCAAAACGTCTGGTTGATGACAACGATTGGATTACCAGTAATCCTAAACCGGGCAAACCACTTGAAGTTGCATGGGTGACCAAGCTCAGTGTCGAGTATGTGAACAAACAGCATGAAAATGCTATCGCACATGCCGATGCAGTTCGTAACCACTTGCTCGCAAATCGGGGTCGCTAAATACATGAACTCACTGGAAGGAAAGTTGATTTTCGCCAATAGTGGTTATGGTGATCGTCGCGGGTGGTTCAAGGTTGTAGAACATGATGGTGGTCAGTATCTGCGCGGTAAACGTGTGATGCGTCCTGACGGAACCATCGTAAAGAATTCAAAACTTCGAATCAAGTTTGATGTGATCGGAGTTGATGTAGTTACACCAGAGTCGTTACAGAAACGTCGTGAAGCCGCCTATGATGCCGCTGACGCCGAACTGGAATACTTGTTGGCTGAACTGCACAAATAGAACACTGTCGCTCCCCAGCGCGTGTCGTAGGGACTATCTAACCCTACACAATAGCCGCCATTCAACTTCGGTTGGACGGTCACATGTTTGGTTGGCATCCATTCACACTTCCGTAAGTGTCTAAATAACGGAACCATTAGGATGGAATACAGCAAACACTCAAATCTAAAATACTGACGAGAGAGTGGGCAATTTGTTGACTCGCAATCAAGCGACGAGAAACCTACACCTGCTAGGAGGTTCCTAGATACCGGTCACGGGGAATTGTGACAGCCGAATCGTGGGTTCATGACGATGTGTGGTGCGGGAAATAATCCTCCAAGCCGATAACTAAAAGGTGCCATCCTGTTTATTTTACTCGCGGTAGCTCAGAGGCAGAGCGCTCGGTTTGGAACTGAGGGGCCGGGATTTCGACATTCCCCCGCGTGACCAATTTTAATGCGGTTCATGGCTGGCTCATACCATCGTTTTGTACACGACGATGGATATAGGTCGGTGGTTCGATTCCACCATAGCCGCGCCAATCTCCCCGTAGTGTTCAACGGCAGCACACATCGTTTGGGACGATGGAGAAACAGTTCAAATCTGTTCGGGGTGACCAATTTGATACAAATGCTATGGTAGCTCAGTTGGTAGAGCGCTCGACCGATAATCGAGGGGTCACAGGTTCGAACCCTGTCCATAGCACCAAACAATTGCGGGTTGGAGAAGTCTGGCCTATCTCACTAGCCTCATAAGCTAGAAATCGCTGGTTCGAATCCAGCACCCGCAACCAAACGCCGGTTCTGTAGGCTAGTCGGTAAACCAAGTCCCTCATAAGGACAAATCACCGGATCGTACCCGGTCAGAACCTCCAATTCGTGAGAATGATATGAATCGACTTCGAGTCTTGAAACAACGTGCTGCACGCGGTTTGTGTGGCGTCTGTAAGCTCTCCGATGGTTATTGGATTGGTGACGGTCGAGGACAGGGTTCATGCTCTGGCCCGTTTATATCATACCGTGAGGCGATTCAAGCCGCTGCACAATGGGCTAAGCCTTACAAGCGAGTGTCGTTGTACATCAACGGTATTCGAGCTGACTAAATACAACATGGGGAATGGGTCTGCTTGGGGTGGACATCTGCCTTGCACGCAGAACACAGATCGGTTCGAATCCGATATTCTCCACCAAATAAAACGTTCGAATGTTTATTATGAGTTCTGTTTGATATACAATAGACACATAAGCAACAAAGAACAAACGATTTTAGATGCGAACAGCAAACTTCTTAAATTCGAACTGATACTTCGCACATAAAGAACTGCATCTAGCTTGCCCCTGTAGTCCAACTGGTAGGAGACAGCACGCTTAGAACGTGAACAGTGTGGGTTCGAATCCCTCCGGGGGCACCAAACATAAAGAATTTGATACAAGATCAGAGTAAACGAGACAACTGATCGAATCCATGAAGTTGCTGCAATTGCGTAAATTCCTTCTCAGGAAGTGCAACTAAGGATGTGTCAAACCAAAAACAGGAACGGCTGCTAACAGCAACCCATATTAACTAAACTTTCCCTTTGACGAAAAATATCAGGGTTCGACTCCCTGACGAAGAATCCTAACTTCGGTGGTGGCACTACAGTTAATGCAGCCAGTTATGCTCTTATCGTCTACACGGTATAGGACGCCAGACTTTCAATCTGGAAAAGCGGGTTCGATTCCCGCTAAGAGCACCAAATTTTTAGATTCGCAGGTTGGTCAATGTAACGAGGGCCGCTGTCCATGAACATATGGATCATTGTCACCTACTGGAATGCGGGTTAATTCAGTTTCAGCAAATCTAATTTTAAGCGTGTGTAGTATAGCTAGGTTATTATCCTCGGTTGCCATCCGAGGGACGCAGGTTCGAATCCTGTCACCCGCACCAAACATCTTGTGAGAATTATATGAGTCGTTATGGAATGAAACATCCCACCGGGCGACTGGTGATCGGACATGAATTCAAGTTCGTTGGCGTTACTGCCGGTCAACTTGCTTCGCAGTGGTCTACCGAAAAGGAAATGATGAAAATCGTTACCAAACTGTTGAATGACCCTCAGTTCAAAAAGTCCGAATCGTTTTATCTGTTGAATGAAGCTGTAGTCGAAACGATTTAATAGCGTTGAAACCTAGCGGGTGCTAGGGGCTGCTTGGAAAGCAGTGCAGCGGGTTCCGCCTGCTGGGGATCGATACCTCTCAGCGCTGCCAAACATCTTTAATTATTGTGAGTATTTGATGAACATTTTGTGCCTGAAAGACCTGCCTGTTGAAGTTGATCTGGGTGTTGAAGCTGCCGGTTACATTCCTGACTATTCCAAGTTCGGGAACACGTCCGAAGAATTCGACATGCGCCGTATCGGTATCATCGTTGAAGGTCACCAAGTCGCTGGTATTGCGGCAGACGGCAAGCTGTACATCGAATCTGTAATTGCACCGAGCGTTGCCAGTTGACCTGTCAATGCGGTAGATCGGATTTGCATCTTTGCTCTAGTATCGTTGCAGCGTATCACGCAAGCAGGACACCGGAGCAACGGGCAGAAGATCATGCAAAGCGAATGGAGTCCTTACGGAAGGCCATTGCCGCTGGCGAAGAATTGAAAAAGCACGGGATTGAACTTGTGTGTAATCAGCGAAACATTGATTACCTCGAAGCCCGTACTGTTGTAGAAGATTTGGATACTGACCTGAACAGGTAGTTCAGCGCTGATTGCTAATCAGTTGGATCGTTAATTCGATTTGGGTTCGATACCTACTGTATCCGCCAAATGCGTAAGCATCGTGTGAGTATGAGTCTCAAGCACGTTAAACACTAAGCCGTTGAAATATGACGGTAACAGACCCGCGTAGCGCAGATACGGCCAGTTCGTAAAGAACAAGTAGTATCGGATCAGGCAGCGGCTGATCATTTCTTCAATAACTCTATGGTGTTCAATGTCTCTGACACAAAAACAGCAACAGAAACGCGAAGAAGAAGCCCGTCGCCGCCGTCAAGGTAGTGGTGGTTCTGGATCGGGGTATTCCCCAAGTCCAGTTTATGATTACACCGACTATTCAGGCAACGACAATAGTTCGTGTGATTCAAGTTCTCCTAGTTCATGTGACTAAGAGACATTCAGTTGGTGTGTAGTGAAGTGGTTATCACACCGGTCTTTGACACCGGTATCTTAGGTTCGAGTCCTAACACGCCTGCCAATTTAGGTTACAAACAGCAATCCTCAAACTTCTAAGCTAAAGAAACCAAAGATTGTAACCTGTTAATGCCCGCTTAGCTCAATTGGGAGAGCGTCTGCTTTACACGCAGAAGGTAATCGGATCGAAACCGATAGTGGGTTCCAAACTAGTGCCATGGGTTGCCATGTGCCGGTGGAGTGGTCGGAGCTGTACCGTCCCTTCGCGACGCGGCTAATACCGCATACAGCAAAGCCCTTGAGTGGGCACACAAGCCGGGGTAGTTCAGATTGGTTAGAATGCGTCTTTGGTAAGGACGAGACTTGGGTTCGATGCCCAGCGCTGGCACCAATTAATTCTGTGAGTATTACATAATGAGCTTGATTGATACAATTCGCGTCCAAAAGACCGAAGCCCGTAAATCTGCCGACCGTGCAATTGAAGTTGCGATTCTCAATCTGTTGATTGGTGAAATCGAAACCGTTGAAAAGCGTACCGGCAAAGTTTATACAGACGCACAAGTTGTTGATGCGATCAAGAAACTGATCAAGTCCAACGATGAAAGTTTGAAACATCGTGCCAATCCAAAGCTTGACACCGAAAACCAAGTGCTGAACGCACTGTTGCCGAAACAACTTACCGAACCCCAGATTCGTGAACTGATCGCGACTAACGGTTTGGCTGGTGTTCCTGCGGTGATGCAATACCTCAATGCCAACTACGCGGGTCAGTTTGATAAATCACTGGCTTCAAGCATCGCACGTAGTTGATACAAAGTTTCTAAAAGGGCCATTTATTGGCCCTTTTTTTATGCCCGTAAATAAGTGTGATGCCCACCGGGCCAACTCTAACAGAGATAACTAATGCAAGAATGGAAATCTAAGGCTGTTGAATTAGCCAAACAGAACTTATCGTGGCGCAGTATTTCGGAAACTGTCGGGCAACCAAAGTCAACAGTATCAGACTTCCTACGCAAAGAGTTCGGTAAGCCAGTTGAAAAAGCAACCGTGCGCAAGCTGGATGCTGCAAGCGAGAACAATGATAGAATTCTGGTCATCAGTGATATGCACATTCCGTATCATCACCCCGACGCTCTGGAATTCCTTGCATACCTGAAAAAGAAATACCGCCCAACCCGCGTAATTTGTACCGGTGATGAACTGGACAAACACGCCTTGAGCTTCCATGACCACGACCCAGATTTGCCAAGTGCCGGGGATGAATTGCGTCAGAGCCAAGCCGTGATCGCACAGTTGTATCAAATGTTTCCGAAGATGGATATCATTGAATCAAACCATGGTTCTTTGGTCTGGCGTAAGGCTAAATCCAACGGGATTCCGAAGCATTATATCAAATCGTACAACGAGGTTCTGGGTGTAGGCCCGAACTGGAAATGGTCGTTTGAACTTACTATCAAACTGCCAAACGGCCAGCTTTGCTACTTCCATCACGGTAAGACTAGCGACGTGACCCAACTTAGCCAACAGATGGGCATGAACGCTGTTCAGGGACATTATCACGAAACCTTTAAGGTCAACTACTGGGGTAACCCAACCGGCCTGTATTGGGGCTTACAGTGCGGATGCCTGATCAATGATGAAGCATTGGCATTCAATTACAACAACGTCAACATCAAACGCCCGATCATCGGTACTGCATTGATCATCGATTCGATGCCTGTACTTGAACCACTTATCATGGATTCAAAGGGTCGCTGGGTTGGTCGCAAAATGAAGGGTTGAAATGACACAACAAAGCTCGCCGGGTGTATTCGTTGATGAATCCGGCAACACAATTACATATCCAAATGATGGTGGAATTCCCGGCCCACGCGGGCCAGATGGGAAATCCGCCTATCAGGTTTGGATTGAAGCTGGACATACCGGAACTGTATTCGATTACTTGGCGTCTTTGAAAGGTGCTGCCGGTATTGACGGCAAGTCCGCATATCAAATCTGGATTGAAGCCGGGAACCTCGGAACTATTACCGACTTCCTGACCAGTCTAATTGGTCGCAACGGGACTAACGGAACAAATGGTACGAACGGTGCTGCCGGTGCCAACGGTAAATCGGCCTATCAACTATGGGTTGAAGCCGGTAACTCGGGCGATCTAACTGCGTTCCTAGCCTCATTGAAAGGTGCTACCGGGAAATCCGCGTATGACATCTGGCTAGATGCTGGACACACCGGAACCATTCAGGATTTCATTTTATCATTGATCGGTGCAACCGGTAAATCGGCCTATCAAATCTGGATCGATGCAGGAAACGTCGGGACTGTCAACCAGTTCCTAGCAAGCCTGATCGGTGCGCGTGGTTTGAAAGGTGATCCGGGCTTCGATGGCGGGCCGGGGCCAGCCGGTACAAATGGTACTGACGGTAAATCCGCATACCAGTTGTGGCTAGATGCTGGTAACTCTGGAACCGTTGGTCAATTTTTGACCAGTTTGATTGGTGCTGCCGGTACGGCTGGTACTAATGGAACCAATGGTAGTAACGGCGCAGACGGTAAATCGGCATACGAACTATGGATTGCGGCGGGTCATATTGGCACCGTAGAACAGTTCCTAGCAAGTTTGATTGGTGCTGCCGGTACGGCTGGTACTAATGGAACCAATGGTAGCAACGGTGCAGACGGTAAATCCGCCTATCAACTGTGGTTGGATGCCGGGAACTCTGGTTCTTTGTCTGCGTTCCTAACCAGTTTGATTGGTACACCCGGAACCGCTGGTACAAACGGAACAAATGGTAGTAACGGTGCTGACGGTAAGTCTGCATATCAAATCTGGCTAGATGCCGGAAACACTGGTTCTATTTCGGTGTTCCTTGCAAGTCTAGTTGGTGCTGCCGGGGCCACAGGCCCAACCGGTACAATGCAAGCCCCTATAGTTGCAACTAACACAACTACTGCTTTGGCGGTTGGTGCGTCTTCGATTGTTAACTTGAATGGTGCATTGGTAGCGAACAACTTGGTACTGGAAGTTGATGTGGTTTCCGCTGGTTCTTATACCATTGAATTCTACAACAGCATTGATGCAACAGGGACACTTCTGTACAAAGCACAGTTGATTACCGGTAACTTCAATGACAGATTCTCGTACTATGTACAAGCCGGAAGTCCAGCACTGTCTATGAAAATTACGAACAATGGAGCATCTGCATTAACTGCAACTTCCAAGTTCACTTACTTAAAGTTGGCATAACATGAACTTCAACGTAACAAAATCATATTTGCATGCAATTACCGATGATGTTATTGAAGGTCACGATTTCAAGGATGTACGGGCAACCGTATATTCCTTGGATCAACTGACTCTCAGTAATTCATTCACCTACAACTCTACCAACTATTCTGGTGGGGATTGGGTTCGTGACCAAGGCGACTTGGGTTATCCAACTGGAACTATGGAGAGCCGAGCATTCACTATCAAAGGTAAAGCCTCTGTAAGCGTGTCTGGGAGTGCCGTAGCGGTGCGTATTGGTCTTGACCCCGGCATGGGTAAGGCTTATGTGCTAATCGACGGTGTAAAGCCTTCCCTGATCGCTGGGTTGACTACTGCCGTGGATGTCATCACATGTAACGCAACGACTATTGTTCCGGCATCGTTGGGTCAGGAAATTCGCGATATCGTAATTGCCGATGGTTTGTCTGATGGTGTTCACACCGTAGAACTGTTCTGTATCGATAACACATCGACTGCATTCTTCATTATGCATCGAATCAAAGCGTTTTCGTATAACAACAAGTCTGTAAGTTCGAATGGTTGGGTTGCACCATCCGCCGATATGCCGCAAGGTAAGAAGTTCACACTAAAGAACATCGGTGCTGATAGTATTGTCAACACAACTATTACCGTAGATGCTGGTCTAACGTATCCGAATGGTACTGCAATCGGTACTGTATCTGTTGGTAACTTGTCGCCTAACAGTACGTTCGAACTAAACCTATTGCCGAAGTTGATTGGTAATGAAGTTGCTGGCTTGAAGACTTATGATTTGAACCTACGTTCTTACATCAAAGATGCTGCCGGTACAGTTCCAATCAGTAACAGCATTGCTGCACCTTACAACTCAAGTGCAATTACCTATTACGGGTCTTGGTACGAACAAGCGGCTGATGCAACGTTCCCTGAAACAAGCTGGGGTTCTGCTAACAAGTATTCATGGATGCAGTTCACCAACTACGGTGATTCGTTCAGTATGCGTGTATGGCGAGATTCCGGGTTGTCTGCATATCGTGTAATGAAAAACGGTATCAGCTTGAACGGCTGTAAGATTACAAGCGGTAGCCCGATAGTAACGGTTCCATCGAATGCTGGCTTGACGGTCGGTATGGAAATCGTCATGAACGGTTTTGCCACGGTTCCAACCACCATTACCGCAATCAACGGTACTGCAATCACAATGAGTGCTAACGCATCTGCGACGAACACAAACCGTCAGGCCGCATTCGGTAACTTTGTTACAACACTGACTGTATCGACATCCGATCCAACCTTGATTCAGAAGTTCTCTCTGATGACGGCTACCGGTCTGGGTGCTGGTTCCAACAGCGTTATCGTGCGTATCGTGGCTAACTCTGGTGCGTTGTTCACCACACTGAACTACACAGAGGCTGCGAACTATACGCAAGTTGATGAGGTTTTGCAGGTTAAGTACGATCTGAAACAGGTTCCACCGTTCCCAGTGAAAAATGTTCGATTGCAGAATGGTAAAGTTGTATTTGATGCACCAGATAAGAACGCATTCAATCTAGACAAGACCAGTCCCCATGATAACCGTGGTGGAACTCAAGTCGAAGTTGAATATCGATTCCCGACGTTCATTTGTTGCTACGCGGCTGGCTTCCTTGAGAAGTTCAAACAGTACGACATTGTGATTACCGATCCACTGGCACTGAACCGCAAGCAGGTAAAGGAACTTCAAGACCTTGGTATCAAAGTAATCAACTACATTTCGTTTGGTGAAGAAGATGGTGAACCGGCGAACATCTGGGATTACTCAAGCACCAAAAGCCCACAAATCGGTAACGGTCAGGGGCCGGGTGGTTATGCGTCCTATTACATGTCGCAGGGTTACAACTTCGGTGAAGTCAACGAATGTCAGAACGATAACCAAAGACTGTTTGGTCAAAAGACCTGTGCATTGTCAAACGCCCATTACCTAGCGGGAACTGGTCGTTGCGGTACGGCATGTACGAAAGATAGTCGTGATGGTTATATCGCTCAATCGGCTGGCGGTGCATGTGCGGGTGGATACACCAGTGCAAACAACTGGCAACGAAACGCAACATCGGCCTGTACAAACAGTGCATGTCCGAAATACACACCGACAAACACCAAATGTCCACAGTACCAACAAGCTGAAAACTCTTGGGGTCAGGATTTCTCTGTAGGTTCGAACAAACCAGATGCCAACGGTATTTGGGGATCGTATTACATTGATGCGGTGAAACGTGGTGCCGGTAGCTGGATGGAACGACTGCAACAGCATTACATGCCTTTGGTATTTGGTGTTGGTAGTCCGAAAACTGAAACCGGGGTTCTGTTGGCTTCGCATACGACTACAACCGGTAGTGTGATTGGTGTTCGTGCAAGTTTCTATCCGATTGATTCCGGCGAGCCAATTACGGTTAGTCATACATCAACCGGGTTCGTTTACACGATCAACAAACACTACACAATCGATTTCAAGACTGGTGCGATTGTATTCACCACCGATCCGAGCGACGTAGACGTTCCACAAGCTCTTGCAGGCGTAGCAGTTTCATTAGCCTATACCAAGATGGGGTTGGAGTCTGATGGGGTCTTCATGGACACCGTAGACACCGTAGACGTGTATAACAGAGCTGATTATCAGGCCGGTATGGCTGGAATTATCAACGATCTGAAAACTCAGTATTCGGACAAGATGTTTTGTGCGAACCGTGGTTTCAGTATCTACGACCAGATTGTCAAGAGTATTACATACTCAATGGCTGAATCTGTGTTCTCTGATTACAACTTCGATACCGGAACTTACCAGTTGATTACCGATCCGGGTGCAATCGATTGGAACAACAACATTGCAGAAATGATGAAAGAACTGCGCAAGGAACATGTGTTTGATGTTGTGTGCTTGAACTATGCACCAAACAACTCAAGCGGTGATGCAATCCGAACTGAGGTTTTCAACAAAACCTTGCAATTGGGTTGGATTCCTTGGCTGTCTGAAATCAATCTGGATGTTCCATTGGATAACAGACCGTATCTGAACGCTACTGGTGCAATCAGAACCAACACTTGGAGAAAAATTGATGTCGTCAACATTTGATCAATCGAATCCGTTCTTCCAACAGATGCCTTTCGTTGCCATCGTCCGAACAGTTGTAAATAAGGGTGGTGAAGCGGTCAAGGTATCTGAACTGGAATGCCAACGTGTATTTTTCAGAGTCGGCAACAACCGAACGTACCCCGTCAAAACCAGTCAGGATGAAATATTCCCGACTGGGAAGATGGTCGATAAACAGATGGGGTTTGATAATCTCAAACCCTATTAACAGGGCCACTAATGAATTTTAGAGAAATGCTTCCCTTCCTAACCGAAGGGATTCATGGAACATACGCCGGGGTGCGTTTTGATCCATTAACCGTGCGTGATTTAATGATCATGCAAGATATGTTGAATTTGCCGAATCGTCTTGATCCAGAAAAATTCCATAGCACATTGCTGTACAGCCGTAAACCCCTGCCGAATTATGTTCCATTCGGTGTGTACCCAGTGAATCCAACCTCAGATACGAATGAATTCGATTTGAAGGTGTTCAAAACCGCTTCCGGTAAGAATGCCTTGGTGCTAGCCTATGCCAGTACCTTTCTATCAAATCGTCACTCGGAACTGATGAAGGAACACGGCGGTACGTGGGATCATCCTAGCTTCATTCCACACATCACCCTGTCGTATGACATCGGGGATATGAAGATCGAGCTTGGGCCAACGTCCTTTATATCAGACAGGAAAATCGTCATCATCGAGGAATACGGCGACGACATCGACCCATCGTGGACAGGCAAATGACAGACAAAACAAAACCGAAGCGGAAACCATCCGATGGATTCTGGCCGTTCGTCCTTCTGGAAGGGTTGCTGGAATTATTTTGCGATTTGCTGGACTGAATGTTTATTCGGAACAGAACTGGTGGTATATTTGTTTCATGTCAACGGCGACCGCGACATGAAACAGAACAAAACGTGATCGTGGGCTTAGTTCAATGGTTAGAATACAGAGTTGTGACCTCTGTGATGTGGGTTCGAATCCCCGGCTCACCCCAAATTTAAAGCTACCCGGATACTGACAGCATACAACTCAGCCTCCAGTCGCTAACGTCGGTTCGATTCCGGCACACCCCAATACTGCGGGGTGTTCGTCTAGTGGTAGGACAGCGACCTCAATTCCCCGGCCTGAATCGGGGCGGTATCCAGCCAAAGCGTCTGTAGCTCAGTTGGCAGAGCAGGGAACTCTAAATTCCTGTGCCACGGGTTCGAGTCCCGTCAGACGCACCAAATTTTAGGATTGATATGATTAGCACCGCCGAATTGATGGAGCTACTACAGACCCGTTCGTGTGGTGCCATCGAAATCAATGGTTTACAGCGGCAAATCGCATGGTCTGCGGTTGGCCCGGAAGATGTGGAAATTTGGTTCTTCAACCCATCGCGGTTGTCGAACAACATCGTTCCATTCGTGTTCAGCAAGGACGAACTGTGCCGGTTGATCCGAAACCAATATGTATCAAACAAGTATTTTACAGCCCAGTTGGCATTCAGCCGCTGGTAACTAAATAGGATAGTACCGATGAAAGTGTAGAACATTAGTTGTAACTGCAAGTCCTCTGATTTGGTTTATGGGGTTTACGACCCTCAGACCAATAAATTGCATCGCGTTTCGTTCAGTCGCAGTTTGATGGAATGGATCGTGAAGAAATACTTTCCGTATATGGAATGTATCAAAATGCAATTCGTTCGTGGTGATAAGCTGACCGGCGATCAAAAGTCTCGGGCTGCATATGCAATCGTTGGCACGTCGAAAGATATTGTGCTGCGGGTTGCCTTGAGAAAGGAACTTGCCGATTTATACACGGATGGTCTGCATAGACATCAGGAAGAAATTTTCCTCGAACGTCTATAAGGATAAGAAGATGAGCAGCTATACCGATGAACTTGATGTATCGCCGTTCAATGATAAAATGACCCTCTGGATTCTAAAAACACCATTCACATACGTGATCGGTGATCTAGACGGAAATGAAAAAGTCGTTGTACCGAAGGGATTTGTTACTGACTTCGCAACTACCAAATGGTTCAAATGGTTGCTACCAGCCATGGGCACATACGGTAAGGCTTGCGTGGTTCATGACTACCTATGCGATTTCAAGACCATTACATTGAAAAATGGTTCGACCAGAACTTGCACACGTAAGGAAGGTGATTATATCTTTCTTGAGGCGATGGGTGTTTCCAACGTGAACCCTATCATCAAATACGTGCTGTTTGGTGTGGTGCGAGCTTATGCGATTCTAACGAATAAGTGAGTATTAGATGCGTTTTAAGGTTTCTGCGTTTTGCACAAATGGCTTTGTTGGTGACAAGAAAGTCTGGTGGATCAAAGAGTTCCGCGAACAAACCGGCTGCGGCCTGAAAGAAGCAAAAGACGTTGCCGATTGGCTGACCATGCATATGCTGGGTCGTGCATCGTTCGTGATCATCGATTCCGAACTGGAACCTCAATTCAGTCATCTTGAACGTAACACCGTGGTCGCGCTCGGCGGTGCCAACCTGATCAGCCGGTATGATGTACCGACGAAGCCGGTTAAGGCTGCCCCAAAACCAAACGATGTGTTGAAGAACACTGCAATTCGTTTGATTCGTCTGGGTGCGATCAGCGAAGCACGCGAAGTGCTGAAAATCCTGATCTAAATATCAAAGGGGCGGTGGCAGAGAGGCCCAATGCACCGGATTGCAAATCCGTAAAACCGTCGGTTCAAATCCGACCCGTCCTTCCAAAAACGCGCCCGATCCACTGGCACTGACTCTATGCGGTGTTACGTTCGGGCCTTCTAGCCGATGTGGTGGAGTGGCATACACAGCAGTTTCAAAAACTGCCGCCCGGAAGGGATCGTGGGTTCGAATCCCACCATCGGCACCAAATTCAATGCTTGGTACAGAATGATAGTATTCTATAAGAAGAAATTAATCGTCCAAGGCGATCAACCGATTACCGAAATCACCCTGTTGGAATGGAAGAAGCTGTTCAGTATCAAACTGTTCCACTTCCACAAGTCCACGGGCAATCAAGACCGATACCATACCCATGCATTTGGGGCGATCAGTTTGTTGCTGAAAGGCAACTACGTCGAAGAAATCGTGAAAGACGGTGGTAAGGTGATCCGGCCGAATCGAAACAGAAGCCGACTGATATACATTCCGAAGAATGAGTACCACCGTATCACCAAAAGTGACGGTTGCCGTACTCTGCTTATCACCGGGCCTTGGGGTTCGTGTTGGAAAGAACTGAGGGAACGACCTGACGGACGCTATCAAATGATGGTGGTTGGTGAAGGTCGAGTCGATATCAGGGCCGGTAAAATCGTATCGCTGTATGAGGCGTGATGGCTAAACGGAAAACTGTTCAGCGGATTGCATCACCGTATTGGTTCGAGTTTGATAGAACCACCTACAGGTATGATATAAACCCAGATCGAACGTGGACACACGTACCCGTATCAACCGAGCGACTGCTTGCTCAAGTCTTGACCATTTCTTTCGAAACCCAGAACGTTCGCGTCCGGGCATACGTCAAGGATACCAACAAGTATTTCGGAACGCTTGATATGACCATCGACGAGTTCTTCAAGAACTTTGAGATTTACAAAAAGATACCCCGCTAGCGTGCTTCGGGAACAGAAGGCCATTCGTTTTAACCGACGAGTGGCCTTTTTGCATTCTATGTGAATGTTTATATTTGATACAAACGCTGGTATGATTGAATCTGTCCAGTAGGAGAAATGATGTACGTTGATAACAATTTACTGTATGAGGATATTGTAGACTGGCAGAAACGCCGTGAAACAAACCCCGTCGCAAAGATGGGCGATTATACATGCCGTTCCGTAATTCTGATTGCGAACAACCTTGTGAAACGCTGGAACTTCCAGAACTACACATGGCGTGATGAAATGGCGTTGGATGCAATTGAAGTTTGCGTTCGATACCTGCACAAGTACAACACCCAATACAAGAACGTACACGCATACATTACCCGTATCTGTGAGCGAGCTTGTGTCAATCGTTTGAAGAAAGAAAACAAACAAACCCGCATCAAATACAAATACTACCTGCAAGCTATTCCAGACCTTGAAGAATTTGATGACGATGGCAATCCAATTCAGATTGACTACTCGTTCTTCAAAGACATCGGGGAGAAACTGAAAGAAGCTCCCGGTAAGAAAATTGTTCCACTCGAATCAATCGAGGAAGGTGGGTTAGCGGAATTTATTGATTAATGGCAAAACTGATGGTGATCGGTGACCAACATTTGGGTCATCGTAGTGGCGACCGAGAAACCGCCGAATATCAAATACGGGTCTTTGATGAATTCATTTTCCCGTTGATGCTCAAACTCGGAATCAAACACGTTATTCAAACCGGTGACTTCTTTGATGCCCGGAAAGCTATTCGACATGACACTATGGAACTTGTACGGGAAAAACTGATCCCCAAGACCAAGGGTCAAGAATGGCATGTGCTGGTCGGTAACCACGACATGCACTTGAAAGAATCGATCTTCCCGAACTCTTGTAATGAGTTGCTGGCAGGGTACGAAAACTTCACGATCTACAACGAACCGGGTGTGCTGGAAGTTGATGGAATCAAAATCGACATGATCCCTTGGATTTGTCGAGACAACCGTAAACAGGTTCTGGATTTCATCGCGAACAGTAGCAACAACATTGCGGTTGGTCACTTCGAGTTGGCTGGGTTCCAGTATTACCGGGGCATGGCTTCTCAGGGTGAAGATGCACACTTCTTGGCGAACTACAGCCAAGTTTGGTCGGGTCACTTCCATACAATCTCCAAAGCGAACCACATCCTGTACGTTGGTACTCCATACCAATTGACCTTCGGTGATGCGGATGATGAACGTGGGGTTTGGGTGTACGACACCGACGATGGAACTTTCGAGTTTCATAATAACAACATGCCGCGATTTTCGCGTATCTACTTCGATCATTCAACATTTGATGAAAAGAACTTGGAACGCTACAAAGACATGTACTTGAACATTCAAGTCAAGTCGCGTGGTGATACCAAGAAGTTTGATAAATTGATCGACAAGCTGATTACGATTGCGCGTGAAGTCAAGGTCAAAGACGTATTGGATTCAAACGGCGGAACGTCGTCGGCTCCAACACTGAACAACCTTCTGACTACAGCCGAAGTCATTGATCAGTATATCGATACTCTGGAAGAAACCGAGGAAGATCGAACCAAAATCAAACGCTTTATGATGGACTTATACCGCGAGGCAGAATCACATTGATCAACATGAAAAGGATTACGATCAAGAATCTAATGAGTGTCGGTAATTCACCGATCATCATTGATCTTGACACGTACAAGAAAACCCTGATTACCGGCAAGAACGGAACAGGTAAATCTACCATCCTGATTGAAGCCTTGACTTACGCTCTGTTCGGTAAACCATATCGAAACATCAACATGCCGTTGCTGGTTAACACCTTCAACAAGAAAGGTATGGAAGTCAAACTTGAATTCGAGGTTGACGGTGCTGAATACGAAGTTCGTCGCGGTATTGGCCCAAAGGTATTTGAAATCAAGAAAGACGGTGTGATCATCGAGGAAGATGCAAGTACCGGCGATTACCAAACGTTCCTTGAAGACAACATTCTGCAAATGACCCTGAAAGCGTTCAAGCAGATTGTTGTTCTGGGTACGGCTGGTTATGTCCCGTTCATGCAACTGACCACACCGAAACGCCGTGAAGTGATTGAAGACCTGTTGGATATTCAGTTGCTGTCGATCATGGCTGCGAAGAACAAGGAACGGATTTCTATTGTTCAGAGTGACATCGTTCAGGCCGAACACAACCTGCAACTTCTGACCCAGAAACAAAGCATGCTGCAAAAACAGCAAGCCGACGACAAGGTTAAGGCCGACGAATTGATTCAGGCCGAAAAGACCAAGTTGGTTGCACTGGAACACAAGCTGGAAACGGCCCTGACAGACGTTCTGACGCATACAATGGTTCTGGCTAAGCTTGGGCCTATGTTAAGCGACGGATCGTATCAGGAAGCGTTACCGGGGCTTTACGCCGAACGTGGAACACTGCAAGCGAAGATTGCCGAGCATCAAAAGATGCTGCACTTCCTGAACAGCAACGATAACTGCCCTGTGTGTACCCAGAAGATTGATACAACCTTCAAAGAAAAGAAGGTCTTCGAACTGGACATGACCATTGATGAAATCGGTCTGCGGTTGGATGAAAAGGTCGCTGGGATCAATGCCAAGGAAGTAGATCGGGTTCGCGATCAGAAAATCAAAGCCAAGATTCAGGAAGTCCAAAGCCAAAAGGCCGGGGATGAATCCAGCGTTCGCCATATCGAAACAGCTATCCAGTCGTCCAAGGATTTTATCAAAACCCTTGAGTCGAAAGAGTTCAAAGATATGAGCCAGCAACTGATCAAGCTGGAACAGATGATCAACAAGGTCAGCGAACACCGTTTGGAACTGATGAACGACAAATACTGCTACGCGGCTATCAATGCGATCCTGAAAGATTCCGGTGTCAAATCCGTGATCATCGGGCAGTACATTCCAGTCATGAACAAACTGATCAACGACTACCTTACCAAAATGGGTGCCATGTACACGTTCGAGCTTGATTCAGAGTTCAACGAGACTGTCAAGACCCGTGGTATGGAAAATTTCGTCTACAACAGCTTCTCGGAAGGCCAGAAGTACAGGATTGACATTTCTATTCTGTTCGCTTGGCGTGATCTGGTGCGTCTGATTTCAGGCAGCCGGGTAAACGTGCTGGTGCTGGATGAAGTCATGGACGGCTCAAGCGACACGGACGGGATCGATGCCTTGGTGGAGATTCTGGATCGTATCGACGATTCTATCTTTGTGATCAGTCATAGCGAGAAAATCGAAGCGATGGAATTCAATCGAACCATCGACGTTCAGATGAACGGCAAATTTTCCGAAATCAAAATTTCTGTTTAATGTTTAGAAACAGGGGTTTAGCTGGTATATTGAATCCATCAAACCCCTGCCACTTGTGAGAATATAGTAATGAATCGTAGCGAAATGTGTGAACACGATGTAAACGTGCGTAATGCTTGGGTTCCCCTGATCAGCGCAGCCGATGCCGCCAAAATGAAGGCAATGATGCAACCGGCTCGCACCGAATTTTATCAATCGATCGATGCCAAAATCAAAGATCGTTACCTTGAAACCCTGCGTGACCTGAACAAAGACCTTGTGGTTGTTCAACTGAAAGGTTTTGGCCCACTGCGTCAATCCAAAAACCAACAACCTCTGGACATGGTACTTGCGGGCGTTGCACACGACGTTCTGTCTGAAACCGGCCTTATTGTGAGTAACTAATAGAACAAATGAAAATCAGCAAATCCACGCTCGACCTGTTGAAGAACTTTAGCGGTATCAACACTTCGATCATCGTTAAGCCGGGTAACGAAATCTGCACCGTGAACATCGCCAAAACTGTAGTAGCGTTTGCGACTGTTCCCGAAGACTTCCCGGTACAGTTCGGTATCTACGACCTGAACAACTTTATCGCTACGGTCAACCTGTTCGAAGATGCCGAAGTGGAGTTTGATACAAACTTCATGACCATCACGGGCGGTGCGTCCAAATGTTCTTATGGTTATGCCGAAGAACAAGTAATTGTTTCACCGAAGAACCGGGTTAAGTTTCCGGGCGGTGAAGTGGAATTCGATCTGCCGAAAGATACATTCGACCGCATCATGAAAGCGAGTTCGACACTGGCCCTGCCAATGTTGGCCGTTACCAAAGATGCCAAGAACAACATCGTTCTGAAAGCAGTTGATCCGAAGAACCCGAACGCTAACGCATTCAGCGTGGTTGTCGGTCAAGACCTTTCGACGAACCAGTACAACTTCATGATCCAAACCGATCTGTTGAAGATGGTTCGCGCTGATTACAAAGTTTCCATTTCGTGGAAATGCCTGTGCCGTTTCTCTGCACCGGACATTGAATACTTTGTTGCGGCTGAAAAGTCCAGTGAGTTCAGCGGAACAAAAATCGAAACTCCAACTTAATCGGTGATCAATGATTAGTGTAACGCCTAATGAATGGCTTTGGGAATTGAAGTATCGCCCAAAGTCAATCGACGAAAGTATTTTGCCCGCCGAACTTGCCGATTACTTCAAGCAATTGGTAGCGGCTGGCGAGTTGCAGAACATGATTTTGTGTTCGAGCAATCCGGGTACAGGTAAGACTACCTTGGCCCGTGCGATGGTTGAAGAAATGGACATGGATTTGCTGTTCATCAACGCATCGTCCGAGGCCGGTATCGACGTATTCCGTACCGACATCACCAAGTTTGCTTCTACTGTATCCATGATGGGTAACGGTAAAGTCGTGATCCTCGACGAAGCAGACAACCTGTCGGAACCGGCTCAAAAAGCATTCCGTGGAATCATCGAAGAATTTTCGTGCAACTGCCGATTCATTCTGACATGTAACTACGTTAACCGGATCATTGAACCGATCCGTAGCCGTATGAGCGTGAAGGAATTCACAATCCCGGCAGAAGATAAGAACCAAATGATCAAGCAACAGGTTATGCGTCTGTTGGATATCTTGAAGGTTGAAAACGTTCAAGTTGAAAACAAGCAAGTGATCATGGAGCTGGTCAAGAAGCACTTCCCCGATAACCGTTCGATGTTGGTTGACCTGCAATCCTATGCGATGAAAGGTGTGATCGACGAAGGTATTCTGGGACAAGTAACTTCCGGGTCTGATGTTGAAGTGTTGGTGGGTCACTTGAAAGCTAAACAGTTCAAGGAAATCCGCGCACTGATCCCGAAATATGCGTCTGACTACTCGACGTTCATTCGTGCATTGTACAACGCGATGTTCTCGGCGGTGAAGCCAAGCCACATCCCGGCAATGATCGAATACATCGGTGAAAACCAGAAGTATTACAACAGCGTCCCTGACATCGAAATTCACATGGAATATCTGTGTGTTCAACTGATGATGAACATGGACTTCAAGTAATGAGCAAATTGAGTCCGTTCGATCTGATCGGATCAATTAATGACAAGAAGTATGTGCCCTTCGGGCCGGAGGCTGAACGGGCTTATGTCCCGTTCGTCATTAACCGGGCTTTAAGTAACTTTATCGATGCCGTACCGTATGTTCATTTCTTGAATCAACATCCTCAGTTACCACACAGGATGCAATACGACTACCTGTATCATGGGTTGCGTAAAATGAAACGCTTTGGTAAATGGAACAAACTTGAGAAGCACGAATACCTTGAAGATGTGATGAAATACTTTGAAGTCAGTCAACAGAAAGCCATTGGCATGATTGATCGACTGACCGAAGAACAATTGAAATCCCTTCGAGCGAAGATGAACAATTTTGGCGGCATTAAACCGTCAGTAAATACACCGTGATAGGAGTATTTCACTGATGATTGAAATTGAATTAACCAGCCAAGATAGTTTTCCAAAAATTCGGGAAACGCTGACAAGAGTTGGTATTGCTAATAACAAGACCAAAACCATTTACCAGTCTTGCCACATTTTGAACAAGCGTGGCAAAGTTTACATCGTGCATTTCAAAGAGCTGTTAGAGCTTGATGGGCGCGAAGCAAAAATGACTGATGAAGATACCGAAAGACGCAACGACATTGCCAAGCTTCTGCAAGACTGGAACCTTTGCACCATCGTTAGTCCGGGTCAGGCTGTGTCCGAAAGACGCAACCTGTTCAGGATCATTTCGTTTGCCGAAGCCAATAGCGGCGGATGGCAGAAAGTCTACAAGTACAACATCGGGCAAAAGTAACACACAAAGGGTCGTCGAATGTTTAGTTCACGACCCTTTTCATTTACAATTAGGTCTGCATCGCCTCAATGCTTGCATAGGAAAATCATTGTCTACGAAATTTTTCACCGCTGTTGACCGCCTTGGTCAGCACATGCTTGTCCGTGGGTACGACGAATACGGACAGCCATTTATGGAGAAACACCAGTATTCTCCCACGCTATTCGTTCCAACCAACAAAGAAACGGGCTACAAGGACATCCACGGCGTTTTCCAGCTTCCGATGAACTTCCCTAACATGTACGAAGCAACGACGTTCCTACGCGACACCAAGACCGTTTCAAACGGGGTTGTGAATGGGATGGACAACTTCAACTTGGCATTCATTGCCGACATGTTTGGTAAACAGGTTCCGAACACCAAGTTGGTCAGGATCAAGAACATCGACATCGAAGTTCATTCCGCTACTTACACCGACCCAAACGACCCAAGCACCGCAAGACCTGACGGCTTCCCTGAACCGGAAATCGCCCGATGGGAAATCGACTCCATGACGCTGTACGATAACATTGACGACGAATACACCGTGTATTCAACCCGTAGATGGTCGAAAGCTGAATCGACGTTGAAAGCGGAACTGTTGAAGAAAGTGAAATACAAGTTCTTCGCAACAGAAAAGGAAATGTTGATTGCCTTCATTCAGGATTGGCGAGAATGTTTCCCTGATATCGTAACTGGTTGGTACTCGAACAGTTTCGACATCCCGTATATCCACAAACGTATTAGTTTGGTTCTGGGTGAAGCGGCGGCAGACTCTCTGAGTCCATATGGCCGTACCGACATCAAGACCATGCAGGATAACCAGAACGGGCAACGCCAGTTCATTAAGTTCGTGGGTATTGCGCAACTTGACTACATCGAGTTGTACAAGAAGTTTGTATTGGAACCTCGGTCTAACTTCCGACTGGGTTATATAGCAAAGGTTGAAATCGAAGACGACAAACTGGACTTTGAAGGTTCGTTGGTTGATCTGGCGATTCAAGACCCGCAACGATATGTGGACTACAACATCTATGACGTTGATCTGGTAAAACGAATCAATGAAAAGTTGTTGCTGATTGATTTGATGATGTACATGACCTACGACGCAGGAATGACGTTCGAGGATGGGTTCTCACCAATCAAGCAATGGGATTCGATCATCTTTAACCACTTGCGTAAAGAAAAGATCGTAGTTCCAATGAAACGCAACGCATCGGCTGTACACTTTGAAGGTGGATTCGTAAAAGACCCATTGGTTGGATACTTCCGCTGGATTATGTCTTTCGACTTGGAATCGCTGTATCCGGGTATTATCCGTCAAGGCAACATCAGCCCTGACACCATCGTTGATGTGAAATACAACGCGGACGTTGAAGACTACGTTGCAGGCCGGGTAAACCTTGCCGGTGAACAGTATTCGGTGTGCGCAAACGGTACTCGCTACCGTCGTGATATTCGGGGAGTTATTCCTACGGTAGTTGAACATGTATTCAACCAACGTAAGACCTTCAAGAACATGATGAAGGACGCCAAGAAGGCTGGTAACGACGCTGATGTTCGTAAGTACGACCTGTTGCAGAAAGCGGCAAAGATCGCGATCAACTCATGCTATGGCGCATTGGGTAACGCATATTTCCGTTACTACGATGTTCGAAACGCCGAAGCTGTTACAGCAACTGGCCGTGTAATCATCAAATGGGCTGCAAACCACTTCAACGGTATGTTGAATCAGTTGGTTGGTGGTAAACCGAAAGATCGCGTAATTGCAATCGACACTGACTCTTGCTACGTGTCGTTTGAAGACTTGGTTGATAAGTTCTACGCCGGTAAAACAACCGATCAAACAGTAACCATGCTGGATCGTTTCGCAGAAGAAAAAGTTCAACCGTTGTTGAACAAATGGTACGCCGAACTTGCAAAGTACATGAATCACTATTCGTCTGTGATGTACATGAAGCGTGAAGCCATTTCGTCTACCGGGTTCTTTGTTGCGAAGAAACGTTACGCACTGGCTGTGTGGGATATGGAAGGTTACCGTTATAAAGACGCACCGGACATCAAGATTGCTGGTATTGAAACCCAGCGAGCAAGTACACCACAACTGGCCCGTGACGGCCTGAAAGAAGCAATTGATTTGATTCTGGATGGTAAGAAAACACAGTTGATGGATTTGGTTAGCAAAGTGCATTCGCAGTATCAGACTGTGGACTATCGGGAGATTGCTGGTGTGTCATCGGCAAACAACCTCGCTAAGTACACGACCGGCGACATGCAACCGGGCTTCAAATGCCCCGGACACATTAAAGGCGTTCTGGCGTTCAACCGTGCAGCACGCAAGTTTGATAGTGTGGATATGATCAAAGAAGGCGAGAAAATCGCTTCGATCATGTTGAGAGTACCGAACAGTTTCGGTTGTGAACGGTTTGCGTTTAAGTCTGGTATGAAAATTCCGGCTGAACTGAACCCTGACAACGTGCTTCGGTTTATGGATCGTGAATTGATGTATGACAAATCATTCATCAAGCCTTTGGCAACTATCTGTGATGCAATCGGATGGAAGTACAAAGACGAAATTTCACTTGAAGATTTTATGTAAGAGAGAAAAGAGAAAAAGATGAGTTCAGCTTTGATGCAAAGACTGTTGAAAGCGACAACCCGTGACGATGTTGCGGCGTTGGATCAATCAGCACTGTTTAACGAGAAAGATTTTGCCCCAACTTCCGTGCCGATTTTGAACGTCGCATTGAGTGGTCGGGTTAAGGGTGGTCTTCCATCCGGTATTCTGTCCCTTGCGGCAGAGTCGAAGCACTTTAAAACCAACTTCGCGTTGCTGTTGGTTGCGGCATATCTGCGTAAGCACAAGGACGCTGTATGCGTTCTGATGGACTCGGAATTCGGTATCACACCGGAATACTTGAAGTCGTTCGGTATCGACCCTTCGCGTGTTATTCACATCCCGATTTACAACATCGAACAATTGACCTTCGAGTTCGCAGCACAACTCAAAGAAATCAAGCGTAACGAAAAGGTTGTATTCTTGGTTGACTCGGTTGGTAACTTGGCTTCGAAGAAAGAAGTTGAAAACGCCGAGAACGAAAACAGCGCAGCCGACATGACCCGTGCCCGTGCATTGAAGTCGATGTTCCGTATCATCACCCCACATTTCCAAGGTAAGAACATTCCTTGTATCGTGATTAACCACACGTACAACGAAATCGGTATGTTCCCTAAGCAAATCATGGGTGGCGGTCAGGGCGGTATGCTGTCGTCTAACACCGTACTGTTCATTTCCAAGTCGCAAGACAAGGACGGTACAGAACTGCAAGGTTTCAAATTTACACTGATCGTCGAGAAATCGCGTTTCGTGAAAGAGAAATCCAAGTTCCCAATTCACGTTAGTTTCGAGGGTGGTGTTCAGCCGCTGTCGGGTATCTTTGAACTGGCGTTGGAATCCGGCGACATCATCAGCCCAACCAAAGGGTTCTATCAATTCGTTGATAAGGATACCGGCGAGCTGTTGTTTGAAGGCAAGAAATTCCGCCGTGCCGAGATTGAAGCAACCAATCAGTATCTGATGGATGTTCTTCGCCGTAAATCGTTCCGCGATCATATCGAAGATACATACATGTTGAAAGCAACTGAAATCGACTCTAACCACCAGAAAGAGTTCGACGATTTCATTGATGCGAAAGATGACTGATCCAGTAGCAGCACCAAGCCAATACGTTCTGTTCGACTTGAGCGGACAGAACGTAGCGGTAACCAACTTTGAAATTGACCCAAACGGTAAACTTAGAACTGAATGGGTGATACTCGGTAAGCGTTTATGGTCGGACGAACAAACCGATGCAATGTTGGCACAGGCTTTCAAGTTCCTGTTTGAGAACATTGAAAAGAATCCTTTCGAGGATGACGAACCAGAAGTTCCAGAACCAGAACCCGACCTTAACAAGCCGCTGTGGCGAACCCTAATCACTAAATTAAAAGAGCTTTGGTAAATGATCGTAGAAGGTATTTTTCTAAACTTGATGCACAACGAGGAATACTTTCGCTCGGTTCTGCCACATCTTAAACGCGAATACTTCATTGATTCGGCTGACGAACGTTTGTTCAATTACATCAAATTCTTTGGTGACAAATACAACAAGCGTCCTGACGCATCTGTTTTAAAAATTCTGCTTGAAAAAGACAACAACCTGAACGATAGTACCCACGTTGCGTTGGAAGCTCAGATTGATCTACTGGACAAGAAACGTCCTGATTTGGATCAAACTGCCTTCATGATGGAAGAAACGGAAGGGTTCTGTAAGCAACAGGCTCTGTACAATGCCTTGGCTAAGGCGTTGGAAATCAAATCAAACGCTGATCTGCCACCAGAGAAACGCAACAAGAAGCTTCTCGACGTGGGGTCGATCCCCGAAATGATGCGGGATGCACTCGGCGTATGCTTTGATACATCTGTCGGCCACAACTATTTGGCGAACTGGGAAACCCGGTATGATTCGTATCATGACAAAGCGGCCAAAATTCCGTTTGACATTGATATTCTGAATCGGGTAACCAAGGGCGGTGCCGAGTACAAGACCCTGAACATTTTGCTTGCTGGCTCGAACGCCGGTAAGTCTCTGGGTCTGTGTCATTTGGCGGCAGGCTATCTGAACCAAGGTATGAACGTTCTGTACATTTCGATGGAAATGTCGGAAGAATCCATTGGTAAACGGATTGATGCAAACCTTCTGAACGTGACCATGGATGACCTTGAGTCGATCCCGAAAGCCATGTTCGGTAAGAAAATCGCCAAGCTGCGTGAAAAGGTCGTGGGCAACCTGTTCTTCAAACAGTTCCCTACCGGTGCCGCTCACGTTGGGCATTTCCGTACCTTGCTGCAAGAACTCAGAACGAAACAGAATTTCGTACCACAAATCATCATTATCGACTACCTTGGTATCTGTGCGAGCCAGCGTATCGGTTACGGTGGTGAAAACTCTTACGGTTACGTCAAAGCCATCGCGGAAGAAATCCGTGGTCTGGCGATTGAGACAAATACCTGCGTTTGGACTGCGGCACAAACAACCCGTGGTTCGTGGGAGAAATCCGACATTGACATGGGCGACACCGCTGAATCTGCCGGTCTGGTACACACAGCCGACTTTATTCTGGGTATCGTCGAAACAGAACAGTTGGCCCAGCAAGGCCAGCAAATGTTCAAACAAGTGAAATCGCGTTACGGTGACAAATCCAAGTGGAGTCGTTTCTTCCTTGCTGTAGACAAGGGACTTCAACGCTGGTCACAGCTTGAGAACAACACGTTCCCAGACGACCAGACCATGCCACCACCAGTGACCGTGAAGGCCGCTACGGCTGGCTCTAGCCCCACTGCAACCATCGCTAACGGCGAAGGCGTTGAATGGGATTGATATAACGTTCGGACGCCTCAGAAGCGATTTTGTTGCGTCCAATGTTTATTTCGAACAGAACCTGTCGTAAGATAGCCACACATTCAAGAACAACCCCAACACAGGGCAACAAAATGACTACTCGTATCGAACCAGCCGTAGGTAACTCCAATGAATCGCAAGGCTTTCTGTCGAACCTTTTCGGCGGCAAAAACAAAGGCGTTCGTGCTGTCAGTGAAATCCTCGGTACGTTCCATTCGATTGTTGATGAGCTGAAAACTGCCGTCACCCATCACACGGAACAACAGGCCGCGCATGATGCTGAAATCAAAGCACTGCAAGCCAAACACGAAGCCGCTGGTGCAGAAATCGTCGGCGCACAAGCCGCAATCGACAACATCACCGCCCTGATTACCCCAAAGGTTTAATCGGTGTCCGGCGAAAAAATCGGCGGCGTGCTGTCGAGTGATTTCAAACCAGAACCGTATCCAGATTCAATGGGGTCTATGCTGTCCCGGCACTTCAAAGAACTGGATCAGAATCAGAAAAAGCCATCGCTGACCACGGTAATTACCGAACTGCCGGAACTGCCAAACCAACAGTGGCAAGACCATGTGGTTGAACGGACTCCAATCGATCTGTTCGTTCCGCAAGTGCATCAGACGTGGTTTGTGAAACTGCCGGGTGCTGCATCATTGACCGAAGTAACGATCAGCGATGTTACACCAAAAACTGTCGAATTGGCTACCCGGTTCAATGGCAAGTCTCGTTACATCCGAACTGAGGTTGAGTTCGTTGAAATGAAGAATGCCTGACATCTGGAACCGGAATCAACCGTTTCCGCATGATGCCGTCTACATCGGAAGACCAACAAAATGGGGTAACCCATTCAAGGCCGGTGTAGACGGTACTCGTTCTGTTGTAATCCAAAAGTACAGGGACTACCTGTTCACTTCCGGCCTGATCAATGACATCCATGAACTTCAAGGGTGTCACTTGGTCTGTTTCTGCAAGCCGCTCGCCTGTCACGGTGACGTTTTGATAGAATTAGCCAATCCCTTCTTTGACGTATGAGTTATATGCCCAAACTGATAGACAACATTTATGCCGCTCGCATGGCTGCCTTGCTGTACCTTGAATGGTCGCAGTGGGATGCTTACAAGCTCGGCATAATTGATAGAACCGGTAAACAGTTGAAAGAAGCTGTGACACCGAAAGAAACAACTGCGTGGACTTACTTTCACAGGCTTGCAGCAAATCTCAAGCGTTTGATAGAAGTCATCCCCGGTGGAAAATCCAAGATCGGCAAGCTCGTTGCTGCGTATGCTCTGTACAAAGAGGATACCGACGACCAAGCTCTGTTCGAAGGGTTTGATACAACTACGTGGATCGACTCGATGAATTTCGTGACTGAGGAATATATCATTCCAAAGTTTAATGATTACATCAAACTGTGATATGATACATTTTTGATTGGTGATTAGATGGATTGGATTGATGCAGCGTATATCAACCGCGTTTCCATCCGACTTGATAAGTTCAGGGAAAAGCAACGCGGTAGATTCAACTTTAGATGTCCTATTTGTGGCGACTCGGCCAAAGATAAAAACAAAGCCCGTGGTTGGTTGTTTGATAAAGACGGTGAAGCCAAGTTTCATTGCTTCAACGACGAAACTTGTGGGTCGAATCTTTCTTACTTCCTGTTCCGTGTTGATAAATCCCTTGCGGGTGAATATCGACTGGACAAGTTCAAAGAATATGGTCAGGCCAACAATAAGCGACCTGTAACTACGACAACTTCTGTTTTCGATGACATTGATGAAGCCCCGGCAAAGAAAGCTGGTGACCCTGCATTTCTCCATGAACTGCCAACCATCACGTCATTACCTGCGGATCATATCGCACGCAAGTACATTGCCGAACGGCAAATCCCTATTCATCTGTGGAACAAGATTTACTTCACGGATAAATGGAAACTGTTGACCAATCAGTTCGAACAGACATACGAGAAAATCTTTAAAGATGAACCCCGTATTGTAATCCCGGCTTATAACAAAGCGGGTGAACTGATTTGTTTTCAGGGTCGAAGTTTAGACCCAGATTGTGATGAAAAGAAGTATTTGACCGTACTGGTTAAAGACGAACTCAAGATTTGGGGTATGAACCAAGTAAAAGACACTAAGCCGGTGTTCTTACTTGAAGGTGCATTCGATGCAATGTTCCTCGACAACACAGCCGCTATTCTCGGCGGTTCGGCTAATCCCGATTTACTTGATCCTGATTTCGACTGGGTGTTTGTCTTGGATAATGAACCAAGGAACCAATCAGTTTGTCGTCGGTATCAAACTTTGATTAGGCGTGGTGCGAAGTTCGTATCGTGGCTTAATTGGAAGTACAAGTGGAAGGACATCAACCTTTGCGTTCAGAACGGTGTCAGTCCACAAGAGATTCAACAATACTTTGAACGTAATACTGTGAGCGGTTTAGCCGCACAACTTCAATTTGATCGATGGTGTAAAATTCCTCTATGAGCAATACTTCTACTTTTCAACTGGTTCGTGAATGGGCAGAAGCCCGCAATCTGATTGCCGGTGCAACTCCACAAGCCCAATTCGTTAAACTGGTTGAAGAAATCAGTGAATACACCCAAGGTCACACCGATTTCAACTTTGCCGAAGTTCTCGACGGTCTGGGTGACTCGGTTGTTGTTCTGACTGTACTGGCTGCACAACTGGGTACTGACATCGAAACCTGTATCGCTACGCTGGACGATGAACTTGACGCAGCAAATCAGTTCGGCGGTCTGTTGGAAAAATCGCAAAGCGTTGAACAACTGATGTTCAAACTGATGAACTCGCTGGGTCGTTTCGCTACCGGTATTTCCAAGAAAGACATGACCAAGGTTCAAACCGGCATCGGCGGCGTATACCGCGTTCTGGAAGCGATTACCTATCGCTACGACCATACCACCGAACAAGTCTTCGCAATGGCCTACGATGTCATCAAAGACCGTAAGGGCCGTATGATCGACGGCGTGTTCGTGAAAGAAGCTGACCTTGCCAACTACGGTATCGCGTCTTAATGCTGGCAATGCGTAAAGGGACTAAGTTCTACGGGTTGGATATTGAAACCCTTGGAACTAAGTCTGATGCGGTAGTTGTATCGGCTGCATTCTTGGTGTTCGACTTCAACGAACGCAAAACCTTTGAAGAATACGTGAATGATGCGTTTTACGTGAAGTTCAGTATTGCCGAACAAAAGAAAGCCGGTCGTAAGATCGACCCGGATACTTTGGCTTGGTGGAAGAAACAAGACGATGTAGTTCGTAAAGAGCTGATGCCATCTGACAAAGATGTGACCATGGCCGAAGGTACAAAACTTATCAAAGAGTACCTTGCATCCAAGGGCATCGATAAGAACGTGGAAAAGAACACCATTCGTTTCTGCCGTGGACAAGATTTCGATATCCCGATCCTTGGTAGTTTGATGGAATCCGTGGGTGAAAGCCTTCCGGGTGCGTTCTGGAACTCCCGTGATATCCGTACCTTCATTGCTGCGGCTACGCTGGATTTCACCATGACCACCATCTACAAGGATGACCGCGAATACAAAACTATTCCGGGCTTCCGTATCCACGATGCGCGACACGACATTGCAAAAGCTGTCGTTGAAATGCAGAACGTGGTTCGACTGGTTACCGGCGAGATTACGACCGAAGACCTGTAATGTTTAACCGGGAAGGGACTTGTGATATAGTCCCTTTTCTGTTTTAGGAGATTCAATGTCGTTCCAAATTCTGGATGATAAAGCCCACATCCTGTTACGTCCCGGTATGTACTGCGGATCAGTAACCAGCGAGATTCACCACCAATTCCTGAATTACCAGTGGCAATCGTTTGAATACGTGCCGGGGTTGTTCAAAATCATCAACGAGCTGATTGATAACTCTATCGACGAATTCATTCGTACCGGTGGTCAACATGCCAATCAGATCGATATCAAAGTAACCGACAAATCGTTTTGGATCAAAGACAATGGCCGTGGTATCCCGGTAACTTTGACCAAAGACCTTGACGGTGAAGACATTTACTTGCCAGTAGCTGCATGGTGTAAAACCAAGGCAGGTTCCAACTTCGGTTCGGATACGGATCGTGACACCATCGGTATGAACGGCGTGGGTTCGGCACTGGCTAACATTTTCAGTTCCAAATTCATCGGTACAACATCGGATGGTAAGTTTAAGTTGGTTGTGGAATGCGACGACAACGCAACTATCCGCAATGTTGATGTCAAGAAAAGCACAAAGAAATTCACAGAGGTTTACATTGAGCCAGAGTTTAAACGCTTTGGAGTTGAATGTATCGACGACACCCTTAAAGGGTTGATCCTCAATCGACTGAATAACCTCGCTGTTTGTTATCCGGCGATTACATTCAAGTTCAATGATGAACCAGTCAAGCTGGGAACCCCGAAAGCGTGGATGACCAAGTTTGCAGCCGAACACGTTCTGCACAGTGACGATTCTGTTGTCATTGGGATCATGAATAGTCCGGCAGAAGAATTCCGTTGCTTGTCTCTGGTCAACGGCCTGAGTATCATCAACGGTGGTTCGCACATTGATTACATCATGGGTCAGTTGTGTGACGTGCTGCGTGAAGGCATCAAAAAGAAACACAAGCTCGAAGTGACACCGGGTCAAATCAAATCGCACCTTCAATTGGTGTCGGTGATCCGTGGCATGAAGAACATGAAATTCGATTCCCAGACAAAGGAACGAATCACAAACCCGCGTGGTGAAATTTCCGGGTATTTTGAAACCGTGAATTTCGACAAGCTGTCGGCTTCGATCCTGAAAAACGACGCCCTGATCATGCCAATCATCCAAGCCCAGCTTGCGAAACAGATGGCCGCTGATGCACGGGCCGCGACTCTGGCTGAAAAAGCTGTAGCTGCGAAGGTCGTAGCGAAACACATCCCGGCGACTGGCCGTTATTCGAATGAAAAGACTCTGTTCATCGCAGAAGGCGACTCGGCTATTGGCCCATTCGTTTCTGCACGGACTGAGGAAACAAAGAAGATTTACGGCGGGTATCCACTGCGAGGCAAGATTCCAAACATCACCGACCTGAAAACCGCTGATATCCTTGGAACAAAAGAACTCGGTGACCTGATCAACATCCTCGGGTTGAAGATTGGTCAAAAAGTAGTCAATCCGAACTACGGAACGATTGCGATCATGACCGACCAAGATATCGATGGATTCTCGATTCAGGGTCTGTTGCTGAATTTCTTCTGGCTGTGGCCTGAGTTGTACCAATTAGGCCGCGTAAAGATCGTCAGGACGCCGCTGTACGTCGCTACGAAGAAAGACGACCGGAAGTATTACTACGACAAAAGCGAGTTCGACAAAGCCTCTGGGAAGCTCAAGGGCTATGAGATTCGATATATCAAAGGTCTGGGTTCTCTGCGTAAAGCCGAGTACAAGGATATTCTGGCTAATCCAGTCATGGTGACGGTCAAGATCGACGACCCGGCTCTGTTTGATTCAATGTATGGCGCATACACCAAATTCGGTGATGCACGTAAGAAACTGATTGGTGACGTATGACAGAAATTACATTGAACCAGTTCGCGGACGGCCCATGGCGTGAGTTCTCGATTTACACGATTGAGAACCGGGCTATTCCGTCGATGGTGGACGGTTTCAAACCATCCCAACGATTCATCATGTATTCTGCGTTCAAGAATGCCCATAATCGTTGGTTGAAGGTTTCGTCACTGGCGGCAATCGCTGAATACGGTTACCACCACGGTGACGCGGCAGCACAAGAAGCGGCTAGCCTGATGGCTGCGGATTGGTGTAACAACCAACCGTGCCTTCTGGGTGACGGTAACTTCGGTGATCGGTTGGTTAAGGAAGCGGCAAGCCCACGTTATGTGTTTGCACAGGTTCACCCTTTGATGGAAAAGATTTTCAAAGACAACGACCTTTGCCCAGCACACGACGACCCGGAACACATCCCACCGAAATTCTATCTGCCGATCATTCCAATGGTTCTGGTAAACGGTATCTCTGGGATCGCGACCGGCTATGCAACCGACATCCCACCGTATGCGTTGGCTGATGTCAAGAACATGTGCTTGAAGTACATTCAGGGCAAGGACATTGATACAATTGAAATGTCTCCGACCCTGTACGGTTTCAAGGGCAAGATCGAACGTAACGCCAAGGGTGGATACGATCAGGTTGGTATCGTCGAGCTGAAAGGCAAGACAACCGCGATCATCAGCGAAGTTCCGTTCAAATACGACCGGGTAAAGTACATTGAGGTTCTGGAAGAACTGAAAGAGAAAGGAACCATTCTCAGGTACGACGAAGACTGCGGTGAACAAGGCTTCCGGTTCAAGGTTGATCTGAAACGTGGGTTTGATACAAAGACCAACGAGGATTTAATCAAACTGTTCAAGCTGCGTTCGTCGTTCCCGGTGAACCTGACGGTGCTGGATGCCGACAAGAAACTGCGCAAATTCGATACCCCACAGGCTCTGATCAAGGAATTCTGTGATTTCCGGCTGCCTTATTATGCCGAGCGGATTGCCAAGCGTCTGGCCGAAACAGAATGGAAGCTGCGGGTTGCTGTGGCGAAGATCAAATTCATTCGTTCTGTTCTTGACAACACACTGGTTTTCAAAGGAAAATCCAAATCCGAGCTGACCAGTGAGCTTTCTGTTTCGTTTGAAACAGAACTGATTCCAAGCTTGCTTGGGATGGACTTCTATTCGTTGACGACTGATGAAATCACGAAACAGATTACCGTAGCGAAAGAGCTTGACCAGCAACGGAAATTCTGGAAGGATGCTACCCCAGCGGATCAGTTCCAATCGGATTTGAAACAGATTTAGTTCTGTTCGTAGTAAATCAATCTTGTGAGAATTTAATGTCGGGCAAAGAAATCATCGTCGGTAAGAAAGCTCAAACCGAATCGCGCATCAAAGAAATCGTTGTTTTTCAACAGGTTCTGATCAAGCTTGGCCTTGAACACATCATTGAAAATATCAAAGTGCTGGTGGAAGTCCTGAACGAATATGGCTTCCGTAGCAGCTATGGGAAACCGTACACGTACATGTCATATCGTCAGATGATGGATCGAGCTGATCAAAAAATGATCAGAGATTTCATTTCTGAAATTCAGCATGAACCAGTGGCGGTTTTGTTACCCTTCTAAGGTTAAGAACAATGCTCAAATATCTTGAAGTAGGCGCGTTGGTGTTCGCTGGTATGTTGACCGTACCACTGATCAACAGCATGAACAGTACGCAAGAGCGTTTGAATGATACAAAGGCTGCGCGGCTGGCAGCATCGGAAGAAATCAATCGTAATGCGGTTGACAATATCCTGATGTTCCAGTCCCTGCCTGATGTTGCGCCAAAAGCAGTACAGAAAGATACAATCAAAGAACAGAAAGACCCGGAAGTTCTGTCGCATTCCAAGAAGTGTTTCAAGGTCAAGGAATGTGCCAAGCTGGCGGAAGCTATCTACTTTGAAGATCGCGGTGACCTCGAAGGCATGAAGGCTGTAGCCAACGTGGTCATGAACCGGGTCAACTCTGGGAAATACCCGAATTCTGTTTCGGGTGTTGTGAACCAGAAGAAATGGACTAAAAGCGGCTGGGTTTGCCAGTTCAGTTACATGTGCCAGTTGAAAGACCGGTCTATGGCTGACGAAGAATCGCGTTACAAGGCTGGTTACGTGGCATGGAAGGCAACCAACGGTGTGTTGAAAGATACAACCAAGGGTGCTGATCATTATTTGAACAAATCAAAGGTCAAGACACTGCCAACATGGGTCTATGCGTTTAATAGAACTGTGAAAATCGGTGACCACACGTTTTACGCCAGTAAAGAAATCTGATCAATCACGGGGATTTTACATTGACTCATAAAGCCGTTCTGTTAATTACCAGTTTGATTCAAAACCGTGATCTGTTGGAATGCGCCTCAGTGGCGAAATTCAAAATGGACGAAGAAGGCATTATTCAATGGATCATTCTGCCGGGTCACAAAATTCGTATCTTCGAGAAGCCAGACCAGAAACATGGTGTGGTTTACAAGTACGAATTCCACCAAGGTAAGAAACCGTATTTCACGGTTCAAGATTACCTGCGTGGTCGCGGTGAAGAAGTCGTGTATCTGAAAAAGACTCCGACCCTTCAAGAGCCTTTGATGGAAAAGATGTTGGGTTCTATCCAATCCATCCTGCAAGAAACAACCACGTCGATGAACCACATCGGGCGTTGGTTGGCTGGTGCCGCCTGAGTCTATTGATAGGTAGGGTTGGCCCTGCCTTCGCGGATAGCAAAAAGTATCGGATCAAATCGAATGCACAGTTCGACTGCGCATCCTTGGGCGTATGTTGCGTCTGGGATGTTTCGCAGTCGGCTTACGTTCTGGTTGTTGATGCCGAAGTACCAATGTATCCGGGTGAATTTGTGGACGCCGTTCGTGTCGAGTTTGACAAAGGCGTCAGGTATTTCATTGCACGTCAGATGGACGAATTGATTGCAACCATTTCTGAGGAAGGTTGGAAGAAACTCGTTGATCCAAATGGCGAGCATAACTTTTGGTTTGAGGAACATTAATGAACAACGTGGCCCCAGAAGTTTTGTATCAAAACCTGTTGGCACTCTGCGAATCCGATGCGTTCTTTTTCAAGGACTTCCCATCGGACGAGCAAACAACAATGTATCGGATTTTCAACTATCGGTTGGCGTCCTATACCGACTTCCTGTTGCCTAGTGCATTGGAATGCCGTGGAACAATGTTTCTGGTAGGTCGTGATGGTTCGTATGTGGATTTGGTTTGCCGTCCACAGAAGAAATTCTTCAACCTGAACGAGAACCCAATGACCATGGGTCTTGATCTGACCAACCTGTATTCCTGCATGGTCAAGGAAGACGGCTCACTGATGTCAACGTATATCCATACGAATGGCGAACTGCGGCTGAAATCCAAGGGGTCTACCGGCTCCGAACAGGCCAATGATGCAATGAAATTCCTTAAAACTCAACCGGCGTTGCTGGCTGATTTGCGCCGTCTGGCTGCACGGGATTTCACTGTCAATCTGGAATGGACTGCACCATGGAACCGTATCGTTGTTGGGTATGAGAAACCGGGTCTGGTTGGTCTGTCCGTGATCGACAACGAAACCGGGATCATGTACGGCAGCGATATCGTTGAAGACATGGAACTCTGGGATTTGCTCGGGCACTGGGTCGAACAGTTCGAATACGACGGCGATTTGATCGAAGTGGTAAAGAACATGGTCGGTGGTGAAGGCGTGGTTGCCATCACTGAAAGCGGCGTACCGTTCAAGCTCAAGGGTGATTGGTATCTGAGTCTGCATCGCAACAAAGACTCTGTATCAAACTCCAAGGCTCTGATTGAGCTGGTGTTGATGGAAAAGGTCGATGACCTGAAATCTCTGTTCGTCGGTGATGAACAGGTGTTGGCAAAAATCAATGCCTACGAAGTATCCATTTCGAATGTTTATAACAAGACAGTCCAAATGGTAGAATTGTTTCATACCACTTGGAACCACCTTGATACAAAACACTATGCGCTTAAAGCCATGGAGTTTTACAGCGGTCATTGGGGTTTCCATGTGCAGATGTCTTTGCGAAACGGGAAAGGTCTGGAAGCGAAACTCAAGCAATTGATGATCAGCCATGCCAACGATTATATTTTGAAGGAGTTCGAAAAGGATAGTGCGGAAAACTAAAATCTTGATGGGTGTACCGGGTTCTGGTAAATCGACCCTCGCCCGTCAATTTGTGAATAAAGGTTATGTTCAACTTGAGCGTGACCTTATTCGGATGGAGCTTTACGGTGTTTGGTACGGCGGCAACATTGATGAAAACAAAGTTACGGCAGTTCAAATTGAACGTGCGCGTAGAGCATTACTTGCTGGTAAAAACATTGTTATCTCTGACACTTGCATCAACGAAGAAACTCGTAACAAATGGATTCGCTTCTGTTCGTCCATGGGTTCGGAAGTTGATGTCATCCATGTTGGAGCGAATTTGCTCTTGGATGATCTGATCGAACGTAACCGTAATCGTGATGAACAGTCCAAAGTGGTAGACGACAAAGTTGTAACCCGGTTCTATACCGAGTACCGCGAACAGTTCCCGTTGCAGAACACCAATGCTGACGGTGGCACCCCGGCCTTTGTCTTTGACATCGACGGAACCATTGCAAACATGGAAGGCGTTCGTGGGCCGTTCGACTGGAAGAAAGTCGGCAAAGACGCTCCATACAACGACGTGATCGAAATGGCTCAAACGCTTTCCGACGCTGGTAACCATATCATCGTTGTAAGTGGCCGTGACGCTGTATGCCGTGCGGAAACCGAACGGTGGATGGATGAGTACGACATGCCGTTTGATCAGCTTCTGATGCGTCCTGCGGGATCGTCAGTGCGTGATTCGATCATCAAGCACGATATCTACCATCGCGATATCGATCCGTTCTACAACGTCAAGGGTGTATTCGACGACCGCAACCAAGTTGTTGCGATGTGGCGGGCAATGGGGCTGCGTTGCTACCAAGTTCAACTTGGTAACTTCTAATGTCTGACGACAAAAAGAACAATGTGTTTTCTTTGGTGCCGAAACTTGCCACCAAAGTAACACTGCCGTCTGTATCAGAGCAGTACATTGAACACCGTGACGAACTTATTGACCGGATCATGGACAACAAGCGTCACATCATTATCACCATCGACGATGACGGCTTGCCGGACTTCATCACGAACATGGATATGTTCGCGTCTAATTTCTTCTTGGATAAAATCAAGAACGAAGTTCAGATGTCTTATGACGATGAATTGTACGAAAAGCTGGAACCTGATATCGACGAGTGAGAGAAATCAGGTGCGTTTTCAGCACGGTCAGATTAGTTCATTCAGTATTTGTCCGTGCTGAAACTAGCAGGTATTACCAAGATGAACCCACAGTCTACTTCGATATCATTCATGATTACTTGAAGATGTTGTGGAATTCTCGACTGGAAATCGCATTCATTGATGTTCGTATGTTTGTGAACGGGGAGCGTGCGCCTAAACCTGCCGAATTCCGTTTGAAAGGGATGATTGATTCAACACTGATGCAAGGTGATGGATCAATCCCTTTAACCAAACTTCAAATATCGATTCTGCTAGACAAAGTGAAATCAATCAAAAAGGCCGCTCGGGGAATGAACCCGGACGGTGAACCAACCGAGGAATAAAATTCGTGAGCGACAAAATCGTTTTTACCAAATACAACTCCATCGAGAACTCTTACCGTCAAGCGTTCTTGGACAAATGCGCGTTCGCAGTTGGCAACAACGTGCTTGTCGCCGTGGAAAAAATCCATGGTGCTAACTTCGCGTTCGTGATGGATGACAGCAAGACCCGCGTTGCAAAACGTTCTGGTCTGATCAGCGAACTCGAAACGTTCTACGGCCACACCCGCTTCTACAGCCGTTACGAACCAACCATCCGTACCATTTATGAAATGGTCAAAGATTCGTTCCCGTCCCTGAAACTGATGACGGTCTACGGTGAAATCTTCGGTGGTCGTTACCAAGGCGTCACCAACACTGGTGCCAAGCAGGTTCAGTCCGGCATGAACTACCACCCTGATAACGAATTCATGGTGTTTGATATCCGTCTGGAATTCGATACCGGCGTTGCTCGCTACATTCCGTTTGCTGACATCCAAGAACTGTTGGAAGACGCGAACTTCATGGAACCGAACAGCAACCGTCATCTGAAAACCGCACCGGTTATCGCCATCGGCACGCTGGAAGAACTGATCAAAATCGATCCGTTGATCTACACCAAGGTTCCAGCGGCCTTCGGGATTGATGAAAATCATACCCGTACCGAAGCTGACTACGGCGAAGGCTTTGTGATCCGTGGTTACACCGACGATTACCGTACCGACAACGGCGAACGTGTGATCCTGAAACAGAAGAACAAGCTGTTCAACGAGAAAGAACAGGAAGTCAAGATCAAGACGGCTGCGACTCTGGACGAAGAAACCCAAGCCAAGCTGGACAAAATCTGTTCGTACATCAACACCAACCGTCTGAACGCGGTTGTATCAAAGATCGGCACAATCACCCAGAAGGACTTCGGGCGTTTGCAAGGTGATCTGACCCGTGATGCTCTGGAAGACTTCGAGAAAGACGAAGGCTACAAGCTGACCGAAGATGAAAACTGGTCGTTGCTGGCTAAGCGTGTCGGTGCCCACACCGCGTTGACCATCCGTGGTCAGTGGTTGAACCTGATCGACGCAGCATGATCTATACCCCTGTCGAGGAACGGCGGGGGTCTTTCGTTACCAAATATCTCATGGACGTAACCAGATACTCTGGCATTGGCTTCGGATATCACGGTTACGCCATGATGTATTGGACACCCGATGACCTTCCGTTCTGTTTGTTGATTCATGCAGACAAACCGCCCATGGGTTGGTTCGAGCATCATGAACAAAATTTAATCAAACCGGCTCTGTTCGAACTGTTTTGCAAGTGATCTTCCGCCCGTAAATAGGGGTGGAGGACACAAACCAATGTCAAATTTTGAAAAAGCAATTGAAGTCGTCTTGGCTCACGAAGGTGGTTATGTCAATAACCCTGTTGATCCGGGTGGCGAAACGAAGTATGGAATCAGCAAGCGTTCGTACCCGAACGTCGATATCAAGAATCTGACCATCGCTCAGGCGAAACAGATTTACCTGACTGATTTCTGGCAACCGTATCCGTTTGATAAAATCGCAAACGATGCGTTCGCAACCAAACTGTTTGATACATCTGTCAACGTCGGCAGCAAACGTGCGTTTAAGTTCGTGCAAACCGCATTGAACCAAATGGACGAAAACGTTGTTGTAGACGGTGTGATTGGGCCTAAAACCCTGTCGCTGATCAACGATCTGGACAATAATGTTCTATTGAATGTTTATCGTGCGGTTCAGGCAGAGTATTATAAGGGTCTGGTAACAGCCGATCCGAAGAAAGCTGTCTTCCTTAGAGGCTGGTTGATTCGAGCGGCAGAATAAATCGAACAGAACCTCTTGCATTCTGTTAGAGGTTCTGTTTTAATACTCGACACAAATTTGAGGGGTTCAAGGTGTCAAAGAAATATCAACTCGCTGTATTCATTGGTCGGATGGCACCGTTGCACGATGCCCATTTGGAAAATATCAAACACGCCGCAAGCATTGCAGACCATGTTCTGGTGCTTTTCGGTAGTGCCAACGCACCACGCGACGAACGCAATCCGTTCACCAACGATCAACGCGAACAAATGCTGTACCATGCGACCAACGGGTTGACAGAGCCGAAGAACATCACATGGGAATTCATGAACGACATGCCGTCCAACGAACTGTGGGCAGCGGCGGTCATGAATGCTGCGGATCGTCATAACGACATGTGCAGCACCAAGAAAATCGCTATCGTCGGACACAAGAAAGACGAATCGAGTTTCTATCTCGACCTGTTCCCTACGTGGGATTTCGTTGAAACCGGTGCGAAGATGCACGGCGACGATGAAATGGCAGCAACCAAAATCCGCGAACTTATGTTCGATGGCAAGTTTGAAGAAGCCGGAAGCATGATGCCGTACATGGTTTGGGAATATATCAATACCAAGTACATTGGTACTGAACTGTTCCGTAACATCATGGCCGAGTATCGCTTTCACAAGTCGTACCCGGAAAACCGCCGCAAGAAATACCCAATCAACGATGTGACCGCCGATGCTGTTGTTCTGTGCAAAAGCCACATTCTGTTGATCCGTCGTAAGAACATCCCCGGCAAAGGGCAACTGGCTCTCCCCGGTGGGTTCGTCCAGACGGATGAAACAGTATTCGATGGAGCAATCCGCGAACTGTTCGAAGAAACAAAACTGCATGTACCTGAAAAGGTGCTTCGCAAATCGATTATCGACATGAAACTGTTTGATAATCCAAAACGTTCCCTGCGTGGTCGCCTGATGACCTTTGCACACACCTTCAAGATTGATACAAATCACGACGGTAGTTTGCCACGGGTCTACGGTTCCGACGACGCCGATAAAGCGTTCTGGGTTCCAATCGCGGACATCACGAAGCCTGAAAAGGCAACTGAGTTCTTCGAGGATCATCACAGTATCATTATGACCATGATTGGTCGTTCCGCTGCACGCAACTAAATTCAATTTTTGAGGAGTTCAAAAAGATGGGCGCAATGTTTGATATGAACAAAGTAGAATTCAACCCGAACAACATGATCCTGAAAACGGATTCGTACAAAATCCCACACTGGGAAATGCTCCCGGCTGGTGCCAACTACCTGTATTCCTACGTGGAATCGCGTGGTTCCGATCAGTGGGTTGTTCGTGGTGTGAATCAAGGCTACACCGAAACGGTTTTCATCGGCCTGCAAGCCATTCTGAAACGTCACTTCTCTGGTCGTCTGACCATGAAGGATGTGGACGAAGCCGAAGAACTGGTCGAACTGCACATGGGGCCGGGTGTCTTCAACCGTAAAGGTTGGGAAACCATCGTCACCAAGTTCAAAGGTCGTCTGCCGCTGCGTATTCGTGCGTTGAAGGAAGGAACTATTGTTCCAACCGGTAACGTCATGATGACCGTGGAAAACACCCACCCGGATTTCGCATGGCTGGTTTCGTACTTCGAACCTCTGTTCCTGCAAGTCTGGTATCCAACCACCGTGGCTTCTGTTTCGTACAGCATCCGCAAAGTGGTTCAGCAAGCTTTCGAACTGACCGTCGATGACGGCGTTGAAAGTCGCTTCAAACTGCACGACTTCGGCTTCCGTGGCGTGTCGAGCAACGAATCCGCCCGTATCGGCGGTGCTGCACACCTCGCAGCCGGTTGGATGGGCACTGATACAATTCAGGGCATCATCGAACTGAAAGAATACTACGGCTTGAAGAAAGGCCAAATGCCTGCCTACTCGGTGCGTGCGACTGAACACTCTGTTGTTTGCGCAAACTCCGATGCCGACAACCGCGATGACTCTGACGCTCTGGAAATGGCCGTTCAGTTGCTGGAAAAACACGGCGGTATCGTTGCATGTGTGGGTGATACCTACAGCATCGAACGTTTCGCACGTTGGGTTGCCAGCGATCCGATCAAGACCCGCGTGATGAATTCTGGTGGTACTTTCGTAGTACGCCCGGACTCTGGGAATCCTCTGGAAATCCCGGTGAAGATCATCGGTATTCTGATGGAAGGCTTCGGCTACACTGTCAACAGCAAAGGTTACAAGGTTCTGCCAAGCTGCATCCGCGTGCTGCAAGGTGACGGTATCAACGAAGCTTCTGTTCGTGGTATCTATGCCAACATGTTCGCACTGGAATACTCTGCCGATAACATCGTGTTCGGTATGGGTGGTGCTTTGCTGCAACACTGTGATCGTGACTGGTTCAAGTTCGCTATGAAAGCGTCTGCGCTCTGCGTAAACGGCGAATGGCGTGATCTGTTCAAAGACCCGGACACCGATTCGGTGAAACGTTCCAAGAAAGGTCGCGTGGTAACCTTCAAAGATCAGGACGGGAAATTCTTCTCTGATCGTGAAGAACTGCAACTGACCAATCACAAGATCGTTGATCAGATGTACACCGTCTGGGAAGACGGCGAATTCCTGACCGAATGGACGTTCGACGACATCAAAGTTGTCTAACGTTTGATACAAAGAAAACCCGCTACGGCGGGTTTTTTGTTTATTGGACAAACAGAATAGGGTAAGATACAAACATGGAATTCAGATTGATATCCGATGTCCACAACGAGTTCTATCACGAAACAACCCAATATACCTTGCCGTATCTGGGTGGTGATGAAAACCGTGTGCTGGTCATCGCCGGGGATTTCACGATGCTCAAACGGGCCGCGAAATCCGCCAGTGCCTTAACAGCAATGGCAAAACGCTTCAAAGCAGTTGTGTACGTTCCCGGTAACCACGAATACTACGGTTATCGAATCGATCCAGATGCTGCACGCAAGAAGTTTGAAACCATGAACCCGGAAGGTCTGACCAACATTCACTTCCTGATTCGTGACTCTGTGGTGATTGATGGAATTCGATTCGTCGGGGCAACGCTCTGGACGAACATGCATCGTCAAAATCCATTGGTGGAATTCCACCTTGGTCAAGTGATGAACGATTTCAAGGCAATCACCTATTACCATCAAACCAGACAGAACTATCAGAAGTTCAAACCGCATCACTGGATCATGGAACACAAGGCTGACCTTTCGTACATCGCGGAAACCGTCGAAGCCTCCGATGAACCGTGTATCGTCGTAACCCACCACGCACCAAGCGCACAAAGCCTTGACCCGGCGTTTGCGTGGGATATCGACGGGAACCACGGCTACCACAGTGATTTGGATGATTTCATTCATATGCACCCACAGATTAGTCATTGGCTGCATGGTCATATCCATCACCCAAGCGATTATATCATTGGCTGTACCAACGTCATCTGTAACCCGTATGGTTATGCAGGCGAAGATGTGGCCTTCCTTGACCGGAGTTATTACGATGCGTGAAGTATCAGAGAATGAGTTTTTCCGCTTTGCTGTGTCTCAGGTTGACCCGCACATGTACAACGTGTGGGAAAGTGGCGTGATCCCTACCCAGTGGGATATGAACGGGGTGTTGAACATCGTGGTCAACAAACTGTTTGCATCAAACGAAGCCAGTTCTGTTGCTGACTACGTGCGTGACATCGTGCAAGTCAAGCTGGAAGGTGCGCTGTTCTGGGTCGCGTAAAAAGATTGAAAATAGGTGTTGACGAGTTCTGTTCTATTCCGTAGAATTCGTCACATCAAGCGGCAACAAGCTTGAAACAGAAACAAATGAAACAAAACTGTTTAACACGAACACAATCTGCGGTATGATGTGTTCAGTAACAAAGCGACGGCGGTAACGCCCCATATAATGAAAAGGAAGTTAGATGTCCGTTATTGACAATCTGAAACAAAACAAGCTGGCTGTAACTGGTATTGGTGCGGTGATCGCACTGTTGTTCTCTTGGTTGATGTTCAGCCAAATGTTCTACTACAACAACGCCGGTTACATCACGCAAGTAACGACCAAGTTCCCGTTCCAAGGTGAAAAGGTGGTTGAAACCACCGGCTATACATGGATCGGTTTCGGTAACTACGTTCCATGGCCGCGTCAAATGTCTGTGCAATCTGTTCAAGACGTTTCGACTCTGCCAAAAGGCGACTTCGACGGTCTGGGTTCGAGTTTGATTCCAGCCTTCCCGGTAACCTTCCTCGGTGGTGTTGTTGCTACCGTTGATGCGAACGTTCGTGTGGCTCTGCCGGGTGGCGAAACCTTCCTGCAACTGGCCCGTACTTACCGTACACCGGACAACTTTGTTCTGCAATCGATCATGCCCGTCATGAAATCCACGCTGCAATCGACTGCACAGTTGATGTCGGCTGACGATTACTACAACGGCGGCGCGACTGGTTTCCGTCAAAGCTTCCAAGACCAAATCACTGACGGCCCATACGTTGTAAAACGTGTTGAAACTCAAGTGAAGAACACCCGCCCTGCAACCGCTGGTGCTGTTGCTCAGGACGGTAAAGACCAAGGCGAATACGGCGGTGATACCACTACCGTTGTGACCACTGAAAAGGTCATTGATCCAAAAACTGGTCTGCCAGTACGTCTGGAACGTCAGTTCTCGAAACTGGGTGTGACCGTAGCTGATGCGAACATCGTGAACATCGATCCTTCGACTCAGTTCAAAGAGCGCATGAAAGCTGTACAACAGTCGCAAGCTGACCTGTCTATTGCTCGCCAAGGTCGTCAGACTGCCGACGAACAAAAGAAACTGGCTACCTCGAAAGGTGAAATGGAAACCGAAATCAAACGTCAGTTTGTTTTGCGTGACCAAGCCGAACGTACCACCAACGCTGAAACCGAACGTCGTCTGGCTGTAACCAATGCCAACCGTCAGAAGGAACAAGCGGAAATTGAGAAACAAACTTCTCAAGTTCGTTACGAACAGGCTCTGATCGATGCCAAGACCACCAAAGAGAAAGCCGAAGCCGAGGCGTATGCCAAGAAAGCGGTAATCATGGCGGACGGTGCTTTGACTCAGAAGCTGAACACTTGGTTGGAAGGCCAGAAAGTTATGGCTAACGCAATCGAACACGCCAAAGTTCCACAGATCGTGATGGGTAGTGCCGGTGAAGCTGGCGGTCGTCAAAGCGAAGTAACCAACATGTTGAACATGATGGGTATCAAAGCTGCAAAAGACCTGATGCTGGACATGTCCGTTACCAAGTAACAAACAAAACGAAAAACCCGGCCTTCTGGTCGGGTTTTTTATTGCCAAGGATAAAGCATGAACAGAATAAAAGAACAAGCCTTCATCGTCGCCAACAAAGAAACCGGTAAGTTAGCCGAGTGGTGTGAAGTCGTTTCAACAGAACGGAATGCGAAAACCAGATATTCCTACTGCCGTCAGAAAGGTTCGCAATTCGCTGATCAAACAGAAAACGTGGTCATTCAGTTGATAAACCCTATCAAACTGCATCAGATGTTGGATGATATGAAGGGTGGTTGCACTGATCCCGATGACCTGATTGATATAATCAAAGCGCAGATCGACGCACAATGAATATCCAAGGTGGGAACGGCTGGCCTAGTTCAGCCCTTTCCAACTTTGCTGGTCACGGGTTTACGTTTGATGGAATTGAATGTGCGTCAATGGAAGGGCTACTACAGTCTTTCAAGTTTGACAAGCCCCATATTCAAGTTGAAGTCTGCAAGTTGATCGGCAAGGCTGCGAAGTTCAGAGGCAAAGCACGAAACAAGGCTTGGCGTCAAGCTCAAACACTGTGGTGGAAGGGTTGCCCTATAGGCAGACATTCACCGGAATACAGGAACCTTTTATGGCGTGCTTATTGCAGCTTGTACGAGAACGTCAAATTTCGGGCAGCACTGGACGCAACTAAGGGTATGACCCTGACCCATACTATCGGGTCGCGTGATCAGAGTTATACGGTGCTTACCGAACGCGAATTTTGTGGGATTTTGACCCGGCTCAGGGATCGAGGCACCGCCGAATGATCGTGACCGGGATAGGCACCAGATATCCCAGTCAACGCGGTTTTGATATGTTGTATCAGATTGCCCGACGAATGGCACGGCAGGGCTGGAACCTGCGGTCTGGCGGGGCTATTGGATGTGACACCGCATGGGAAAATGGGTGGTTGGGCTTTGATACAAAGGAAATTTACGTTGTCAAGGGAACTTCTAGTTTTATCGCAAAAGATTCTACTTGCGGCCACGTCAGCGACTATGGTGATATATGGCTCGACGCGGAAGACATCGCAAGCAAAGTTCACCCTAGATGGGAAAATCTAGATGAATATGCCCAAGCGTTGCACACCCGTAACGTCTTTCAAATCCTAGGACTGGATTTGAAAAGTAAGACCGATGTTGTTGCAGCATATGCACCACCAGCCGGAGTTAGTGTCAAAGGTGGCACAGCGACTGCGTTTAATCTTGCGCGGGCGAAAGGTATTCCCACCTTTAACCTATGGTTAAAACAAGACCAACAACAATTTTTCTCGTTCATCTTAGAACGTATGGGGCTTACGGATGTACTGCATCGCATGGACACGTCTTCAAACTCTGGCGTCCTGTCAGAGTTCTTTGAGTTTTCCTGACTCAAATATCACCTACACCTTTACTGCATAGCTCTAGAACCGCCCAGAATCCGTTTTGGGCCGGTTTATATCAAACTGCACCCCAACATACGCGGTAGGCTTTCGCTCGCCATATAAACGCTTACAGAGGTTTATTTCGAGTGAATGTTTATTCTGTTCGTGTGTTGCTATAGAATTGAACTCATAAGGAACGAAACAAATGACAACTGAAAACGTAAACAAGATGCTGGATGAAGTCGCCAAGATTCCCGGCAATGGAAAACTGAAAGTCCAAGCTTCGGCAGTTCGTGAACTGGCCCAAAGTGATGCTCTGAACCGTTCTGCCGCTCTGGCTGGCATTTCGATTCTGGCGTTTCTGGCTGATAAAACTCCGATGGCTATCGAAGAACGCAAGCACGTCGAGTACGTGATTGATGCAATGCAACAAGCCAATCGTGGCGATTCCGAGTCGGTCAATAAAGCGATCAGTTCCTTGACGCAGATTGTCGGCTATTACACTGAAAACGTAGGGTGATATGAAAACGAAAATTACTTTTGGTGGTGTTCTGGGTGGTGCGTTGGTGTTGGTGTTCGCCGGGGTGATTCTGGCTGGTCTTTCCAAGCCGTTCATCAAGGAAGACATCCGTTCGGTGACCATCAGCGAGAAGGGCGAACGCTGCAAATCGCGTGATTCCTGCAAGTACATGTTCTATACCGACAAGGGCGTGTTCCAGAACACCGACTCTATCGTCAACTGGAAGTGGAACTCGGCTGATTTCTACAATGATATCAAAGTCGGCAAAACCTACGACCTGCGCGTCAGCGGCTATCGCATCGCCCCTGTCTTGAGCTGGTTCCCGAACGTGGTTGAATTCAAAGAGGTTAAGTGATGGCAACTCTCCTTGGTGAAGTAATTGCGTTGGTTTCGGAAGCATTCGCTAACGTGACTGACAAAGGTGGTCGTCCATACGTGCTGCATTGCTTTGCCGTTATGGAGAATGCCCGTCATATGGGCGTTGGTGGCGATACCTATTTGGCCGCTGCATTCGCCCACGACCTGAAAGAAGACAAACCAGAATACATGGAACGTCTGATCAACATCGCAATGAAATACAACAAGGTTTCGTTGCTGCATTTGGTCGATCAACTGACACGTCGCCCTGACGAATCGTATCGTGAATTCATCGCACGGATCATTGCTACCAATGATTTGCGCCTGATCAAGATCAAGAAGGGCGACATCAAACACAATTCCAGCCTGACCCGGTTGAAAGGTGTTACAGAAAATGACATCAGCCGCATGAAAAAGTACCAAATCTCGTATTTGGAGCTTGACCGGGCACAGAAACTGTTGGAAAATAACTGAATCGCATAAGCCTTAGAACAAAATAAGGCAGTGCCAAACAATTTGATCATTGGGGTTTCGGGGAAATGGTTGTAGAGCAAGCTTTGGCCGAAGTACGTCCGTTTGTTGACTTGGACGTGTGCCATATGTACCAGCCGGTTATGGAAAAGCTGGCACCACGGGTAATTGATACAATTGAATTCCCTGTGGAGTTCAAGGCACCAGCCGAAGTTCAAATCGACCGCTGGGTGGAAGCTCAGGAGCATTGTAACGATGCGATGGAGTCGATCAAAGCTATGGAACCGCGTGACATCCCCGAAGCTTTGATACAATTGTTTTCGCAGTATGCCAGCCAAGAAACCCTTGGTGAAGACTTCGAAGGCGATGAAACCGGTCTGGTGGGCAGCGAAGGCCCGAACCGTGGCCCCGGCCTTGACCGTCATTTCATCCGTACCGTGATGCAAAGCCACTTCCCAGAACTCGGAAGCGGTTCGTACAGCGTTGCGTATGATCTTGGCGACGACTTGGTTATCAAAATGAACATTGCCGACGACGATTATATCTGGGGCGACGATGGCGGTTTTGATTGGGCCAAAGCCTGCACCGAGATTCAGGGCAACATCTTCGCACCGAAGATCGAAGGGTTGTATCAAAGTGGTCGTCACTATGCGATGGTTGTTGAATCGCTGGCTGAAAACCACGACCTGTCGGCCCCGGATGGCGGTTGCTTCCGTGATTTGGCTGAATCGTATCATCCCGAACTGAACTTCGGGGAGTACATTTCCGAAATGATGGAATATGAGACTTTTGTTCTCATGGCTGCCATCGACCGGGAAGCTCTGATTCAGATTTCGCAGGTGTTTGATGCAACTGCAATCAAGACCAAATCCGAATCCGATGATCTGGGTGATTACAACATCATGGTTCGCGGCAGTATTCCGGTACTGAATGACCCATTTGCAACGTCGAAATCGTATCAACTGGTGGAAGGGAACAGTTTTTCATGGAAGAAGTAATCATTGATCGCTACATTGAAGTAGCAAAACTGTTCACATACGGTCGATTCGGTGACATCCCGGCGTTCATGTTCGAGCATTTCAAGGACAGACCGGTTGACAAGCAACATTTGATCTTCAACATCTGTCGTGAAGGTGTTCGGGTTCTGGGTTCTGGTGCATATTCGGTCGTGTTCCGTTGGAAGGGTGAAGCAATCAAAGTCACCCATGATCCGAACGACAAATGGTCTGTTTACGCTCGTTATGCCATGGAAAATTGGCAATCGAACCCAATGCTGCCTAAAATCTACGAACTGCATGAAAGCCACGGGTGGTGTATTGCCCGGATGGAACTGTTGGAAGATGCCTGCATTGAACACAGTGTTGGTATGTTTGACGTGGTTCAGGCCGTGCGTTCACCGGTATTCGGTCTTATGAACCTGACCCGGAAAAGAAAGCACGAACGAATCGGCTTTTATTTGAAAAAGTGGTTTGACTTGCGTTGGGTTGGTGGCTATAGTCATACACATCTGGCCGACATCGTAATCTGGATGGCTGGGAAAGGTTCCAAGGTGAACATCGACTGCCACGGTAAGAACTGGATGCAACGAAACATGCAACTGGTACTTACAGACCCAATCTATTAAAGGACTACAAACCATGAAAATGAAATTCGCTGCACTGGCTTTGGCTGCAATTGGTCTGACCGGCTGTGCTGGTAAAGAAGAAATGTTGCATGTTGAAGGCCGGGTCGATTCGTCCCGTGTGATGTATTCGTGTAACACGCTGGCCCAGAAACAGTTGGCAATCCAACAGTTCAACGCCTGTTACATGATGGCACCGAAGACCAAGCAGAACCGCCAAGAGTGCGAAGAAACCGCACGTAGCCTTGCATGTGATCGTCTGTTGGACGACAAAGGCTGATACACAACCCCACCTTCAAAGGGTCGCGTTAGCGGCCCTTTTTTATTGCCCGGAGAAAAGATGAAAGACAAATTTGGACGTGAACTGTTCGAGGGTGCGTTTATCGTGTACCCAAGTGGTCGTGCCGGTCTGGCCGTGTACCAAGTCACCGTCAACCGTGAACGAAGCGTGCAGGCTCAGGAATGCAATTTCGATCCTACCGCCCCGGACGGTTTCAAGACCTATAACAAGGTCAGCCTGTCGAAAGCTCGCCACATGGTCATGATTCCCAAAGAACTGTTGCCGATCTACGCCAACGCACCAGAACCGAAGGCCGTACCGTGAAAGATTGCTTCGGTCGTGAAATCTCCCTGAACCAAACCATTGCCTACGCCATGAACACCCACGGGCTGGCCTTCTACAAGGTTACCAAGGTGAACAAGGACGGTATCTCAGGACTCAAGTACCTGTTTGATAAATCCGTTCCGTCCGGCTATGAATTTTCGTACAGGGCTGTCGGGCTGAACGATGCGTCTAAAATGATGATCATCGACAAAAACCAATTACCAATCAATGAGGTTTAATTGAAAGACTGTCTCAATCGCAAAATCGTAGTTGGCAGCTATATCGCCTACGCAATGACCCAAGGCCGTTCAGCTTGCATGTGTTTCTATGAAATCCTTGAAGTGTTTGACCGTGTTGTCGTTGCACAGAAATTCCGTGGGTTTGATAAAGATGGCAACCCAAAATTCGCAACCTCGGTGCAACTGACTGGCAACGACCGTGCCTTGATGATTCCACCATCGGAAGTCCTCAACCAACTCAAGCCGTAATGTTTAACCTTCTGTTCTAATCTGATACAATTCAGTTTCAAAACAGAAGGGGCATTTTGATGCTTGTAGATCGTTACGGTAAAAATCTCGAAATCGACGACTGGTTCATTCGACTGGATCAAAACGACGAAGGCCGTTTGTATCGGGTCGAAGGTTACCCGGCACCCGGTAAAATCGCAGTGCATGAACATCGTCACAAATACGCCAGCGAATACAGTTCGTCCGGGCCGTGTATCCAGATCATCCCTGTACGCTTGAAACAAACCATCAACATGCCTCGGCGGGTACTTTGGTATCCATTTTCACTTCTGCCGGAGGTTGGCCCACGCGATGAGTGACCCCGGCTAAATTCACTCAGGAACAAGATGTCTAACAAAATTTTTGGTGCCGTATGGTGCGGCAATTGCAACGCTACAAAATCCCAACTTGACGCACTCGGCTATGCGTATGAATACGTCGATATCGACAAAGACCATGACGCGGCCACGGCGAACAACATTCGTTCACTTCCAACACTGATTACCGCTGACGGTCAGCGTGCAATCGGCCTGTTGAAAATTCTGGAACTCGTTAAATCAAATGACAATCTTCCGAGCAATTGAACAAGCTTATCAAAAAACTGCTGAACGTAAGTGGGATCGGGTGTATTGGGCACTCGATCTTCACGGTACATGCCTCAAGTCAACCTATGTTCCATTCACCTACGAATGGCTTGGCGATTACACCAAAACCGCCCTGCAACGACTGGTGGAACATCCAGAAACCCATCTGATCCTTTGGAGTTCTGTTCAGGAAGAAGAAAAGCCGCACATCCTCAAGTTCTTTGCGGATGCCGGAATTCGTATTTCTGGCTTCAATTCCAATCCGATGGAACCCGGCACGGTGACTTGTAACGTGGCTGAAAAGTTCTACATGTCAATCATCGTCGATGACAAGGCCGGATTCCATCATACTGAATGGTTGGCGATCCCGAATGCCGTCGAATTCTATCGAAAGAAGGCTGGCTTCATTGAGACACTTCAACAACCTGACCCCGAAGCAACTTGAGTTGATCGGCGGTACATCAGAGGAATGCGGCGAAGTCGTTCAAGTCATTGGCAAGATTCTTCGCCATGGCTTGGACTCCCGCAAACCAACCGACGCTTTGTCGGTAACCAACAGAACAAACCTGACATCCGAACTTGCCGACATCGCAGCCATGACCGATCTATTGATTGAGAACGGTGTGATTGATGCGTCCGACTGGGATGCACTCAAGGCCAAGAAACGTGCCCGGTTCCTGCAATACGCCCACCACATGGATGATATCGAATGATTGCAATCGCTGCGCGGGTTCTCCCGACGCAAGCCGACTGTGATGCACTCGGGCAAGTTCTGTTATGGAACGTGAATTTGGGGTATTGGGCCACTGGTAGACTGGAACGAGCAATCGAACTGTTGACCAAAGACCCGGCGATTACCCATTGGATGCGAATGCCCGTTCGTCCGGCTTGCTTCAAATAACCAGAAAAACTGTTTAGAAAGAGTGAGTTAGCTGTTACAATTCTGTCATTAAGCAACAGAACAGAATCGGAGCCAGCAACGTGATTGAGAATAACCGCTTTAGCCGGGAGCTAGTTCAAGCCACCCGCATTCAGTATCGTGATCCAGCCGTTCGCCGTGAAAAGGTGAAGGCGTTGTATCAAAAGTTTGGAGCAGAGGAAGTCCGGTTTGATGGAAAGGTCATCGGCTGGCGTGTCAAAGAAAGCTTCATCTGTTTCAAACGTGCTTTCAAATCTGAGGCTGATGCCTTGTTGATCCTTGGGTTGTCGAAGTTCAAACGCAACTACAAGTGCAACGAGGTTTATCAGTGCCCAAAATGCGATCAATGGCATGCAACCAGTAAAGGTCACTTAGCAGGCACCCACAAGTGAATGCCGCAGTTTGATGTAATCCATTTTCTTTTCGAGGTAAGTTTGATGTCTATCTACGACACTATTGTTGGTCTGATCAAAACCGAACTGCAAAAAACCCCACACGGTCGCAAGACTCTGGCTGGTTGGTCTGATTCGAAAATCAAAATGGAACTGAAAGACCCGTGCTTCTTCGGTGCCAAACCAGAAATGCGCGACAAGGTTAAAGCAGTCAAACACTTCCAGCGTATCGCGGAAATCAACAACCCAGCGAACAAAAGGGCTTAAATGTCACCAGAATTGAAAGATAGAATCGGTCGTGAAGTCGTGGTAGGTGATTATATCACTTGGAGCGGCAGCGGCAGCGGTGTTGATATCGACATCGTTACCCAGATTCTGCCTAAGACTGTCCGTATCGGTTACGGCAGTAAAACCATCGACCCGCGTTGGACGTTGGTATGCAACGAACAGTTGGAAACCACCAGTGCCGGTGTGAAGACGAAGGCGAAGTTGTACGATCAGTACAAAGACAAATTCAACTACACCAAACCGAAGCGTTAAAACAAAAGGGCCAATTGCGGCCCTTTTTTTATCGCGAATGTTTATTAAACTGAACCAAATGCCATATACTTCACTCAAATGAATCAATTGAGGAATGGATATGAACAAACTAACTTCCCGGCTCTATTATATCAATGTGACCCTGTGTACCATTGGGATAATCTTTAGCTTTTACGTGTTGGGCTGGATCGAGCATGAAAACCATACTCTGATTGGGTCAACATGTTTTGTAGTGTTCTTGGGCTTGCTTTTGGGTTCCGTGATCAATTACAATAAGGCATCGAACAGAACTAAGGATTGAAATGATTTATTACGTGGCTGTCGTTACGGTGATCTTCCTGATGCGGTTTTCCTACGGCTTGGAACGGCTGCACCGACCACCGAAAACCTTCATCATGTACAACCACAAAGCCGACATGGTTGAAATGATCCTGAACATGATCATCGGTGTGTTTGGTCTTGCCCTGTGGGTAGGTCACATCATGAAACTGGTTTAAACCACCCAGAACGCCCCTAGCAGCTCGCAGGGGGCGTTTTTGTATCTATCACCTATGCGATGGTATTGGTTTTCTATCAAACCGTCTTAAAACGCCTCACAGAGCCTTGTATGATCAAAGATGATTATCAAATCGAATGCACCAGCCCCGCCAACAGTATTGCGATCCAACTGACACTGTTCAAGCTCGGGTATTGCTGGGAATCCGCCTACGGTCAGAAAGTCCAGAACACCAAAGCCAAGTTCCTGACCGTCCATTACAACAGCGGTCGAGGTTTGATACGTTGTTCTGATGTGGCACAGGACTTTGATACAATCGAATTCAAAGACGGTAAGTTCCGGGTCAAGCATTACCCGCAACTGGTCGTACCTTCGCGCAACAAATGGCGTGATGAAATCGTCCTGAACGAAACCATGGACAACCACAAGTGGTTGAACGACTACCGGGCAAACCGGGATTCGAACCAATTCCGTATGAATCGTGAGGCTGAACGGCTGTGTGAATACGTTCTGTTCCTTGAAAACAAAATTGATTCACTGGAATGTTTAGCCTGACGGTTTGATGTGTTTTAATAGGCACATATTAACGAATGAGGCAAGCACAGTGAGCGAAAACGCAAAACTGAATGAGGTTTCGGAAATCATCCGTGACCATCTGACGAAACAGAACGCACGGGCACACGCTGATGACGATTGCCTGTATAAAGCACCGAACGGCAACATGTGTGCTGTTGGTTGTTTGATCAAACCGGAACACTACAGCGAAGACTTCGAACATCAGGGTATCGATTCGTACCCGATTCAAGAAGCCGTTGAAAAATCGGTCGGTCTTCAATTCAACCCATCGCGTGGTAACGACGACCCGGCGTATGTTCTGTTGAGTAGCTGGCAGGCGTATCACGATGAAGAATACCAGTTCTACATCGAAGGAACTGAATACTTCGGTAATCCAGCACGTTCACCGGGTAAAATCCATGAACTGCTTAACGACCCGGCCACCATCGACGAGGTTCGCCCGTAATGACACTCACCGAAATCTCGGAAAAGATTCGTGACCACCTGACGCAACAGAAAGCTAGATCGATGATCGGCAGTATCTGTGGATATCGCGGTGACGACGGCAAGATGTGTGCGGTTGGTTGTCTGATCAAAGATGAACACTACAAAATGACTCTTGAAAATCTCGGGTCGCGTGATGAAAAGGTTCACAATGCGGTTGAACAATCGCTTGGGTTTCCGGTAACCCAAGAAATTACCAAGCTTCTTGGTGATTGGCAATACTACCATGATCGAACAGATTATGAATTTTGGGCGAGCGGATCGGGTACGTTATCACCGGCTGTGTATCACGACAAACTCATGGGGAAACTGCAAAGTGTTTAAATGGGAAATCGGTCGGCAACAGTCTGGTTATGACAAACTGCCGATCATCAGTTCATCGAAAATCAACTTCGATCTGTGGTTGCTTCGGTTCAAACCGGGTTCGTACATCGCCCCGCACGTTGACACCGTTCCTGATCGTCGTCATTACCGCCTGAACATCTTTATCAAACCGGCTAAAGCTGGTGGCGAGTTCCGGGCCGGTAACGTGATCTTCCAAAATCGGTTTCTGGCGTACTTCCGTCCAGATATCTCTACACATTCCGTTTCCAAAGTTGAAAGTGGGACGCGATACGTTCTCAGCTTTGGTTTCACACTGAAAGGAAAATAAGTGCAGTTCATTTCTAAACTCCCGCCAAGTAAAGCTTGGCGTCTTGGTCGCAACACCGTTACCGGTCAAATCTACACTTACACCAACAGCCGTGTGTATTGTGGCAACCCAGCGGTTCAGCAACAAGCAATTGATGACGCGAAAGCCGCATTTGCACTCGACGGCACGCTGACCCCGGATGGTACACAGTCGTACCAAAGCCAATGGGATAGCACCCTGCGGAAATATGTTCCGGTTGGCGTTTACAACGGCCCAAGTCTGCACGACGTAGAACTGTTCGACCATATTCCGGTTGTTCGTCTGCAAGCCAAGTTCAAACATCTGTATAACGGCAAGAGCGACGTAGCGATTATGTTCACTACGCCAGCGGGTCATACCATGCTGTTGCGTGGTAGTTCATCTGATCAGTTCTTTCATCTGGTTGGTCAGGGCAAAATCCTGATGGACAGTGACGGTTACTACGACTTCAACGTATCGTTCGTTAAAGCGAGCGAGAAAGTATTCATGGAGTTACATGGATATTAATCGTTTTGATGTCTGGTTCGATCAGATTTACCCGAACTTCGGTTTTCAAGACGCTATCCGCGACAACGTAAAAGACTATGCCCGTCAGGCGTGGGATGCTGCGTTGCTCGCACAGGCGACTCCGAAGCCGGTGAACGGTAATGCTCGGTTGGTTGGGTTTGGAGCGCCAGCAACGGTTGTTGCTCCAGACAAACGCCCGAAACTTCCAGAACCGACCGATAAAGATGCGATCAGCATCAAGCATTGGAACATCTGGGATACCGCAAAGAACCGTTTCGCTCAGACCGG